TTACTTCATATCCTTAAATCGATACAAGAACTGAACCATCTGCTCCCTCGTGCAGAAGCTCTTGTAATTCTTGTTGCCCTTATCATCGCCCTTAATCAGGCCGATGCCTTCAGCCCACTTACGAGCAGTCTCAGACCAAGAGCTCGGCTGCTGCTTAGCAAGGCCGGCCAGATAGGTATCCATCATCTTGTTAAACTGTTCCTGAGTCACTTCTTCTTCCTCCTTTACGGGTGTTGCAGGTTTCTCCGGCGCAGTCAGTCGCGCCTTAAAATTCGTCCATTTACTCTGGTCACGAACCCACGGTTCCGGGCAATACTTGCCGGTCACATCGTAGTGGCGAATAACATGGTCGGCCGCGATGTTGTATTTCTTCATCAACATCTTGACGAGCTCGACCGTTCGATCAACAGTAACCGCCGTGATGACATACTTGCCGTTCACCTTATCGCTGCACATCTCAACTCCGATAGAGTTCTTATTCGTGCAGATGTTGCGGTACGGATGATGCGAAGACTCCAAAGAACCGCCACAGTGCCAAGCACCGTCTGAATCCTTCACAGACTGAACTACACTGTTCTCGTCAACGAAGTAATGTGCCGAGGCTTTGCGGTTTGGACTGGAGAAATAATTGCCGTTGCCTGCGGCCGTATCACCATTGTTCGCAGTGTAATGTACTACGATATATTTGATAGAATTGCCGCTGCGCCCATGATAGTAGTTCGATGGGTCTGCGGCAATAAACTTGATGTTCACTCTGCATCAACCTCCTGATTTTTGCCATTTACAACCTTTGACATATCACAGAGACTGTCGATCATCTTGGACAGCGTATCCTCGTCTACAGGGTAATTGATGTAGTCAGCCGAAGCCTTAACCATAGCCATGACCCATTCTTTTCTGGTTGCGCCGTCGTCGAACTTCTTCTCTGCCTGTTCCATCAGGGACATAACGAGGCCGAGCAGGTTCGCCCAGTTCTTTTCCTTGGTCGCCGTCTTCACATACTCCACCAGCTTTACAGCAAGCGGGATGCAGGTTGCCAGACCGGTAAGAATAGCCACAATGAGCTGTACAATCTGATTAGTATCCATAATTGCCTCCTTTCGGGCATAAAATATACTTAAAAGTTATCAGCAGTCGCGGTCGTCGTTCTCATATCCGAAGTCGGTATCTGTATAAGAAACTGGCGGCGCGATCTCAATTTTTTTTATGTTCTCCTTGCCGCTTTTGCTCTGATAAAAGCTGACGCTCGTACCATATGCCGCCCAGACAGCGGAGATAAAGGTCGTCAGATAGGGGAGAGACCCTGTGTAGTCCAACTCAATCGCCCGTCCGACAAAACCGAGAACCCTGTGCGACACATAAGCCACGAGCACGGTCTCAAAGACCAGAATCAGCTTGGAGAACTCGAACTTACGCTTTTTTCTTCTTTTGCGAGCCATGACAGCTCCTTTCGCGTTTTATTGAAAATTGGTAAAGAAAAAGCCGGGAAGCCCCGGCTTATCTTTTAAGATGCTGTGCTCATCAGGATAACCACAACAGGGATGTCTACGGTCGGAACAGTGCCATCCGCAGTCATCGTCAGCGAATTTGCAGCCTGACCGGTAGCACGCAGAGATGCTTTCTTAGCAGCTTTCAAAGCGGCAGCCGAGATATTCTGCGTCAGACTGATAACGCCGTTCTGGCTGGCAGCCAATCCGTTAATCGTCAGAGCCTGCGTCTTATTGCTCCAAGCAGCCGCCGACAGGGTAGTAAACACCGCCTCTGTCTCATAGCCGGGGGTGAGGTCAACCCATGCCCCGCCGGTATAACGCCACAGGTGAGTCGTTTCTTTCACGAAGTAGAAACGCTCCATCGGCGCAAGAATTGCTTGTCGAGCCGACTCGGTAGCTACATCAATGATGTCGGTCAGGTGCTTGCGAACCTTATCCTTGGTGTCATAGAAGACATCGCCGGTGTCTGTGCAGATCAGATAACGTCCCGGCACAATCGGCACAGTGGTTGTATTCTGAGCCTTGCTGAGCACCGTCTCATAGGTTCGGAAGTAATAGCCCATTTCGCACCCCCTCCTTTATAAAGAATAGCCCCGCGAGAAGCGGGGCGGATAAACAACAGGGGCGATCAGAACGTGCCAACTTCCAGAGCGGTCTCAACAGCGGCAACGCGAGTATCCATAGCAGTATTCTTGCCATCGGTGTACTTGTTAGCGTTAGCCTCAGCGGTTGCAGCAGAGCCCTTAGCGTCGTAGTTTACTGCCAGACCATCAGCATAAGCCTTAGCGTCAGCCAGAGCCTTAGCAACAGAGCCGGCAACGTCCGCGCCGCCGTTCAGAACGCCAACCTTGGACTCAAGGTCAGTAATGCGAGCAACAGCTGCAGTCAGGTCAGCAGCCTTTGCGTAGTCGCCGATCTTCAGAGCGTTGATAGCTGCGGTAACGTATGCAACAACGGTAGTCGGCTCGCCTTCGCCGCCGATGCCCTTAACGATAGCCTCCAGAGCCTTGATAGCAGAGTTCATGGAAGCAGCGTCGGTCTTGTGGCCGGAAATCCAGTCAGCGATCTCCTTCAGGGTGTCGAAAGAGGAGTCAGCGCCGTCAACAATCTTTGCAACCTCCTCAGCTGCGATTGCACGAGCGGACTTGGAAGCGTCCTCGCCAACCAGAGTAGAAGCCTGAGCAGCAGCGTCGTTGATCTTCTTCTTCAGCGCGTCGCCGAGCTCGGTCTCGGTGACCTCGTCCTTCTTAGCCAGTGCGCCCAGAGCGCCGATGCCGCCGGTAACGAGGTTGTCAACGTAGTCCTTTACAGCCTTAGCGGTTGCAACCTGCTCGTCGGTTACGCCAGCCTCAATCTTAGTAACGGTCGGCTTGATGACAGGCTTCCATGCAGAACCGTCGTAAACCTCACCAAGGCCGGAGGGCAGAATGTACAGAACGCCCTGTGCCGGGGTGGTCTCACGCTTAGGTACAAAGCGTACCGGATCGGTGTACAGGTTCTGGCCGAAGTATACCTCATGGGTATCAGTGGTCAGATAGAATGCCTGCTCACGAACTGCAGGCAGGTTTACCTTCTTACCGCAAAATACAAGTTTAGTTGCCATAGTGTTTTCTTCCTTTCTTGCCGCACTTAGCGGCCATCATGATGTGAAAAGTGTGAAAATATTAGAAAAGGGCGCCCGAGAGCGCCCGAATCTACTTTGTTAGAAGCCGTTAACTTCAACCAGATCGTCAGCCGAAGTAATGCCCTGACCGCGTGGAATACCAAGGTTCAGAACATAGTTCGGTGCTACACCGGTAATATCGGCCGTCGCCTGCTCGTCAGGAGCCAGCGTAGTCACCGTGCCGATTGTCAGATAAGCAGCCTGCCCATTTTCGCCGGTCTCGCCGCGAGGAAGACTGATTACCAGATGCGGATTCTCTGCGTCTCCGCTGACGGAAACGGTCGGAGCATCCGTAGGCTCGAGAGCTTTTACCTCAAAGGAAAGATTCGGCGTTGCGCCGGTCTCTCCCTTTTCACCCTGCGGGATGGAAAACTTCAGCTTTGCTTCATTTGCAGTGCCGACATTTTCAACCAGAGCAGGGGAGCCTGCAGCCACAGTTTCAGTCGATTCAACCTCGACGGTCGCGGCTTTGCCCTCTGGACCAACTACTTTACCAAGAATAAGTTTCGCCATGCGCGTTCACCCCCTCAAATTTCCGCCACAAGATAACCATCTTCATTGATGGAAAGATTGGGCGCAGCTGTGTTGTCTGCATAATGCAGTTCGAGATATCCGTCAGGATTGACTTCAAAACCGTATAAGCCCTCATGTGCAACAACGTCGCCCGGGTCGCCCTTCTCGCCTTTAGGAATAGAGAAGTTCAGTGAAATGTTGCCGTCTTCATCGACAGCCTTTTCAACAGAGGCTTCCTCGTCAGGCTCTACCGATTTGGCCGTCGCGCCCATGTTTTCGATAGCGTTCTTGGCTTTTTCAGCCTCGGCAGCCGTGTTCTTAACCTTCTCATAGGTCTCGTTTACACGATGCTCAATCTGGGTAAACTCAGATGGAACCTCCGGCCACTGTGCTTCTCCGGCCATCGACTTTGGAATACGGATGGTAATGAGATTGGTATGACGAACTTCTTCGCCTTTGACGCCGCGAAGCTGAACAGAGTATTTGCCCGATTCGCCGACCCAGCCGCGTTCGAGAACCGCGCCGATCAGCTTAGGTTTCTTCTCTGGCTCGCCGTCCTCTTCCGGAAGGTCAGCCACAGCCGAGGCGGTATCTTCGATGGGTTCCATCAACACGATGTTGAAATTGTCGCCGCACTGCACAAGCATGTGCCAGATGTAACCGTCCGGCAGATTGCCCGCCACCAGAAGCGAGCGGGAGAGATGGTCATACTGCTGAGCAATCGTCCCAACAGGCTTGTCAAGATACCAATCGTCAAATGTAAAGACAGAGGAGTAGTATTCCATGCGTTACGCCTCCTTTCCCGATGAGTTCGGACATTTCGGACATTCCCTTACAATCAGTTCGGTCATCGCTGGCTGAACTACTGAGTGCATATATCCGTTGCCGCCGGCCTCTTCATAATCGCGGAACAACCCCCAGAAGGCTTCAGCCTCCATCTTTGTCCATGACTTACTGGGGTTGGTTTCTTCGTTTGTGTAGTAACGGTAGCTCTGAAGCAGCCTGTCGCGGAGCTTGTTACACTCGCGGCGTTTGTTGGTTTCTTCTACTGAGTCCAGTCTGGCTTGGTAGCGCTCCATTGTTTTGCGGATAGTCTGTATCTCGTTTTCCAGCGTTTGCTGTATCTTGATGCTCTGGGCGCGGTACTCAGGGTATTTATGCACAGCGTCGAGTGCTTCATTGATTCGCTGGTCGCGGGCTTTTTCAGCCTCGTAGCGTTCAATGAGAAAATCTCTGACCTTTTTGTAGATCAGATAAAGAAAAACGCCGGCGAGAACTAACTCGACGACGGTAGAAAGGGTGACTTGCCCAAATAGATTTATAAAATTATTAAGGCCGGTCATTACGCATCACGCTCATGGCGAGCCTCCTTTCTTTGCAAAATTTATTGACGTTAGGTGGATTCTATTGTATAATTTATACAATAAAGAAATGAAGGTGTAAGACCAGTGACAGAGAACGAAACTCCGCTCAAGTTATGCAGAAAGTGGAGCGAGATGGCTCCCGGCTGCTTCGACACGTTAGACGTGTTGTGCAGAGAGTCTCACGAAGAAATGGGAGTGAGCGAGGTGTGCGATCTCCCAATAGGCGCAGCATATGAATATCTGCGAGTAAAGTGTCATTTGGAAAAAGACGGGCGTGCTCGCCTTGCCAGTGAACTCACGGGATTATACATCTGGCGAAAGCACAAGGTTATCTACAACTTCGACCATACTTTGGCTCAAACGTTAGTTACTCAAGCCGACGCCACAACAGAAGAGGACAAAATCCCTACAGAAATTCTGTTGAGACCTCCTTATCCGTGTGTGTATATTCAGACCGATAAGCCGCTTGTCGGAGATTCATTACCTCTCAAGTTTATGGCTTGGATAGAAGAGGACGCGAATTCTCATGTTAAAGAGTTCCGCGTCCAGCCTTTTTCAGATGACATGGAACACACCAAGACGTTCATGTTAGAGCTGACGAAGCCAACGGTTTATGACTGTATTTATGATACCGTAGCCACAACCGCAAAATACCATACGTTCGCCAAATTTCAGTTGAACAACATTCACATTGACGAAAGTGTTCGTGTGGTGCTCCGCGCTATGCAGTTATATCTGTATGTCTGCAGTGACCAAGCGGATATCCGAGAAAATCCTAAACAGAAGGGAATTTATCGGCCTCGCCAGCCGGGTCAGCCGATTAAAGATAAATTCCGTGAGATAGACATGAAGGACGTCGGTGTTGTAATTGGCCACACGCTGCGCCGCGCCGAACAGGAATCCAGCGCTCCGCAATCAAACCCTTCGGCTGATGAATCGAAACAGGGAAGTCATAAACGCCCGCATACTCGTCGAGGCCACTGGCATCATTACTGGACTGGTCCAAAGAGCGAGCCAGAACAGAGAAAACTGATTCTAAAATGGACTCATCCGATGCTTATCGGTGGTTACACAGATAATGTTGTTACCATGTTCTCGGTAAAGGAGTAATTGAAATGAAGAAAGTGCTTAAAGGTCTCCTTGCAATCTTTTTGATTACATGGATTATGCCAGCCGCGTCCGCCTATAATTCTCAGCAACACACAGCAGCGTTATTCCTTAATGAGCTGGGTTTATTTAACGGGGTTGGTACGAAAGCAGATGGAACACCGAATTACAATCTGGACGCAAAGCCGACAAGAGATGAAGCAATTACCATGCTCGTCCGTTTAATTGGCAAAGAAGATGAAGCCAAGAAAACAGATGTCAACATTCCTTTTACTGATGTAGAAGAATGGGCAAAACCTTACGTCTCGTATGCGTATAACAATGGATTGGCTAAAGGATTATCGGCAACAACATTTGGAGGAAAGTCTCGTGTGAATTCCGCTCAATACCTCACATTCGCGTTAAGAGCGTTGGGCTATTCTGACGACACGGACTTTTCGTATAATTCAGTATGGAGTTTCTCAGATAAACTCAAATTAACCAATCAACAATACAATAAGAATACCACTAATTTCACTCGTGGAGACGTTGCTCTTATCTCTTATAATGCGCTCAAGCAGAATATGAAAGATGGTTCGTCTACGTTAGTGAAGAAATTGATAGACGATGGCACAGTTAACGAGGATTTTATGTCTGATGTGCGTCTGACAAAAGAGGCTGGATTAGAGATATATCCAACTCCTACTAATTTGCATATCTCAACTGTAAATGGAGAACCCATTTTGTTCTGGGACACCCCGGACGGAAAAGAATATGATTATGAAGTCGAATGCCGCAAAGCTCAAGACAATTATTACCGTTCATTATGTTGGGGACCTTACAATCGTCTAAGTTTCGACGACGAAGAATCCTACGGTATAAAACCCAACACAAATTATTATTTTCGTGTGAGAGTTTCTGAAGTAGAAAGAAACGAATCCGACAATAGCTTAAGAACCCTGTATAGCCCATTTTCTGAGACGGTATTTTATGATTGTACGAAGACCTATCAAGAGGAACCGAATGTTCTAACAAAAGCGGATTACAAGTTAATTCTTTCGTGTATCGACAAAGCAGCCAATGCCGAAAAAGCTGCTGCGGACGCTGCATATCAGGCTAATCAGAGTTCAGCGTGGCAATATTACACTCTTGCTACTATGAATTATTTAGAAGAAGAAAGAAAGGCTCTCGCTCAGGTTGTAGAAAAGCTCAAAAATCACCCGGAACTTGAAGATCTTTCTACTATTATTTATCCTCTGTATTTAATAACTGATCAGTATTCGCTAGTAATCCCAAATGCATCAACATATAAAAAATACACTGCCGAAATAGTCACACTTTCCTCAAAAAAAATAGAATCGTATACAGAAGCAATTAACACACTAGGAAATAACTACAGACTCTTCCTTAATATGTAATTGAACAATCTAATCCTCAAAATTGCGAGAAAAGCACCCTTTTATAGGGTGCTTTTATTTGCATATTTTGCCTTTAGGTAATCTTCGACGATCTCATATTGACGCTGAAGCTCGCACAGGTGATATTGAAGATGACGAAAGGAGTAGCTGGGAATTTCGTCGATGATAAAACCATTGCTGCACGTACCTGTCACTTTCTGGCCCTTTGCATAAGCGACAGCGCCAGATTGCATGTCAGAGGCAACAATGGTAGCATCATTCGTATCCACATCGAGCTTGCGGATATTAAGGAATTTGACAGGGCTAATGCCCAGATAACATTTCAATTTAGATCACCTCTTTCTTTCAGGCCCAGGAATCAAAGGAATCTTTGAGGCAAGCAGCGACTTTACTCCTGAAAACTATAGCTACAAACTTACCCGTACCATAGCAAACATGTTTCGAGGCCGCGCTAGTCGGCAGCGTAGTCTGAATCTGAGTCCAGTTGATACCATCGGTAGAGTAAGCTGCGATATTGTTACTACTAGACATGGCTACAAACTTGCCATTGCCATAGCATACCCATTGCCAGGCTGCAGAAATCGGCATCGTAACCTGAGTCCAGTTGATACCATCGGTAGAGTAAGCTGCAATATTACCGGTCCTAGACACGGCTACAAACTTACCATTGCCATAACAAACCGAGAGCCAGGTTTTATTAGCCGGCAACGTAGTCAGAGTCCAGTTGATGCCGTCCTTCGAGTAAGCGGCGCGATCATCAGAACCACCAACAGCCACAAACTTACCCGCACCATAGCAAACTGAATACCACCAAACCTCATCCGAAATCGTAGTCTTAGTCCAGTTAATGCCATCAGTAGAATAAGCAGCGACACCCTCTACACCACTAGCTATCGCTACAAACTTACCTGCACCATAACAAACCGAGCCCCAGTCGTAACGACTAGCAGGCATTGTAGTCTGAGTCCAGTTGATACCATCGCTAGAGTAAGCAGCGACATTATCACGGTTAGCCACAGCCACAAACTTACCCGCACCATAGCAAACCGAGTTTCCGATTCCACTAGCAGGCATTGTGGTCTGAGTCCAGTTGATGCCATCGGTAGAATAAGCAGCGATATTGCTGCTATAATTCACAGCCACAAACTTACCCGCACCATAGCAAACCGAAAACCAGCTCTCGCTAGCAGGCATGTCGGAACTTTCCCAACTCGGTTTCTCAACAGGCACTAGGGTACCAGTGACTTTCTCGCCCTTGACATACAGAGTCTTACCAGACAAAATCTGGTCAGCAGTGGCAGTAGCATCGGAGGTATCTACACCTGTTTGAATAGCAGCGATTCGCTCAGGGAACGTCGAAGCTTTGATCGGATCAGTCGATCCTTCTTTAGCGCGAATAGCATCAGCGATGGTTTTGAGATTGGTTTCTTGAATACTCAAAATATCATACCTCCTTAAGCCCACTCATCGAAGGAATCTTTGAGGCAAGCAGCGACCTTGCTATTATCAGCCACCACCACAAACTTACCATTGCCATAGCAAACCGATTGCCAGCCTGTGTTAGCCGGCAGCGTAGCCTGAGTCCAGCTGACACCATCAGTAGAGTAAACGACAGCATCAGTCTCATCACCCACGGCTACAAACTTACCATTACCATAGCAAACCGATTTCCAGTATGTGATCGGAGCCAAATCCGGCGTCGGAATCGGACTCGGATTCAAATCCGGCGTCCTTGTCTGAGTCCAGTTAACACCATCCTTAGAATAAGCAGCAGTATTGCTATCTTTCGCAACAGCCACAAACTTACCGTTACCATAGCAGACCGATTGCCAGCTACTACTAGTCGGCATTTTAGTCTGAGTCCAGTTAATACCATCCTCAGAGTAAGCAGCGATGATGCTACCAGCCACCACCACAAACTTACCATTGCCATAGCAAACCGAAAGCCAGTATGTACTAGATGGCAGCGTAGTCTGAGTCCAGTTGATGCCATCGGTAGAGTAAATAGCGACATTACTGTTATTAGCCACAGCCACAAACTTACCGTTACCATAGCATACCGATTGCCATCTTACGCTAGCCGGAAGCGTAGCCTGAGTCCAATCGATACCATCCTTAGAATAAGCAGCAGTATTGCTATCTTTCGCAACAGCCATAAACTTACCATTGCCATAGCAAACAGATTGCCATTTTGCTTCAGCCGGCAACGTAGTCAGAGTCCAGTTAATGCCATCAGTGGAGTAGGCAGCTACATCGCTTGGAACATTACCAACCGTAGCCACAAATTTACCATTACCATAGCAGACTGAACACCAGTGTCGTTTGATTGGCATCATGGTCCGAGTCCATTTCGGCTTTTCAATAGGAACTAGAGTACCCGTTACCTTCTGGTTATTCGCATAACCGGTCAGTCCTGAGAGAATGTCTTTGGCTCCTGCAGTGGCATCAGATGTGTCAATACCCGTCTCAATGGTGCTGATTTTACTCGCAAATTCCGATGCTTTAATAGTGCCGGTTTCCCCAGTCTTAGCTTTGATAGCGTTGGCGATAGCTTTAAGATTAGTCTCCTGAACGCTCATCAATAGCTCGCCTCCCAAGTATTTTGAATAGCCACCTGAATAGCAGAATCGGTATACGCTTTAGCATCAGCTAAAGATTGCGCGGCTGAACCTTTCGCATCTGCACCAACCTGCTCGGCCGTAACACCGTGCGGATTCTCTTTATTCGAAGTGTGAGCACTCAAATCATCTGCATTCGGAATCTGTGTGTTCATGCCATCAGCGTTGCCGGTATACAGCCGCTTTTCATCGGTTACATACGCAACCTTGCCCTCTTCCAGCGATGGCAAACCGGATTTAGGGCCAGTATAATCGACGGTGCTTTCGCCCGTCGGAAATGCCGAAATAATAGGCATTATTTCATCCTCCTTTATCCTAAGAGTACAACCACAGCAGGAATATCCACCGTGGGCTTCTTGCCGTCGCAGTTCAGAGTAAGCAATCCATCAGCCTGCGCCGCAATCGAAAGCTGAGCCTTGCGGACAGCCGCACGCTGCTCTGCTGTCGCGCCGCTTGCAATCGCAATAGAGCCATTGGTATCAGCCTTCAGATTTGCTACTGCAACCTGTTGCGAAAATGGCGCGGCGTCGCCAATCCAACCGTCAGCCGTCAGCGTAATTTCGACCGAACGGCTTTGCTCAGCCTTTCCGGAAAGGGCGGCGTCGATCTTCACCATATTGGAATTGGACTCGGACGCCATCTGTTCGCGCCAGTCCTTGAATTTAGTCCCTGCGTCATCTGTGACGAACAGGTCGTAATTAGGTGTTTTGCTCATCTCACACCGCCTTTCTTACAAAATCACATAGTCTAAGTCGTCGAATGTCATCGTGTCTATATCAGCCAGAGACCTATCATCAACTTCAGACAGTAGCCGATATCTTCGGATGAACTCCTCAATCGCGCAGCTAAGTACCACAACAGAAACCAGTTCAGGAGAAGAACCAGTCAACGCTGCATCACACGCAACCGTGATAACGCTATCAGAATCAGCGTGCTCTCTCTTTTCGAGCAGAAAATGGCCGGCGGCCGTATTCTCTATCTGGACAGCATTTTCAAAGCCGCCGAGCGGGAAGTGTTCCTCAAGCTCGCCGAGCTTCGCTGTGATCTCCATACCGGAGCTGCCGCCAGAGAAGTAGTTGTAGCACAGATTGGTAACTGCCGCAGAAACTACTGTTTGAGTCTCTGCACCTACGGCATAGGTCAGTAAAAACTGAACCGGAAACGCGACTGGAATTACGGAAGTCTCAGTCTGCAGGAAACTATTCTTTGATATTTCTACAACCGTAGAATCAAGAGCGAAAGAAGAAGCGCCGCCGCCCAGAGAGTAAAGAATCTCCACCTGCAGCGGTGCCGCATAAGGCTCAATCGCCGTCATGCCGCCATCAGAGAAAAGCTGATAGCATAAACTTTGCAATTCTGCTTGAAAATGCAATGCATTCTCGGCTTTGTCGAATTTGTGGCTCCAAGTCTGCTGAACTTCTGCGGAGAAGGGAAGTGCACCGGTCGCTTTTTCAAGCGCCTGCTTAATCTCCTGCGCGGTGGTCTGAATTTCCAAACCATTCTCCGTGCCGGAGAGCTTTTTGCGTACTTCCATATTCAGCTTGTCTACCGCCAGAACAACAACATCATCAGCCTGTTCGAAGGTCTCAGCGTGCAGCTCGGTCGGCTCGCTGTGAATCGTGAGCGCGTTAGGGAAGGAGCTCAGAATCTTGTGGGAGGTGAGCTCCGCTTTGCTGTCAATAACAAGCGCGTTCATGCCGCGTTCCATAACGTGCCGTAGAATCTGGTCAATCTCCGAATGGATAACCACGCCTTCATCTACAGAAAAAAGGCCGGTCAGATAAGTATCGACCACATGACTGTCTACGATGATTGCGTCATATACCTCGCCGACATATTCACGGAAGGGGATAGAGGATATCGTCAGGTCACATTCGGTGTAACGAGACTTGGTGACCAGATCAATGTTGATCAGCCGGTCACGAAGATAGAGTTTATAATCCTTCATGCTTGTCCCCTTATCTTAAACTTAGGCGGTCGGGTTCTGAACGGACAGCTTGAGATAATTCTCCTTGATGGTCATGATGGTAGCCGTCTCGACCGTTCTTGGCGTAGTCAGTGCGCCGTACATCAGCAGATTGCCCGCGCCGGCCTCATTAGAGTCATATACAACAAAGTGGGTAACAGTGCCCCAGCCGTTGGTAGACTCGTTGAAATTGATTGCCTGCTGGTTGGTTACCAGACCGTCAACCGGCTCACCCAGACTGTTCAGCTCAACACGAGCGTAGCCTGCTGCAGTCTCCGGCTCCGTTACATTGCCGCCGGTCTCATTGGGCTCGGTCTTGCTCAGGCCGATGTAATACTTCGTCGGAATAGCCGGCGTCTCCTTGGAACGGAATACATTGCCCGCTACAAGGTTCAGAAAATACTTAGTATTCATGCCTTTTCTCCTTTACTTAATGATTGGTTTGTCAATATTGCGCGTCACATACATGATGCCCTGATAGGGAATGTCCACATCTCCCTCGGAGCCTTTGATAGTGACCTGATAAATAAATTTCCCCGCCAGATTGACCGTGTCAGATGGTTCGAGTTCGACGCGAAGAATGTTGTCTGTCGCGTCGGTTTTGCTCTCGATGATATCCATCGTTTTGGTAATCAGCGGGGAAGATTTATTCAGATACTCAGCTACAGAAAAGTAGCCGGTGCAGCCTCTCATGCTGAGCGGGCGGCCGTTGTCCTCAAAGTAGGTATGGAACGCCAGCTGCTGTGTTGCACCGCCAACAAATGTGACGGTCGGCAGCTGATAGGGCGATTGGTCGCAAAGCGACATAAGTTCACCGCCTTTCTTAGTCCGCAGAGTTGTCCTCTTCTGCGAGTTTTGAGAGTTGCTGTGCGAGGTTTCGGCAGCGCGTCAGCACTTCTGCCATGCGGATAGCATCATCGCCGCGAACTGAGATTTCCGCCAGACGATTGTGAATCTGTGCTACTTCCGCGAGAATTTCTTTTGTCATGTGTGCTCCTTTAGATTTGATCTATCCACTCATTCATACATCGAGCGAGCGTGGTAAAGTACCAAGCATATACGATATCGCCTGATGAAACTTCATTGATACCGGTAGAATAGCTTCGGCCTATGTTATAGCGCAGAGAATTGAATCGCTTAGCAGTCAATGCCTTGTCAGAAGATGACATCTTGGTATCTGCATATGATGCATATTTAGTGCTCCAAGTAAGACCAGCCGCATTTTCAATTTCGATAACTTTGCTGCACATATCGTTCCAGACTCTATAGGAGAAGTCTGAAAGTGGCCCCCTATTTATCAGGGCATCATACGCAGCTTTGGTCTGAGCTGCTGAAGCAGTACCGTTTGAAGAGCTCCACGACCACTTAGATATGGCGGGCTTGTCTGTCGTAAATTCATCTACGCCCAGCCATGAACCGTCAACGCGAACATTGATGGCGTAACGTGTATTCGGCGAAAGATTTTTGTATGTCTTCGAGAAAGAAGAGCCGCTCGCACTATAGTCTTGATTAACGACAGTCGTACTGGAATCATTGTATGGTCGAATCAGTACACGAATGCTTTGGCCATACGCGAGATCTTCAACATAAACAGTAACAGAGTTTGTTCCGATATTTCCGGTATAAAAATAAGGATTAAGTTCCGTTTTTGTTCGGAATTTTGCGCCAGTTTGCCATACATTATTTACTCGGACATTGGCGATATAAGCAGTATCAGGTTCGAGACCACCTATATCTGTGCTCATCGTTGTGCTGGTCGCAGTCGCATAATCAGTTCCCGACACGTCCGACGAATCGTCTTGTCGGCGAACGAAGAAAAACAGGTCGTCGCCCTTTTTTACGCCGCTGACACGGACGGTAACGCTGGTAGACTCAATATTTCTTACGGAAACGGTAGCCATAGATCAGCCTCCTTATCCGAATGTAGCCGTGAGTCCATTGACCGTTGCGTGGCTAAAATCCCATGTTCCATATAATTGAACTAAGTCTTTGTTATTGATCTGTAAAAATGGATTTTCGGAAAGAGATGAAAATGCAACGGTATCTACTGCGTCGAAAATTCGAAAAGTCTTATCTCCATTAGCTCGATAAATAACAAAATCTCCGTATGCTCCACCGTCTAACTGCAATTTAGCTCCGCCTTCAATATTATAATAAGCACTACCATAGAATTTGCCAGCTTCAATAGTCGGAGCAGATATCTTCGTACCTGTTATGAAAGTGACCGATGGAGCTTTCGCTTCGCCATATTGACCATGAGCAAGTTTATAAACGTCATCCGCTGCATCTTCTGCGGCAGAGGAGGCATTATTTGCTGTTGTCTGTGCATTCTCGATCTTCTGGTCGATCGCATCGGTTCCGGTAACCGCGCCCCAGCTGATCTTACCGCTCTTAATAGTTACATTACCAGAGCTATCTACTTGAAACGCTCCGTTGCCAATATCAAGACTAACGCCTGTGATAGTGCCACCATCTTGGCCACCTTTTAGCGTGCCGTCCAGAGTAGTAGCTTTCAAAGTGCCGCTAAAAGTACCTCCGGTCGCCTCGATCTCGCCAGTAAACTTTCCACTTGTAGCAGTAACTTTGCCGGTAAACTCGCCGTCCTTGGCATAAACGGTGCCGTTAAAAATGCCGTCCTCGGCATAGATATTGCCACGGAAATAAGCCTTGCCGTCATTGGCGTCGATGTAGAAGTTCGTACCCTTCGGAATCTTCAAGCCCTTCAGTGTGATATCGTCGTCGAACACAATCTTTCCGTCCTCGTCGATAAACGAAGGGGTGACTGTCGTGCCGTTCGTTGTATACAGGTCTCCCTTGCCGGATGCAATGCCGTAGCGTGGGTCGATTAAAATCTTGCCGCCGCCGTCCTTCGCCAAAACAAAGGTAGAGTTATACAGCCAAGCGCCGGTAGCGTCAACCTTGAACTGCATCACACCGTCATCATTCGGAGCCTCGATTACCAGACCGTTACCGATAAGCAGCTTGCCGCCGATGATGTCGGCATTTACGCCCCAGTGATCGCCCAGTTCATCAGTTGCAAAGTGCCCGATGGCAACTTTCGCGCTCTGGAACCCGTCGTCCGACATGGCAATCATGCCGTTAATAATGCGAATCTGATACGGAGAGTCGGGCTCACCGATATGCAGACCAGCGCCGTCGATGCGGACACTCTGGTTCTTTGCGCCGATGATAGAATTGACCGCCGCGTCCAGAGAACTGTTCATGAACTCGGAAACCTTAGAAGCCTGATTCGCCGTCTGATTGTAGGTATACTTCGCCGCGTCAAAACTGCGGCTTGAAGAATAGCTGTTCTCAATCATCTCTTTCAGGTTTGCCACGTTGTCGTGACGCTTGAACCTGTTGGAGAAGGTGAGCGACAGCTTTTCCTGATCCTCAAAGTCGAGGTCGAATCCAATCAGAACAGGGGTGATAACCTCATCGTTGTGCAGACGCAGGTAAACGCCTTTGCCGAGCTCCAGTCCTTTGCGGAACGGCTCGAACTCCTGCGCCCAAATGAAGTTGCCGGTTTCAACGCTGAATTCATAGGTCGGCGAAGCAACGTCGGCGAGCGTCTTGACTGCATGGTCGTAAAGCTCCATCTCGACGGAATACTTCTGGTAGTCCGACACATTGGTTGTCATATAAAGGTCGGCCGTCGTGATATCAAACGACAGAGAAGTGCCCTCATAGGTAATGACCTCTTTGTCATTTACCTCGTGAATATCATTCTTGAGGTTGGACAGTGTGCCGGTCAGCGTAATCAGACCGCTCGGTGCAGTTTTTTCGCCGATTTTCATTTCGCCGCAGTACAGACTGAACACAAACTCGTCGCCGGCCTTGTGTTCCAGAGTACCACGGATAATTGCAACGGACATTTTGCTCGCCGCTGTTACCACAGCAGTGCCGCCAGCGATGGTGTACATCTTCTTCTTGATCTCGCCGAAGTCAACCTGCGCGATGGTAGAATTAGAAATAGCAATCGCACCATTTGTAACCTTTGAACTCTCTCCGGTCACAGCGGTGTCAACATCGGAAGCAACAAAGGTATCATCCGAAAGCGGCTGCTCGATAAAGTAGTGCCGCAACAAAGCATATTCGTCTGCGGTAAAGAAAGCCGTCAGCTTCAGCTCGTCATTCACGGCTTTGATTTGCGCCGGATAGGAGTCGGGGTTGGAAGCGTCGAGCGTGGTCTTGATATCTGCTACCACAGCTTCTTGGTCGGCGACCTCTTTCTTTTTCTTCTCCATATTGGCGTTGATCTCGTCGAGCTTTTTCTGCTGCGAAGCCTTACCGTCCTCGGTCGTTTCCAGAGCCAGAGCCTGAATGGTTACAGACTGCTGATTCGTCAGGTCGTCCAATTCGGCTTTTCGGTCAACCAGTTTAGCTTGTTCGGAGAGTAGCCGCGCTGTTGCAGAGGCTCGCAACCCGACCAATCCCTTATAGTATTCCTGCCGGTTCAGCACGCTTTTCTGCCACTCTGTCCATTTTTCTGCCAGAGCAGAGGGAATATCGCCATTCTCGATAAAGTACGAGATGTCGTAAATCCAGTTCGTGCCGGTCGGGTTCACTTGTCGTATGTCAAGGTCGTCCGCGCCACTTGGTGTCATAGCGGTTACTAACTCATCAGTCAGTTCTGTGATATCAAGGTCGGTCACGAGGTTGTCGAACCCGAGGTAAATCGGCAGGGTAGACACATCATCGTCCGCATCATAAGCGTTGATCGTCTTATTATACACGTCGAATACAACCACACAGCGAAACGTATCCATTGCGTCATCATACAGAAAACTCAGCGCGTAGTCGTCATACTGGTCGAACGTGCGGTAACGTCCAATCAAAGACGGCGCAACATATCCTGCCTTCCAGCCCGGGGATACTTCCAGAATTCGACCCAGAATGGTATCATCCGGCGTCGCGGGATTCCAGAAGTTAAATGTGCCCTCCTCGAGGAAGAACTGCTTGTTCTCCAGCTTCTTCTCCAGAGAGTAGCCGGTCACCGACTTAATCTCTTCGATACCGTCACCGGAGATTTCCGGCTTCATCAGCAGAAAGATGCCGTAGTTCTCGGTGCGAATCACCTTGTAACCGACCACTTTATCATAAAGCGGCGACGGCACGCCGTCAGAATAGGCGGGCAGGTCAAAAGAGATTTCGCTTGTCTCGGAAAAGTTAACTGTGATTTTCAGATTCGCCACGTTGGGCAGCGTGCCAATCGTGCGCTCGTCAGCCGTTTGGAGCAGCAGGGTAGGCGGCTCCGGCCGACCAAATTTGTCAAAGGCGATTTGCGTATAATCGAGATACATTCACAGACCTCCTTTATGCGCCCACGTTGAACAGCATTCTGCCGCTGATTGTGAGCTTGCCGCTGCCAGTGATTTTCAGGTGATTATCACCGCGAACCAGCCGGAAAAAATTCATATTGAACTTGTCATACAGGTTTGTACCGTGGGATTCGGTGATGATACCGGCGTTGTTATCCACCGTAATGATAGAATCAGCCGCGGGTACTCCCGTCAGCTTAAACTCTCGCCCATTGTCATCAGCGTTTACGATAGAGAAGTCAGCCGCCGTCGGTTCAATGGTCAGCACGGGTTTGATGTACTCCCGAACCGAGCTGTTGTTCCGAAAGACGATTTCAGTTTCGTCGGCCACTTCGTATGTCTCTGTGAAAGGGAAGCCGTAAGCGTAAGGGCAGTCGCAGGTGACTGTAGCCTCAAATGCGAATGGCAGCCAGCCAACAGAGATTGGCTCGAGGTTTGTAATCAGGCAGCGGTACTGATAGTCTTCCATGTCAGGCTGACAGATGGAGAGCCACTGGTATTCCTGATAGCCGGTCAGCCAGAGTTGAACCTCTTGAAAATCGTAACGGTCAAGCGGCGTTTCCGAACCAAAGACAAGGTTGAACTCCAGAGGCTTCTCGTGGTAGTTTACACCTTGATGAATTGGTTGAACGCGGCCGGTCGTTCTCGTTTCGATGATACTGGCTTCGTTACCGAACGCCGTGTCTTCGTTGCTTTTGCTGTCCAGATCACAGATAAAAAGGTTATATGCCAGAGACGACTCTCCGGCGAACGTGAATTCGTAGGTGTTAAACAGGTTAAGCACCTCCTATAGAAAGGCGCGGCATGGAAACATGCCGCGCCGGCCATTATTTTTTGATTTTGAGAACTTCGATAATGTCGTTGACCATGCGGCGGGATACAGCTTCATGCTGCTTAACCGTGTCGCCGTCCGCACCCTTGATGATGGTGTCTCCGAAGGTAACGTTCGTGACGTTTTCACGCGGGATCGTGACAACTTCACGGTTCACGCCGGAAACAGGCATCTGAGCGGTCTTGGACAGGTCAGGCAGGGCAGGAGCGGATAAACCGCTGGCGATGACGGACATTACCTTGAGGATGGAGTCGAGTGACTGCTGTTTGGGCTTGTCGAGCACGATTTCGCCCTTCTGCAGAGTCGCTATCATCTCGTCTTGACGCAAAGTAGAAAAATCGCCGACGACACCGCCGGAGTGAAGTTTACCCAGATATTTGCTGTAAATATTATCATGGTCTTTATCGTACCAGATACCAGTGCTACCATCGTAATAAACACCGAGGTCGTACTTACTATTGAGTTGCTTAGACCAATCCCAATTCTTTTTATTAAGCTCGTCTTTCTGGTCTTTTGTCATGTTCTTCGACCATTTGTCACTATTTTTCTTCATTTGTCCGACAATATACTTAATATCGGCTGCTTCTGCGTCACTAGTCCCGTATTTATTCGAGTCGCCAATGGTATTGGAGTTAGAACCGTTGGAAGAAGAATTGGAGCCGTTCTCACCAAGGCGATCATAGACTTCGAGGTAAGTAGCATTGTACTTCTCCATAGCTTTTTGGGCATCTTGCCATGCTTGTGTGACCTTGGCGTTGATGTCCGACCCCGCACGCGTGTTATATTCAATTAAATCATCGTAAAGTGTTGCCCAACCATCCTGTATTCTCTTTCGAGCCATTTGGTAGAGTTTTTCCTCCGATGAAATCGAATCCTGCAGTTTCTTGATCTCGGCGTCCTTTTCCTTCTCGTAAGCCTCCTGCATCTTATCAAGATTATCGGTCTGACGGTCATAGGCTTCATTTGTCTGCGTCTCGCCAAGTTCTTTTTGGAGATCGGCGAGTTGCTCTTCAAGGTCTTTACGCTTTGCGATTGACTCGCGGCTGTCATCCAGAGACAGAGCGTTGATCTTCTCTTGGAGCTTTGCCATTTCCTTGACCTTGTCGGCTACCTCGTCCTGATAGTCGGCTTCGTCCTTGGAGAGTTGCAGGCTTTCCTTCTTCTTGTCGATGATCTCGCTATACTTATCCTTCAGCTCTTCCAGAGCGTCAACCTGCTGGTCGATTTCGTCTCGAATCATATCCTCGACGTACTTGAACAGAGCGTCAACGCTATCCTTGGCGTCATCGAAGTCGATTCCGACGCCGGCTTTTACGTTAGCCAGAACGCTGCGGTATGCATCTACATTCTTAACTGCCTGCTCGTAGCCTTCCTTAGTGAGGTCAAGCATAGCGAGTTGCGCGTACACAGAACTCCACTGAACCTCAGTCAGGTCGGCCGTTGCGTTCAGCAGATTATTTAGAGAAACAACGTCGTTCTCCTGCAGAGCCATGCGCAGACGCTCCACATAAGCGGAGGCGCTTTCCAAAGCCATCTGATCAGTCTTAGCTTTGATAACGCGGTTGATGGCTTCCTCGTTGATGGTCAGAAGACCATTCTCGTCTTTGAGGTATCCCATGTATTCGACGCCAAGTTTGGAGATTTCTTGGAAGGTATCGACGGAGATGAAACCACCATTTGTCGAGTATTCCTCGGCAGCCTTCTTGAACGTGTCGAGAACGTCCTGAATCGTATCAACAGAGTCGCTTGCCGCATCAACAATATCAGAGAGATAGTCGATAACTTTCTGCTTAACATCCTTAACAGCGTCTTCGTATTCCCACCACTGATCTGAGAGGTCGGCCACTTCGTCGCTAAGGTCGGAATATCCCATGCCACGGTAATACTGCGCTTCCTTGTGCAGGTTCTTCTGAGCTTCGCGATAATGGTCAATGATGCCGTTGAGCGTAGACTCAATTGCGTCGCCATCGATAGACGAGAAGATAGTATCAACAGTCTTGGTTTCGAAACTGTCTGCAATGCCGCTGAAGATGCCGGCCAGAGGATTGCCCTTCTTGGCGACACCGTTCAGAATATTCTGCGACAGCTTTGCCGAATTGAAAATCTTACGCTGAGCACGAGTGAAAGAGCGTTCGAGCTTATCAGTATCGAGCAGACGGTCAAGGCTTCGCTCGGCCAGTTTGATAGCATTTTCATGTTCCGACGTGATCTTGTCGTACATGTCCTTCATCGTGTCGATGATGCTGTCATGTGCCTCCCAGTATTTCTTCTGCATAGACATAATGTATTCAGAAGAATCTTTCTGCCCTTGAGCACGGTAACGCTCGGCGGCTTTATGGGTTTCATCCTGAATCTGCTTATAATAAGCGACAATCTTCATCGGGTCGCCACGCTGCTTTTCGACGAGGTATATCTTGTGCTCAATCTGGTCGATGATATCTTCGACTTCTTCTTTGATTTTGTCGAGAGCTTCCTTTGCAGAATCTGAAAGCTGAGAGGTATCAGCAGAGACTTTGACGGTGGCGTTACTGGATTTGCCAGATGAACTGGAAGGCACCCAGTTCCGGTAATGACCATTGGTGGCAAAGCTAAGATTGCTCAATGCACCGTTAGCGTTCGCGCCGCCCCACACACCGCCAGATGCTTGATGGGGAATACCGCCGTGCATCAGACCAGCAGTCAGATTAGCAGGAACAATCGCGTCACCGGGTTTAGTGTTGATGACTTCCATTCCATGCAAGCCAACAAATTTACTATGCTTGCCGTCCCGAGAAATCCACTGCTCAGGGCCAAGTTCGCCGACAAGTGTTTTGCCGCCTACAGCGTTGCCGCCAGATGCGTACTGAGTCATTTTGCCAACGTGTCCGGTGAAGTCTTGCTTTTTATTCCCCTCACGGCGACTATGAATGTCAGCCTTGGTCTGAGCTTCGGTTCTGGTTGTCTGGACTGTGTTTACGCGAATGGTCACACTCTTATCGTGAATACCACTCATTAACCCAACTGTGTATAGAATCTTACTGTTGGCTTCCGAAGTATTTACATTGACATGGCGTTCTTTTTCGATAGGTTTAAGTGCTTCATCTATCGCATTGACTTTCCCGGCAGCTTCCACAGTATTCCCTTCAATAGTAAGCTGTACTGGATTTCCCGCCTCATCTTGGATTTGCGCCATCGTACTCAATACAATTTGCGCCTGTTCTTGCGTAACACCAAGACTGCTTGCGAAAGCATCCAAGTTGCTCACATTGATAGACCAACCACCATCATCAAGACGTTCAACACTAGCAGCAGCTTCGCCCGAAGCGGTTTTCACGCTTTCAAGAGATGCTTTCAGGCCATCAAAAGTCGGAGTCTCTCCGCCAATGCTTGCCTTGAATTTATTCATGGCACTTACAAGCGTGTCGAGCTCATCTACAGATATTTCTTTAACATCAATATCCGTTCCTTCAGTAAGAGACTCGAGTGCGATTTTCGCACTTTCACTCATGTGCTCCCATGCTTTTGTGGACGACCGATCAGCCGCAGAAACAGATTGTTTGATACGATAGGTGTCATCGTTCAGCGTCTGGATACTTGATGTAACCGAACTAACTGTTTTCGGAACATAATCCGAATATGTGGAGATTAAATCAAGTGATTGTTGCAGAGAAGCTGCCGAAATTCCAAAAGCGTCGGCCAGAGCGACAACATCATGTTGTGCGACTTGGATAGAACCAGTATCCCAATCCACATCCATGAGTCCATCGACAATCTTTTTCTTGTCAGCACTGAGCTCGTTATACTTCTTATGAAGTGTATTAAACGTTCCGGTTAGGTCTTGACCGACATTATCCTCGTCTGTACCTGTTAAGAAGAGGCCCTCATTGTCCTTAACCCACTGCTTCGCTTCTTGCAGGCTAACAACCTTGCCGATGAGAAGCTCCATTTGATTGCGAGCTTCCTCTGTGTTAATTTGCCCTTTATTTACTGATTCTGCAAAATCATCGTAGATTGAAACCATACTCTCGTGATCTTGTACATGGTCGGTAATCCCTTCCATAGAGGTTTCATAATTTGCAAGAGCATCAGAAACCGTATTAAGAGAGTCAGTTTGTTTGCTCAGGGAATTTGAAATCGCATCCAGAGCTTCAGGCAAAGCGCCAACTTGAGCAAGAGCGGCCAACCGAGCGGCAAATTCCGAAGCATGATCGCCAGTATCAACCAGAGCGGAATTGAGAGCGGAAAGTTGATTCTTTGACAATTTTTCGAGATTGAAGTCCTTGAGAAGCTCGTCTACGGAAGAACCTTCAATATCTGAGCCGCTTAGAGCCTCTTCGAAATTACTCCGGATGGTCTCTCGCATTTGATACATGTCTGACTGGAATTGTTTTAATCCGAAAGCCTCAGACAAATCAATTGCGTTCATTTCTTCAGGAGTTAATCGTTTCGATAATTCTGCGCGAACAGCCTCCATCACTGTTGACATTTTTGCAACATATTTATCGTAAGGCATCGAGTCCTGTTCTTCTTGAATCTTATAATAATCAGAAATAGCCTTTTTCCCTGCTTCGGTGTTTTTAACAACTTGAAGCATCGCATTCGCATATCTTAACGGCGCGTCGGGATTATTTGCGTCATAAAGCGCGTCAGAACTAATGCTGTCAGCGTATTGTGATAAAAATGTTTTCTGCTGGTCATCTAATTCGTAATAGAGTTTATTCGCCTCAAGAGACGCTTGCATCATCTGCTTGACCTCGGAGCTACTTGCATCTACACTCTCAGAAGCAGAATGCCAAGCATTAGCTAAACTTTCGCCATCTGCCGATAAATCGCCTGTCATTCCACGCATTTGATTCAATTGACCGAGAATATTATCAAAATTCTTTCCAAGAGCTTCGGAATTATCGCGAATATAATCAAGCCAAGTAACACTTTTAGAGCCGTTGGTTTCTTTGTTGATTTTATCAGCGTACTCATCGTAAGTCATACCAATAGTGTCGGAAATTAACTTATTGAAATTCTTAATATCTCGGCCGCCGTTTTTAGACAAAGCAGTTTGAACCCGAGATAAATAATTAAAGATGTCATTATCGACACTTTTTACGCCTTCCTGTGCTGTTTTATATTGTTCTTGGAAGTCTTTATAGGCAGCTTCATAATTCTTCTTATGACCGTCATTCTCTGATGATCCACCATATACGGCATCTCGCGCTTCCTGTCTCTGCTGCTTCTCGAGTAATGCGATTGTTTCCTCGATAGCAGAATTTTTATCCAAGATAGCTTGTTGCTCATCGTTATAACCCTCCACTAATGATGGATTGATCCCAACAAGTTGGGAAACAATATCTTGGTATTCTTGATATTCATCGGCAGCCAGAGAAATATTTTTGCCGTTGTCTGTTACGCCCTTGGACAATTCTGCGAATCGATCTTTGAGATTTTCGACTGACGTAATATTGCCCTCGATAGATGATTTGGCGCTGTCGTAGTTGCTCAATGCATTTTGGGTTATTTCGGCTGCTTCTTGTGCGGACATCACTGTTTTATCAATAGCACTCATAAGACCGGTTAGTATAGTCTGAACAGCCATAAATGCTACCATCGACACGGCCATACTTGCAATAGCAGACCCGATCCCCTTAAAAGTCGATGCAATCTTGGCTCCGAGTGTTCCTACCTTTTCTTGCTTTGCAGTGAAGTTATCGATTTGTCCGTTAACAACATCACACTCATTCCCGACGGTGTCAAGGGATTTAGCAAACTCACGACTTTGAATACTTGCGCCAGAAAGAGCTTTTTCAAAATCAGCACCTCTAAGTTTTTGCTTCATCTGAGCGTAGTTTTTCAGAATTTCATTTTGTTCCTGCCAATAGTCGTGGTTTTTGGTGTTATAATTTTTCAGCCAACTGAATAAACCACTTCCGCCAAAGATGTTTTCTCCATATTCTCCCTTTCCTCCGATAATGCTTTTCCCGTTCATTGACAGAAGCAGGGAACCTACAGGAGCGATAAGCCCCGGAAGAACGCCAAGTTTATCAATCAGAGTGTTGAAGAACCCGAGAATGCCAGAACCGGCGCCGATAGTTCCTTTCACAAGACCAGAATCAAGAATAGAAGTGCTCAAAGACTGGAATGTGGCTTGGAACTGTTGCATTTTACCCTCGATAGAATCAAGATGTTTTGCGTTCTCGGCATCGGCTGAGCCAGTTGCGTTTTTAGTCGACTCGATGACGTCCTCAACGGTCGACCAGTTCTGGATGAGCGCTGAAGTTGTATTCGCCATTCTCTTCGTTTTGTTTACAAGGGTTGCAAAGCCTTATGTTGTATCTACAACCTCATGCTTTCGCATGAGACCCGACTATTTCTTCACCCTTAAAACTAAGGGGCATACCTTTTCCATTTAAGGGATTTTCACCCACGCCTTTGCTTGCGCCGTACTCCTGTTGCTCATAAAGAGCCGAGGGATAGTCTGTGAACCTTCTCCGTGTCATGAGACCGATAGGAGCTTGGCTGCATGATCACCCATTGTTACTGCACTTAGGCTTTTGACCGTATGCAATCCGCACGTTGTTTCTGCTTTCGCACCGTCATAAACTGCTTTCGCGCTCATTGTGGTGTGCGGCTTTAGGGGGTACCTGCAATTAAATATGTTGTTATTGCACATTGCTGTACAACCGGGCAAGTGAATACCCGAAATCTTTTCGAGCAAAGCTCAGTATATTCCACGGGGGCACAACTCCCGTGAGCTGTCTAAAACAGCATCTCTGCGTTTCCACAGAAGTTTAGATCATTTCTTAATCGTGCCTTTCGGCGACGACCACACCGTTTCCATTTAAGGGGTTCTCACCCACGCCTTTGTTTGCGCCGTACTTCTGTTGCTGCTTACGCAGCCCTACATGGGAATGATCGTTTGACACACCTCTATTCGAGGCTTCGCGACCAAGCTACCATTGTCACTGCACTTAGGCTTTTGACCGTATGCAATCCTTACCGTTGTTTTACTTTCGTTCCCGTCATGCCAGCTTATTTCATCCGCATTGTGGTGGTAAGGCTTTAGGTTTTACTGGTTTTAGATGTGTTATTTACGCACATTTCTGTACGCACAGGCAATATTGGTCTGCCTGATCTACGTCACTAAGTTGATCATAAACGCCGGCAATTTCGCGCATAATCTGCGTTGTACTCTTAAATTGAGTGCCTGCCTCGTCGGCCATGATGTCAACTTTGTCGTGGGTTAAAGTTTTGATGGTTTCGCGAAGCTCGCTCACAGAGTTTGCCATACCATCCGTTTCGATTCCGGCCTCTTCAGCATCAGCTTTAGCGGCACGGAGGTACATACTAAGAGTTTTAGCCCATGTCAATCTGTTACTTTCGGCGGGTCGCCTACTGACCACTTTTGTGGCGGCAAGGCCGTTAAACCTTGCTCTCGCGTTTCGTTGTTAGATTATAGCGCGAGTTCGGACTGTATCTTCACCCCAGAGCGGGGGAATGGCGAAGCCCCGCTTGTTACCAAGCGGGGCTTTACAGTCTCTACGGATATTAAAATTTAAGTTATTGGAATGCTGACCGGTTCATCGAAAGAATATAGATCATGATCATTATCCATATAATATACTAAATTTGCACTAGTTATATTATCTCGATCATCCCAATGTTCATTGTTACTATCTATGCTCAAAAATCCATCAAATGTTTGATCTGGGGCTAATAAGCCCGTATGCGTAAAACCTTCGGAGTAAACAATATTCCCGTTTGAATCCAATAAATCTGCACCAATAAGCGGAGATTTCAAAGCAGATCCAGAAATATTTTTTATTTTGAAGTAAAAATACATTACAGATTCGCTCTCGTAATTTTCGCATTTTTTAGTTTGAAATGTAACTTCCAAAGGTATATCCACAGGACTAGTTTCAGGCTTAGCATCAGATTCATCTATTACCGTATATGTTGTAGCTGGAGATTCATCTTGAGCAGGCTCAGCTTTCTCAACGGATTCCTTCCCGCAACCGCAAAAGCTAAGCGTAGTTATAATAGCCAACAATATAAGGTGGCGTTTTCTTTTCATATTTCTCACCCTTTCAACTTTAATTATACATTAAAAGAAGAAAAAGTAAATCTTAAATTTTAATCTTTCCTCGGTCTGAACCGTCTCCGGCCTTTAACCGATATAGCCATTTGCTTGCTCGCATATTACTATGCGGCTGGGCGCATGGATTCACCCACTGTATCAGGATCTTGTCGTTTCTGTTACTTGTTAGCGCTGATATACCACTAATCTGACCGCAAAGCGGCGGCAAGGTCTTTCGGCCTTACTCTCACGTTTCCTTTCATTATTGCGTGAGTCCGGACTGTATATTACACCCTTCCCAGAGGAGTGGGGTGGATTGGTTCAGCTCTGGTGTTACCATCAGAACCCCGCAGTCTCTACGGATATTGCTACCCACGGTCTCTGCTGTCGCCAGCCTTTGACCGTTTTACCAATCTGCTTGCGAACGTATTACTACGCCGCGTGGCAAAGATCTACCACTTCGTTTGCTGCTGTTACGAGGCCCAAACTCTCATCGAGAGAGTTGCCGCCTGCGTACAGAGCTGCTGCTGATCTTTTAAGAGCTTCGCCAAGCCCTTCTGCGTACCTTTAGCGCGGGTCGTTACTCCGCACCGACATAAAGTCCTCCGTCTTTCAACGGAGCCGAGATCATATCTTCACCCCATAGGGTGCCTACCACTTTCAGAGCACTCGCCCCTACTTTGATCGTTGAACCTTCCTCTGTTCGAGGCTTGGCTGCTGATTATCCATTGTCACGGCGTTTAGGGTTTAACCTTGCGCCATCTCTCATTTTTTTTCTGCTTTCGCCGCATTCACGTTTGCGCCTGTTCGGCACTGCGTTGTAGCATGAGAGCTTTAGGACGTCCCAGCAATTCAATAGGTGATTTTGCGAACACATTTCTGTGAACGAAGTCCAATGATTAAACTTATCGCGTAGTTGTTTCCGCTGTTTGTTACTTTTTTCCTTAAAAACGAAAAGAACAGGTCATTTCTGCCTGTTTCTGCAATTTCATTATTCGATTATATTTGCAGACCCGACTATATCTTCACCTCCAAAAAAGGAGGGGATGGCATGACTCTGCACGTTACCGTGCAAAATCGGTTAGTCTGTACGGATTCTTGTGGTCAAACACAAGTCTTTCCTCGGTATTGCCCATCTCTGGGTGTTCACCGATATAGCCATCTTTTACGCTGCACATCGCTGTGCAGGGAGGCCGGTCAAAACCTCATTGAAACGGTCTACGACGCTTCCAACATCATCAGCAGCAAGATGGAAGCCCTGCAGAGTAGAAACAAGCGACTGTGCCGCGTCCTCAATGTTCGTGTATTCCGACACGTTCATATATTTGGTCGCCCAGTCGCCAAGATTGGAGGCATCCTCCAAATTAAATCCGAGTCGGCTAAACTCAGATGTTGCTCCAATTACATCCGTAATCGAAGCGCCGAGGCTCTTCGCGCGTTCACCAGCGCTGTCAAGATAATTAGCGTAATCCTGACTTGAACCTTCCGAAACCTTTTTCAGGTCGGTCATCGCCGTGTCAACGTCGATAACATTCTGGAGCGTCTGCTGTAAGCCATTCTGCAATAAGTGCAGTCCTGCCATCGCAATAGCCGTGTTAAAGTGATCCTTGAACAGGCGAGTCAGCTTCTGCCCGACAGTTTCAGACGTAAACCCGAGTTCTTCCATACTGGAGCGAACAGATGCGAGGTCTCTTTGAAGTCCCTCAACGCTATCACCTTCGCCCGGGTTTCTCGCACGGCTCATAATGTTCCGCAGTTCGCCTTGAAAATAAGAACCCGCCGCTTTTGGGTTATTTTTAAGTGTTTCGCTGGCCTGCCGATAAATGTTCGCCAAATGTTCCTGCGATCTCTGAGAACGAACGGTCGCAGTTTGCTTAGCATTAAACAAATCTGCCTGTGCGCTCGCATCAGCCCACGCGGAACGGAGTCCATTCAGGCCCTGCTCCAGCTCATAAGTACCGGCCGCCGCATTCTGGAAAACAGATTTTGCATTCTCGAATGCCGTCCAATCATAATTCTGCAGCGTCCCTTTATCTTTTAGAGCCTGAAGCTGCGTTATATATTTCTGGCCGGATGCCAAAACATTATCAGTAACCGACTGAGAGTTCTGTCTGGACACTGTAGTCCACATCTTCTTGATGTTTTTCTCAAGCGCGTACTTCTCTGGCGTAAAATCCGCCATGCTCTTGTACTGTTTGAGCATCTTATCAAGGCTGGCTACATTCTCCTCACCAAAAAGGTTACCCTTCTTGAGCTTTCCAAACTTAGAGCTAATCTGCTGAACATCCAACATAGATCGCTCGGCCTTTTCTGCAGCCTTCAAATTGTTGCGAGAGAACGCAATATTGGTCGCCTGCTGTGCCTCTTTCAGAGCGTTAACGCTTTCTACAGTTCCCTTGGTCGTTGACTCAAACTTCTTCATCGCGGTTTCAGCCGCCGAGATAGCCTTTGAATCGATAGGACTCGGCATGTTCTTCAGATACGACATCGTCTGTCTCAAGCCGGTCGCCTGACGCTCCATTGTACGCAACTGCCGTTCCGCAGCCTTCTCTGCGTCTGTTTTGCCCGATGTGGAGCTTTTAGACGAGCTGCTCTTTGTGGTAGAGGAGCGGGTCGAAGCCGCAGAAGACTTAGCTTTGCCGGAGCTGTTTGTTCCAGTTCCGGCCGCCGAGATAGCCTTTTTAATCTGAGCAGTGATATTGGCAGTATCAACGTTTACTTTCAGCTTGGTTGAGGAAGCGTTTTTGATTGCTGAACTGATACTTTTCTGCAGAGCTGCAGCATCAACTTGAATTGGAAAATCCTTGTAGTTACTGAGGGCGCTTTCGAGTTTGTCAAAATTAGGGATAAGTTCGACAGTAACGCCTAAATCAGCCATAAATTCACCTTCCTTATAGCAAAAAAGCCGCGGAAAGGCGCGGCTAAAATAAAAGAAGCACCACGGAAACGTGGTGCTTGGGAATCTTCTTAAATTTTAGAACTGTTCTTGGGATATTTAATTTCGACCCGAGAAATTTTCGCAGTGTCTAACGCAATTTTTCGAGTGTCGTCTTCTTTGTAATCAAATATCGGTTCATCCGCATGTGATTCGCTACCCTGATATTTTTTGTAATTAGTTAAAACAATCCACTGTCGGCCATCCTCGCTTTTGTGATCTTCTGTAAAATATCCACGATAAGACACATCAGAATCACTTAGATATACGCGGAGCGTAGTTCCTTTTTCGAAGTCGGATATTGCATACCAGACATCTTCTTCGAGCGTTTTATAGAAGAATTGGTCGAGAATACATGATACAAATTCAGAATTGCGGAGAATGCCACCAACGAACCCGAAAGCAAAAGAAAATGCAAGGATTGCTAAAATACTAATTTGAGGATAAACAGAGCGAAGAACGACAGTCAGAACATAGCTCCAAATAATTGTAGTTGCGGAGAAAATATCTCTTTTAGCCGAATAGCGTGCTGTCAGTTTATATGCGAACATAAAAACAGTAGCAGGCACAAAATATACCATTATTTTGTCGAGATTTTCTAAAATATACTCAATGTTCATAGATGCTCCTATTCATCATCGATAGGTTTGCGACGCTTTCCACCACACACAAGGCGTGCGGGCTTTGTAAATCCACGGCGAGCATGTCGTTTGCATTGCCCTTTGAAGCATCCGTAAATACGGATATTGGAAGTCCTGCGATGATTATCGCTCATATACCAACCGTGCATATTGCTGCTGGTTCGAATTCTTCCTCTAACAGTCTTCCGTTTCATAATATCTCCGCCAATCTTTATTTCTGGAGACATTATACATCTTTCCGTTTCGCCTGTCTACTTTATTTGAACAGCTCAGCGAACAGTTTACTTGCGCTGCTTCTTACATCCTCATCAAGGTAAATGCACCCGAAGGACTTCTCGCCGCGCAGTTCATTACACATCTTTACCAGTGGATTGTTCGCAGTTCTGTCCACTAGTGACTGACCATAATCGCCGCTCAAGAAGATACGGCTGTTCTGTCCGAGACGGGTTCCTACAAGTCGAATCTGTGCTTCAGACAAGTCTTCCGCCTCGTCCACAAGCATAATCGTGTCGTTGTAGGTTGTACCCTTCATATAATAGGGGATGTTCGTATCAAGCTGGCCGCGCTGACGAAGAGCTTCAAGCTCAAACTCGCCGCCCTTTAGCTGCTGTTCAATCGGCAGAAAGAAGTTGCGCGTCTTGTCCTCAAGCGTACCCTTCAAATAGCCGACCGGAGCGCCTTCACCGGCAGGCTCACGAATTCCCAACAGCTTGCTCTGGTTGCCCTTTTCGAGCACATGATATAGCCCCATCTGGGTGGTCAGAAAAGACTTGCCGCTGCCGTAAGTGCCGAGAATTGCTACAATGTCAATATCACGGTTCATCAGCAGGTCGAGAGCACATCGCTGAAGCGAGTTCTTTCCCTTGAGATAGCCGGACGGCGGCAAACGCAGTTCAACAAACTTCTCGCCGTCGAATCGCATTTCGCTCGTCTTGCCGGTCTCCGTGTCCGTCAGCAGAAGATACTGATTCGGGAACAGGGCAGCGGTGTCGAGCTGCTCCATGTACTGGTTGATTTCATCAGAAGTACCCGCGAACTGAACATATCCGGTATAGACATCATCCTCTACATCAGAAGATGCTACTTCCATGTGATACAGCCCCCGCGCAATACAGCGACAGGAGAGGTCATCCGTCACGAATACAATCGGCTCTGCCGCGCGGGTCTGTGCCGCATCGTAGCAGATTAGGTAATCCGGAGAACCGTCATGCAGAGCAATAGAAGTGCTCGGAATCACCGTGGCGTAGTTTGCTACCGTATACATCTCTGGGTGACTGTCCAGTAGTCGGGTCACCTTGCGAGCCTTATGCTTGACCTCGGCATCCTTGCTGCGGCTGGTCTTGATATTCTCCAGCTCACGCAACGTCACCATAGAGATGTAAAAAGGCTCCGCGAACGCACGTTCACCGGCGTTCAGCAGAGCACAAGTGTCATAGAATTTCTTCATGCGCCAATTACCTCATCCACAAGACCATACTTGAGCATATCATCCGAGTCCATGTACCACTCGTAGCGTTCCATGCGTTCGTATTCATCCTCCGTGATCTTGGAATGAGAGAGTGTGTAGTCGCGAAGACGCTGTTCAAAGCGTTCCGTAAACTTAAACGTATCCTTCACCGATGAGCTCGTGCCTTCCATATAACTGGAGCCACCGTGCAGCAGGGCAGTAGAGTGCTTGAAGCACTTCTTGGTTACGTTTGGGTTACTGTATCCGGCCATCAGAAAATAGCCGCCCATCGAATAGGCGTGGCCGGTCACCAAAATGGTTGTCGGAGTCTTGAGATTGTCAATAATATCACAAAGAGGCATGCCGTCAAACAGCGAGCCGCCACAGGTGTTCAGTACAATCGTGATTGGCTTGCCACTGCCGTCGTTGTCCATCTCCAGCAAGGGGAGCATAACACTCTCGACAATGCGGTCGTCAACCTCATCGTTGAATACGATGCGGCGATCCTGCAAACCCTTAAAATACTGATAGGTGGACGGGTCCATTGCGTCTTTTGCAATATTCTCCAGAAAAAGTTCCATTTATGGTCTCCTTAAATTTTGAAAGATTTTTGAGCGAATGCTCATTAGTGTGAGGGAATCCCTCAAATGTTGGCTAAAAAGCCGGCGCGAACCACAGAAATAAGCTCGCTGGAACCGTTAAGGTCTGCAACCGCAGCGTCATAGAATTTACGCGGGTGCATCCATGGGTAATCTGCATTGTTAAATACGTTCGGCGCACCAGTGTCGTTAATCATCTGGGCGAAATATCCGGGGCCCGGAGGGCTGCCGCTCCTCTGCGGTGTGTTTGCAGAGCTGATATCATAAATGCGAAGATTGTACCCACTTGGGATGAGTGCAAACGTAGTGCCAAGCGTATTTCGACGGGAATACATAACAGGTGAGTAACTGCCGTAAACAACTTCCTGTGCTTTTTCTCGAATTTTATGCTCAACCAGCGTTGCAACCTGATTGCGTAGGGTTACTTGTGCCGATCTCTTAGCAGCAGCTTCCAGAGCTGCAAGACTCTTAAAGGTTTTCATAAGTCAGCCTCCAATCACTTTTCGGCTTCTTCTGCCTCCGCAGCGCGTTTGTTTTCAAAGAACTTGCTCAGTCGCTCGCTGGCTGGCACATCGTTATAAACCTGTACCATCGCGCTGTTCGCCCAGCCGACCACATCGGTAATATCGCTCTCAGACATACCGTCACGCACCAGATTGGACACAAAAAGGTGCCGCATAGAGTGCCAGTAGAACGGCTTAACCGTGAATCGGTCAATCGTCTGTGCCCAGCTGTTCAAAGTCTCGGCCGAAGCCTGCTCGTAACCCTTATCGGTTTTGGTCACGAACAGCCATTCGCTGTTAATGCTGAGGTCTTTACGCTGCTGTAACCAGCGTTTCAGGTACGGGTCAAATCCTGATTTTATAACGTAGCAGTCGATCATCTTCGCACCCTTGGTCAAAACCTTCTCGGGAGTGCAGTAAAAATAGTCAAAAACCACGTTTTCAGGCTTAAACCAGTCCACTTTGAATCGAGTCAGTTCAGCCTTTCGGCGACCGCTGTAGACTGCCAGAGCGAGAGCACAGGCAATCTGAAACTTGCCCGCCTCAGTCAGTTTCTGCAGAATAACCTCCATCTCCTCGGTGGAGAAGACGCTCTTCTCACGGACAGGCGTATTCTGTGGGTTCTCAATCTTGCGGATGATCGGACGGAAGTCCTCGTATTCATCGTCAAGGATGTTCTCGATGTAGTTCGAGAGAGAAGAAAGCGCCGCCTTTACACGGCGCACACGGGCAGGGGAGTTGCCGTTCTCGTTGATGAGCCAGTTCTGTAGAGAAACAATCTCTCGCTTTTTCAAATCAATGAACGACTTATTTCCGCAGTGCTGGAGCACATAAGTGAATACGATAAGCAGGTCGCTCTTGTATCCTTTAATCGTGCCTTCACTGCGTTTTAGAGAACGAAGATACTCCAGAAAATCATTCATCAACTGAATGTTCTCCGGATTTATCTGCTTCGTCAGCTCCGGAGAGGTCAGCTTGTTCATCTGTGTCTGGCGTCCCATCTTCACCCTCCTTTCCGAAAAGGCCGTAGACGAGGTTGTCTGCTGTGGAATCATCCAGTGTGCCGGACAGCAGTGCCTTCGCAGTATCAACATCAATGCCGGTAATCACATTCTTCAGACCACTCATCAGGTCAGTCGCCGCGTCTGCGATACGGTCAAACGGGTTAGACTGGGTCATTGCCTGCATCAGTACCAACTCGGTATCAATCGCGGCGTTAATCTGCTTGTAACAAGCCTCTTCCAGCTCAGCCAGTTTATCCTCGCCGATAACCTCTGCAATCAGAGTATAGATATCGGTCTTGTACAGCAGAGCAGCTTCAAAGCCACCATCCAGTGAGATATGCAGGTCAGTGCAAATCTTCACGACAGCGGAGCGGAAAGCCCAGTCAACCAGACCAAAATTGCGGCCGTCACCGTCATCAATATGCTGGCCGACCTCATTTACAATAGTCGCACGCATCTTCGGGGTAATCAGCGGCTTAATCTTGATTGGAATAATGGTCTCGCCGATAGTGAGATCCTTGGTTACAGACTCTACATACGGAGTCAGAGCCGCCATAATATCAGTCTTCTTGGACATTTTTCTTTTGTTCCTCCAAATTTTTAAGATACGCCAACGCGATGCAAAGCGCGTCAGCTTCGTCCGTTTCCACGGACAAGTTATAGGTTTCGCGAATCAGGTCGATAGCCTGTTGTTTCAGATTTTCGCGAGTGACGCGCCCTTGCTTAAAGCCGAGCACCTTGCGCCACTGGGTAGGCAGGTAAATCGTTACGGGAACCTGAAAAATGTGACAGTATCCCAGAATGACACCCTGCAGTCGGGCAAGAACAATAAGCGCCTGCGCCGACTTCATGTACATAACATCCTCGACAACCACTTGGTCGGGCTTGTATTTTGTGATGACATCACGGATAGCAAGACACATCTCCGTAAAGCGTATACTGCCGTCTTTCTGGCTGTGCAAGTCGATCATTCCGTGACGGACATATTTACCGTCATCAAAAACAGCCCAGCCGGTTATCAAGGTTGATTGGTCAAAACTTAATACGCGCATTGGATTCACTCAACCTTATCCAATACACGCGCAATGACCGCTGCGAGTTCCTCTCGGGTTACAGCAGCCTTTGGTCGGAACTTCCCGTTCGCGTCTCCCTGCATAATGCCGGATACAACCATCTTCTCAACACAGGGTCGTGCCCAGATTGCAATCTCGTTCTGGTCGGCCAGCTTCGCGAGCGGGTCTTCTTTCAGATATACACAGAACACATTGTCAACCGGTCGGTTTTCAATCGGCGTATTCATAACCTTGTTCTCGTGCATCTTGCGAACAGAGCCGCCGCCATCGAGGTTCATCGCATACTGGGCATCGTATTCAACGAAGATTTTCGCCATCTCGGCAAACTTCATGCCCGGTTTGTCTACCGTCAGGATGAGAAGCGTTCCATCCTCACGAACACCCACCGCCGAGCGCAAGGTTAAATAATTGAGGCTGGAAGCATTGCCGTAAACGGTATTTACCTTGCCGTTAATGACGAGCATAGGGTAGGCAGTCATGAAATACTTCCACTTCTGCGCCTTGTCAGTTCCGTATACCAGTTTTGCCGGGTCACCGCCAAGCACACCCATACCTGTAAATCCATTCTGGTAGTTCTGTTCCTCGCCGTCGCAGACAAAGGACATAACGTTATGCCCGGTAGACATATTGAAAAGACCGCCGTTAATCATAATCTGCGGTTTCTTTTTCTTGCTGGAATAGTAACTGCCGAGTGTCTCTTTCGGGTCGGCGCATTTTTCAAAAGCCACAGCCTCAATCGAGCTGTGCGGCACGATGTCAAGCTGTGTGTAGCTGTTGATCTTTACCGTCTGAAACGGTTTATGATCGATTAAAGCCATTCGCGTTCGCCTCCATTCAAAAAATTTTCGTTTTATTTGCGAAATGTAAAGAAACCGAGGACAAAAACGGTCATTCCTCGGTTAATACACTCACATCCGCGTCATATACATCCTCAGCAGGACGCGAATCCTCATAGGTGATGGTCGGAGTCTCCGCGATAACGGGAGTTTCTACGACCGGTTCCTTCGCCGCAGCTTCAGCGGCTTTGCGTGCGCGAACAGTGTCTACCCAGATATTCCAGCATTCGGGCGAGCATGCTACAGCACGCCAGCTGCCGATCTGTTCACACTTCTCGCAATGGTGATACTTTTTACCGCAGACTTTGCAGACTGCGTTCAGATATTCAGCCATAATAGTTTCCTTTCTTATTTAATGTGGCACGAGTGCTTCGAGTCGAACGAAGATCGGAGAATTTTGGAGATTCCCAGTTTCCCAATTAGCCTACACTCGCATGTGGCAGAGATGGTTGGATTCGAACCAACGAGCGAGAGCGTTACCTCTCTTGGCGGAGTCAAATTCCGCTGCCTTACCGCTTGGCCACACCTCTGTATAAAAAGGGAGGCTCGAAAGCCTCCCGATGAATCAGATAACTTAGGCTACCAGATAGATGTTCCAGAGGGTCTTGTCCTTGGCACATACGTCGGTCAGAGTCTTAGCGCTGAACGCATGAACAGCCGGCTCGTCACCGATATCCAGAGTGTAGTTGCCGTCGATCTTAGCCTTCGGAATCTCGAGGATTGCATGGTGCTTGATGTTCTCGTCGCACTTCTCAGCAACAGTGCAGTCAACCAGAATGCGTGCATTCTTAGAGAAGTTGTCTGCGATGTTGGAAATCTTGCGGCCCTCGGTGATCTCGTGGTCATAAGCAACGTAGATCTCGGAACCCTTCTTCAGATCATCAGCTGCGAAGGTGATGGTCTTCTCTGCAGCATTAACAGTGAAGGACTTGCCCTTAACCGGAGTCTCAGCAACAACAGTGTACTCAGCACCCTGCGTGCCATCGCTTGCAACCAGCCAGATGCGCTTAACCTCAGCACCCTCAACGCCTACCGGAACGTAGGACAGCTTAGCGGTGGTGTCGGTGTCCAGCTCAACGCGCTCGAAGTTCGGAACCTGAATCTTGTTGTCCTCAGATGCCTCTTCAATGTCAGTACCAGCCTGAGCAGCCAGCAGACCAGCTACGAGGAATGCGTTGTTCCAAGTAATCGTTGCAGCCTTGTTACGGTCGAGGGAAGCGAGCAGCATGCCCATCTTACCGGTAACATCGCTGGAATCAACGGTGTTTTCCAGAGAACCATCCTTAATCTGGTCGCACAGTGCATACAGCTCACCGGTGGTGATGTCGTAGATAGACGCCAGGTCGAAGGACTCCAGAAGGAAATTCTCCATATTCATAGTGTGTCTCTTCCTTTCTTTAGTGTAAGTTAGTAAAGGAAACCTCAACTCAGGTTCCCTAACCAATTCAGAGCGTCATCGCTGATGCTCTTTTTATCCAACGTGCCGGCATACAATCCGGCCGTCAGTTGCCTTGCTTCGGTGATTTTCTGTGTTCGCTTTAAGCTGTCATAAAACACAAAAATCCGCACATCCCAAACCGTATCGGGGTTGTATTTGAACCCCTCATGGTTGCAGAGTGCGGAAATCAAAGGGAACAGGACAGATTCAAAGTGCGGGTGGCGGCGAGCGTACTTTGCAGCACGTCTCTCCTTGGCCAGCATATATTCTCTGTCATGCTCGGTTACCGTCTTGACGATCTTCTTCGTCATGGAGTGCATCTGACGAATGAATGACGTGATCTGTTGATAGATCGCGTTATCAACGACGGATTGTGTTTTAGGATTGTATAAGCGAAGCTGACCGTCCTGTGGGTTGAGCTGCGGCTCATAAGCAGACAAGTCTAAATCTCCGAGTAAAATACGGGTATCATCTGGTGTTAAGTTGCGAGTGAGCATCAAGAACAGTTGAAAGTCCGTGATCTCCTCGTATCGGATACCCATGTCATCAAGTGCCACCATAAAGTCGCTCGGCGAACCACAGATAGCGGAAAGCATCTGAAAATAACGCTCTTCGCCAAAATCTGCAATCTCTCCGAGTGTCGGCTGCCGCACTTGGATTAAGTCATTGATGACCAAAGGGTCGCCTCGGTACATTTTCAGGTCATTCAATGAATATTGGCCTGCCCATTCTTCAGGTCATTGCCGCGAATTGCGGTAAACTGCAATGTTCTGAAATAGTATTGCTGAGCAGACATAACGCCCTCCTGCTCATTTACGAGTTTCAAACGGAACATGCCGAGGCTGCGGTTCCAGTTGAGCGTTTCGGAAATATCTCCGGCGAGAATATCGGTGCGCGTACCTTTCTGTCCTTTTACCTGCATATTGGTAATCGGGCAAAAGGCAGTCACCGTTACAAGTAGCTGCTTGAATCGGTCGTTCTCCAGCGGGCCATTGGAGTCAATGGTCACACCAATGAAGGTGCCAACCTCTTCCTGAATATTAGCCAGCTTTACATACGGGAAAATACAAACCCATTCAGCGGTATCTGGGCAGTCAGGGTCAACCTGCTCGTTGTCCAGAATTTCAATGATTTCAGGATTGGAATACAGCAGCTTGATGATCTCTCGCTTGAGCTTCGTTACTTCGGACTGCTTGTCTCCGTTTCTCACGAAACCACCTCCACATCCAGACTTCCTTCAATATCGCCATGCTTAGCGATAAGCTGAACCACTACGCCTTGCAATTCGACAAAATCCATAGCCGCCAGACGAGCGAAAGCGCCGCTCGGTGTCAATGTGAATTTGTCCATCAGTACGCCGTCCACAGCAATACTCCACTCAAACTCAGCATCAAGAATCTCATTATCCGCGCTGTCATACAGATGTGCGGTGAACTTCTTAGCTGAACCGCCTTGACGAATCGTTGCGTTGCCATTATAGGTGAACGTAATTTTTCCGTCATCGGCAGGAGATGGTGTCGGGTCTGGCATTTGCGCCGGTTCAACATAATCGCAAAGGAGCAAGTCCTTGCGGTCGGTCTTGGGGTTGTAAAGGTCTTGTGTTACGTTGAGCACCAAGAATCCGCGAATCTCGCCGCTCTGGTAAGAACGCGCGGTAATGGTATCGACAGCAGTAACCTTGTACGTTTTCGGGCTTTCACCGATGATTTCGAGCATGAATCGCTTGTCTACGTCGATAAGAGAGGTCTCTTCGTCGAACGTAACCTGAATCTTGTACTCACGACTGGAAACTGTGAGCGGCTTTGCCTCATCCAGATTGGAGTAATACGGCTTTTCGGCCGTAACCCAACGGCGAAGAATCTCGCCGGTATGGCGATTCTGCCAGATAAGCTCGCGGTTACAGAGCTGCATAATGCCCTTGGTGTATACTTCTTTGTTCTGATCAACTTCTGTGATCAGCCACTTGGCATTAAGTGCATCTACCACATCGCCCGCATAAAAGGTTTCGCCCGGATAGGCGTAGATACGGCGGGTGTTGGTAACGCTCTTGTTTTTTGCCACAATTAGTTCTTGTTGTTTTCCATTGACCTTCGCTTCCGGCTGATAATCAATCGAATCTTTGAAGTGATTTGCAAAGTCCTTTTGAAGAGCAGCGATACGCGAGTCTTTGGCGTAAGTGGCTTCTTTGCCGAAACAAATCCAACGGTTTTTTTCCAGCGCGTTCATCAACTTTCCTCCGTTTCGTAGGAGGTATAGTCAATACTGCGCTGTTTGCCGGTCGTTCGGTCTCTGCGAGCATAACGGTCGAGCTTAACCTTGTTCTCCTCTACGACCGTATTGTACATAGCCATAAAGGTCTTTCGGTCATTAGCAGGGGAGAATACCTGAAGGTCGCTCGGCGTATATTGGTGCTGGAATGCACGGAGCTTGGAAACATCTCGCTTCAGATAGCCCTCATACATCAGGTTGGCGAGAAGGTCGATTTCGAAGAGAGTTAAGTCAGCAGTGAAAAACTCCTTTTGTTTGCGCCCTTCGCCTTCCGTATAGGTGTCAGTGAAGTCGATTTCAGCATCGCATTCCATCTGCATTCTGATTGCGGCGTCGCGGAGCAGAGCTTTTGCTCGCTGAATGGCAAGCATGTAACTCTCTTCATCAGTCGCTTCATAGTAGTTGAAAAAGTCACGATCTTCTTCAATCAAGTCGAAGAAAACATCATAGACAGATTCACAAGGAGTAGACATTGGGCGTACACCTCCTCGTGTTTACTCAGCGTCGGTCTTCGCAGCCGGAGCAGCTTTCTTGCGGGTGGTCTGCTTCTTCGGTGCGGGCGCAGTCGCAGTCTGCGATGCAGTCTGCATAGCCGCCAGCTGTGCCTGGAGTGCAGCCATCTGTTCCATCATCGCCGTAATGCGCGGGTCTTCGTCCTGCTTTGCGCGTTCCTTCGCCTTGCCAAGATTGATCTCAGAGTTGCGGACGCCACGGTTGATCTCATCATAACGCTGGTTGATAATATCGATCATGCGGTTGGAGATTTCCGCACCATCATCGTTCTGCAGAGCAACCATATGACTGCGAACACGATGAATCTCCGCAACATCGGCAATCTTCACGAACCGCGCCGCTGCATCCATATCGTTTTCACGAATAATGCGGTCGATCTCTTCATCGAAGAGAACCGTGTCCTTCCAGTTGTCGAGATAAAGCGCATGATAAATATCATCTCGCTCTTTCTCATCAAACTGAACACGACCATTGCGGAACACCGGTGTGCGCGAGTTGATGTATTCCACATCAGAGAATGGCATCGTCAGAACCGTTGGAACCCCACGGCTGCCTTCCAGATAATACTCTCGAAACTGACCGGGAAGGTTGATAGAACTGATGCTGTGGTTAAATACCTTTACTGGGGTATCTGCTTTGTAATTCAAGATTTAGTCTCCTTAGATTTATTTTTGGGCGGACTATTGCCCGCCCGAACACCAAAGGTGGATTACTTAGCGTAAACTACCTTGGCTGCCTTAGAAATGTCGGTGATGACAGAACCGAACGAGTAGCCAGAAACCTTGATGTGAATCTGTTCGTTGTTGATGTCGGTCTCCTGCAGAGTGCGGGTCTCGCCACGAGTGATGACCTTGCCGATCTTGCCAGCAGCAGCGAACAGGCGCTTGTCAGGAATAATGAAGTTGCCGTTAGCCAGCTTCTTCACACCAGACAGACCGAACAGACGGCAACCAGCGTACAGTTCAAACTTGCCGAGCTTGTTGTACTGGTTCTTCACCTCGTTGGACAAACCGGTTACTGCAGACGGCAGTTTGGTCAGGCCAACAATGTACTTGTTCTGACCAAAGATAGCCGGGGTTTCACCATTCTCAGCAACATCCATTAGGTAGGTTGCCAGATTGCGAGAAACCGTATCAGACGGAACAGCCTCAGCCTCGTTGAATACGTTGTCGCCGTCAGCCAGAGCCTTGTCGATAACGTTGATGATGCGAGCAACGCGCTCCAACTCAAATGCCTCGTTGATGTAGGCGATCAGATTAGCGACGGTCTTGTAGCCGCCGCGACGGATGTCCTCCAGCTTCAGAGAGGTCTCAGCCTGCAGAGAGCAGAAAGTCGGCTTCAGGACCTTGTGGTCAATGAAAGAACGCGGTACGTTGCCGCCGGTGATTGCGTCATATACCTCGATGGTGTTCTTCGGGTCAACGGTTACACGGTAATCATCAAACTCGCCGATAGAATCGGTGTCGAACAGCATATCGATCAGCTCGGACGGAGCAGAAACGGTCTCTGGAGTGAAGGTCTTGGTAATCAGAGCGGACAGCTCGTGATCCTTGTCATAGCCGGTCTTGCCCAGCTCCTTTACCCAAGCGTCGGTAACTGCGGAGATTTCCTTGTCCTCAGCGGACAGCTCAGCCGGGGAATACTTTACAGCATTAGCCCAGTCCAGAACACGGCCAGACTGATCCATAATTGCACTGATTTCAGTGTTCATGTGTATCTTCCTTTCTTCGAAAAATAGAAAAGAGGAGTACAAGACTCCTCAAATGTAGTTGGTTTACAGGGTTTACGCGACGGTAGAAACCTCTACGCGCACGATCTTGCCCATCTTGATACCGGTCGGATCAGAGTAGATGCCGCGGTACTCGTAAGCGTACTGACCAGCAGTTGCCTTTACGAACTTGCCGTCCTTAGCCTGCAGCTTGTCGCCAGCCTGCAGGGTCTCGGTGTCCAGCTCGGAAGTAGCATACATCTCGCCCGGCAGGGTCTGGATAACGCGAACGCGCTCGCCAGCTTCAGCCTTCTCGAACTCGCCGTCGGTCGGCTCAACGATAGAGTAGATGCCCTCGTACTTTGCGTTTACGTCGCACAGCTTGGTGCCAAGACCTTCTGCGGTTGCCTTTACGGTCTGGTCCTCAGAGTCAACGTCTACCGGCGCGCCCTTCTTAACAACTGCGGAAGTCAGAAGCAGCTCAACGGGCTTGCCCTGTACAGTTTCAAGCTCTCGAATCATGTCAATTTCTCCTTTTCTTTTGATTTTAGTGGCGCAGGAACGCACGCATCAGAGATACGCCGTCTGCGGACGGTTCATTGACCGTCAGGTTGGAAGTATTGGACAGCTGAACCTGCGGTGCAGATACAGTTGCCTGAATCTGCTGCGCCTGTGCGGAAACCACACGGTCAGCAATCATCATCTTCAGCACGGACTCATCCAGTTCGCTGAAAATCTTCGTCATTTCCTCGCTCTGCAGCTCTTCTTCAGTGAACTGCTTGGAATTCTCTGCATAAGCGCGGAGCTTTGCCTCAGCCGCATCGTGTTCTGCCTTCTGAGCAGCCTCACGGTACGGAGTCAGCGTCTCAACCTCAGCCGTCAGGTCATTCACCTTCTGGTTGAGAGAAGCAATCGTATCCGTCAGTTCAGCGACCTTGCTGTTGATTTCCGATACGGAAACAGACAGCTTCACGTCAACCGGGTCAGATACGGTAACGGTATCATCATCGTTTACAACGTAAGATACCTGCATATAGGACAGCTCGTCGCCGCCTTCTACGCGCAGAAGTGCCTTGTGCTCCTCCGGGAACAGATAAGCCACCCAGTACCAGCCGTCAATCAGGTCGCGTGCGCCCTCATCAATCTTTCGCTGGATATCCCAGTCAGTCAGGGAAGCAACTACCGGCTCGCCCTGCGGCTCTTCCGGCTGCGGTTCTGCAGGCTCAGCCTGAGCGGGCTCGATATTCTGCGGCTCAGCCTGTGCCGGCTCAACGGTCGGCTCAACAGGAGCTACCTGTGCAGGCTCAACAGTAGGTTCGGTTGCCTGCGGGTCAACCTGAGGGTCAACCTGCGGCTCAACCTGTGCAGAAGTCTTATTCTTCTTCAAAGTTTCGTCCTCCTTACTCGATTTTTGGTCGATCAGGTCGCGGCTCAACGCTTCAGCAACCATCAGCTCATCGGTCTGTGACAAAGAAACAACCTTCGCGTCCTTGCCATAAGCAGGGTCGGCAAATTCATAGCCGAGGAAGGTATTGCCCTCAAATTCATAGCCGGTGATGGTCTTTACGCCATCTGCAAAGCTGTATTCATAGCTGGCAATCTCCCACGAATTGTGGAGTTTCCCCTCGGCAAATAGCCGTTTTATAGCCGCTACAGCGTTTTTATTGCGCTTCCAGATCTTTTGAGTTGCAAAAAGGCAGGGGAGTGTCTCCAGCTTTCCGTTTACGTCCACCGTGTCATCCTTGATTTCAACGGCTGTATGAACGCCAATCGGAGTCGTGTCGAAGAACAGCTCTCCATCTGCATCCAGTGCAACTTCGTGACTGCCGAAAGTCGGCTCGCCGTCTGCGTTCGTGCGGCATTTTGCATATACCGGCATGTCAATCAGAGACTGAGCGCACTCTTCAGCAGTATCGGAGGGAAGCAGAACCGAGTTCAGATTTGGCTCATCGTAGTAGCAGATACGGTTGACAAGCGTAAGAAACTGAGAATTCTCTTCGTCCTCGCTCAGTTCAATCGTGCTACTGGTCAGAAATGTCTTTTCTTTATTCATCGGTCTCGTTCACCTCCTTCGTCACGCCAAACTCCAGACCGCGCTCTTTCAGTTTTTGTGCGATCAGTTCAGCGTTTTCTTCTTCAAAAAAGGCATCCGCTGGTTTGCAGATGCCTGATTTGCATAATAGAAAGTAGTCCCGCTTGCAATACGGGCAAACCAGTTTCAGCTTTTTTTCCATTGCTTACTCCCGTGTGTCGTTGTAGGTTTCGTCGTATCCCTGTTTGTCCGGGTCATTGGAATCAGCCGGTCGGCCGGGTTCGCTCTCGCCGTCAGCGTTGCCATCAGAATTATACGAGGTAGCATACGGAAGGAAGATATCGCTGAGACCGTCAGCCTCTTCCTTTTCGCGCTTAACCCGTTCATCCTCAAGGTCGATGCCGACCATGCCGAGGGCGGTCTCACGGCTGACAGCAAACGTGCTGTACAGCAGCTTACTAAGCTCCATACGCATATCCATGTCGAGCAGTTCAGAATCGATAATCTTTACACTCGGGATATACTCGGCACCAATGCCGTTGAGCGACAGAACCTGACGGTAGAAATGTTCCAACATACGCTCTACCTGCTCAGAGATAGAGTTGATACACTTGAGCAGCTGAGACAGGTTGATGTTGGCAGTGGAAGCCGTCTGGGACTTGTCTGCTGCCAGAAAGGCGACGCCCAGAGACGAAAGAACTTTGTTGCGGTACAGATTTACCGTTTCCGCAGAGGTTTCGTTTACCTCCGGCTCAACATACTTGATTTCCTTAACGGATGGGCCAGTGGTAACAACAACCGTACTGGCTTTCCACGCTTGCATCAGATTGTCATGGTTGTATGCCTGTTCTTCAAAACAACGGCGGTCAGCACTGGGTCCAAGACATTTCTCATTCATCACCTGATGGATGATTTTCTTAGCCTTGCTTTTCGCCGTGGTCTCATCTGCGTTGCGGTAAGTCTCCAGCATCAAAACGGAAGACATTGCGCGGAAGATAGGGGAGACACCATATTTCTTGCCAAAATTATTGACGCGAACCATATAAGTATAATTGTTGTCAAGAATGGCATAGGTCTCCTTAGCCTTCATCGCTTCACCGACCTCTTTCGGGAAGGTTGCTTCGACCTCTTCCTGCGTGTCGTTGAAGAACAGAGGCTTGCGCTGCTTGTTCTTGAGCATGGTCTTCTGTAGTGCAGACTTCAGGTTTTCGATGCCCACCAGCAGAACCGGATTGCCATTGCTCTCATACCCGGAGTTCTCGATAATATCCAACGGGAGCCAATCAATCTGCCAGTTCTCCGTATTGTTGCGAAGCACAGCCGCGAAGTTGCCCTCAATATATGCCGTGATAATTGCTTCTCGGATAAACTGCTCGACTCGCACCTGAGAGTTGAAATCATTCAGGATAGCCTGTGCTTTTTCCAGCGTTTTGGTCTTGTTTCGGGCCCCGTTGAAGTTGCGGTACGACAGCCGGATATCCGTGTTGATGTTGTTTTGAATGGACTGTACGACCATGCCAACAATGTCATCAATGTTGATGTACTTGCGGATAATAGCATTGATACTCTGGACGCTGGACAGGTTGGATTGCGCTCCTTCGCCCAGAGAGGAAATCGTGCTGGTAGTCAGCGTGCTTGCTGAAGCGCCATCGTTGAGATATGCGCTGTACATGCGATTTTGCGGGTCATATGTCGCAACAGCGTGCTTGTATCGCTCCGCAGTTTCGCGGTCGGCAAATGAGGTGACGATAGTTGCACCATCTTCCGCCTCATCAATCAGCGGCTTTGGATTTTCAGCCATGATGTCACCTCCAAGTTAAAATTCCACGGTCGAAACGCACCGTGGCGCGTATTTGAATTCATCCGTTGACCGTCGGCGCAGGTCGCGCTCCAGTTCGGATGCAATGTAATTGGCATAAGCCAGACTCGAGTAACGGTCTTTACGCATACCGGATACTTCGTACACCCTGATGTTCTGACCGGCCATCTCGTATTCGAGGTTGATCGTCTCGTTTACAAAGGCGGTAGTCTGGTAGTACGGGTGCTGGTATGCAACCTGTTCCTCAACGGAGAGTTTGCGGTAAGCCTTGCTCTTTTCGAGCAGCTCAACGCCGTCAATTTCGTTGATAAGCAGGCGCAGTTTGCCTCGTTTGATACAGTCTCGAAGGGAAACTGCCATCTCGGAGTTCTTCGAAGCAGATGCTTTGATGCTGTATATAACTCTCGGAGCATTCGGATTGCGACTTCGTGCCGCCATATTTTCGTCATTGATGCACGACCATGCTTTATACTCAACTCCTCGGGTCTCGTCGTAAAGGTCTTGAACGAGTTGATCATAGATTGATATTCCGACCTCACCTTTTCTTTCTGGTTTTTTATCCAGAAACTTACGGTTTATTTCCCGTAAGATGAGCATATCTTTTCATCTACGTGAGATGGCGCGGACTCGTGCGAGGATTATAGTTCGCCAAATTGGCGAGATCACCTCGTATGCGTTGCCTGTGACTTCGTCTTTACTCGAAGCCTTCCAGTCGGATTCCCGTCTCAGGGTTCCCGTTTTCTTCCGCGCTACACTCCAACTGTCGCCAGAAGGAGGGGCGTCGCCACCATTGGTATCAACTACGACATAATCCACATCCAAATCATCATAAAGCTGACGGATACGGATCGCTTGGTCTTGACCATGACCACCATCAATGGTCTCCATGTAACATTCATTGCGGATATACTGTCCGGAGTTGTTAGGCAGGAGCTGCAACAGAGTGATCGCTGTTGCGTCGTTCTTCGCGCCGCCGGAGGTTGCGATATCGCAGCTCAGCAGGCGAATTTCTCCGGGTTCCTTTGTTGGGTACTTCAGCTTGGGATCGCCGAGTGCCGCATACATAGGCCGCGGATAGACTGGGCGCGTGATGCGCCGGACAGAGTTTAGGTCTGTAAAAGAGAAGAATGCACGTTCGGACTCGCCATAAAATTCTGAGCACATTTCCATGCTCCAGCTTATCTCGTTGAAATCATCTTCCTGCATCTCTTCTCGAATCTGTTCCATCGGGTAATATCCCGCAGAAACAGGAAGTTGATAAGGGAATCCGCACACGATATACGGTTCGCTCTTGATCATCGACTTAAAATAAGCCTTAAATTTCGCCCAGCTGTAATGCCATTTGAAGTATGCCGAGCTGATATAGGTCTCCGTGTTACGTTCCTTTGGATAGTTCTTGTATTTCGGGAAACTGTAAAAGCCCGGGGTACGCTCGCCAGCTTTGAACTTTCTGAGCACCTTATCAATAATATCCTTCGGAATCTGCACGAATTCGTCCGCAATCATCCAGTTTGTACGCGCAGAACGTGAAGAATCACGCGCTGTTACAACTTTGACCACGGAGCCATTTTTGAATTTGATATACGCCTCGCTAGGCGTCACTTTGTAATCTTCAATCTCGTTCGTTAGATTGGGCGAGTCAGGCATGAACTTTTCGACTATCTTGTTCAATAGGTTCGTTGACTGACTTCGGACGCCGGCTGCGACAGTGACTTCCAAACCGGGATACAAAATACACCGAACACAAATGGCCGCCGCCACGATCATGGACTTACCCATGCCGCGAGAAGCGATAATCATCACATAGGTGTTCAGACAGATTAAGTCCAGCAGGATGCACTGGAACATCGCCAGCCATTTCATGCCGAGATAATCCTGAGCAAAACGATGTGGATTAGCTCGATAGAAACTAACCCACTTGCACATACCTCGTTCAATTTTTTCAGCTTTGGTGGCATCCATCAGGCATCACCGCCGTTCTCTTCTCCGGCTTCCTTTTCTGCCAGAAGGTCAACACCCTCCATAGCGCGATTCATAATGGCGTCAAAGACGTCCTCATCATCGAGATCCTCCAAATCAGGGTCATCGACGCGATATTTGTTCATTTCGTCCTCGTACATCTTGGCGTGTCGGTTCTTAATGCCAAGCATATGGCACAAATGGCCGAGAAAGTAAATGCTGATGAGACGGACGATACCGTCCACATCCTTCCACTCTGGAAGCGGTTCCGGAATCGGGTCGTGATCCTCGAATCGCTTAATCATCTTTCCGAGCGGGATTTCCGACTCTCGATCCTTTGCTTCAACGATTTTCGGCGTCAGAGCAGCACGGTCGAGTGTCTTCTGATAGGTGTCGGTCAATTTCTGATATACGTCCACCTTGCCGTCCAACAGCATCTTGTTCTGCTGCAGCTTGATGATACAGAGCTCGCGAACCAGAGATTGCTGTGACTTGCCTTTGACGACACACTTCGCCAGCCAGTCCTCATACTCATTCTGCAGGAATTCATACTCGGTGGCGGTAAAGTTAAGCCCCCACTCATTCATCAGTTCCTTGGTTACTTGAAAATCTGTCTGCTGAGTAGGGGTTTCGGTATCTTCATAGGTCTGCAAAGCCAAGTCCTGTTCCTCACGAATCGTCGAATCGTAAGTCTTGCTGTCATAAGCGTTGAGGTTCAATTTTGCGATATAAGCCGACATACGGCTCTTATGTGCTCCCATCTCTTTGGATGCTTCAACCAGAGTGGGAGAGTAGTATAGATCAAACTTCATGCAGATACGCCGAATCGCCGTGTCTGCATCGAACATTTCCTGATAGCGGTCGAACAGCGCATCAATACAACCTCGGCAGACAGGAAGTCGGCCGCTGTTGTTGCGATACAGCATTGTGTTCGGTGCATTGTAAAAATCGGTCGCGCGGGAATATTCCGTCCCGCAGCAGACGCATCGCTTAATCTGGTGCGGCTTTACTGCGGGTGTGAGCTTGTCTTCTTTTTTAGGGATGGTGGGAATCTTAGGCACTAATGCCATTAACCCTCACCACCTTCCGCCTCCTGCATCGTAGCGTAGAACTGGTCGGAGGCTTCGTTCAGCTTCGGAAAAGCAGTGAATCGCACCGTGTGCTTAGTCGGTACAATGCGCTTCTTGCCATCAGAACCCGGGAAGTTGTCTACCATCTGGTAAGATTTACGCTCATGGTTTTCAAACTTGCCGAAGTCCGGCAGCGATAGCACCTCGCATTCCTTGAGAAGCTGCTTAATGCTGTCCAACACGCTGTTTACAACCTTCTTGCTGTCTTCGTAAGCCATCTCGTACAGTTCGGAGTGCTTCGAGTACAGTGCAGCATAATACAGCGTGTTCTTATCTTCTTTCTTCTTGGCTCTTGCCATGCTTTAATCTTCCTCCAGTTTGAGATAATACACGGCATCGCGGCCATAGTCCTGCTCGAAAGTCATCAGGAGCTGGCTCGGCTTAGCATAAAGTCGCTTGCCGTGTGCATGATTGTCCGAACCGCAAAGAGCCGGCGCGATCATGCTGTCCACACCGAATCGGTCAAGCGATTCTGCATGGTGCTTGTCACCCATGATGGCAATATCCACCGGAGTGCCAAGGTCGCGCGACAGCAACATATTCGCCGTCACGCCAAAGTCTCGAACCGTGTCCAGATCGCCGTGTGTAGAAACAACGGTCTTGCCGCCGATGAAGTCTGTGATGAACTCCTCGCACATCGGGCAGACGTTGATGGTATCGTCATCCTTGAGTCGTGTTGCCAGCCACCAAGGGATGATTTTCTCCATATTGTCGGCGTGGATGCTTTCTTTCTTGTTCTGGACGGTTCTCATATGATTGCCGTAAGTAGCAAACACATCTACACGGTCTACAGCCGCAGAGATCTCATGGATTGCCTCGGCAAGAATTTCTGAGACGCGCATCAGCTGGTCGCAGGTATTCTCGACCGATTCCAGTCGAACTGTAGGATGAATTGCTCCATGAGCAAAATCGCCCAGCAGATGAATATGCAGGTCGGTGACCTGATGCATCAGCAGACGCTCTACCGTCTCATCAATCAGGCGGCGGACACGCTGAGCGCATGCCTCTGGGTTATAGCTGTTGAACGGATTGTCGCATACCATGCCATAGTGCCAATCGGTCAGAACCAGCAGGGCTTCTGTCCCGAGTCGATGAACTTCTCCCGCTCGAGACAGCGGAACCAGTGGCTTGCTCATATTGAGCTGCTCAGCCGAGCGGATAATGCACTCGTGCAGGCTTTCTTCGCGTGCCTTTGCGTTGACTACGCGTGTCAGTGCCTGACGCTGGTCGTAGAACTTGCGCTGTTCCTTGCGGAGCTCAAGCTCGCGCTGTTCAATCTCGTGAAGCTGAGCACTGTTATCGGTCAGCTTATCGCGGTTGGCTTCAAAGAGTTTGCAGAATGCCGCATAGTCCTTGCGGTACTTGCTCTCGGTGTACTGGTAGCCAAGCTGATAGTTCAGCAGGTCAGCTACGTCCTGCCAAGAACCAATCTGCTCTTTGATATTGCCGATACGGTAAATGTAGGCGTACTCGCTCTCATCTTCTTTTCTGAGCCAGTCAGTCTTCACGCATTAGCCTCCTCGGCAAGGGCAGCCAGTCGTGCGCGGCGACGGTCGATAACGTCAAGCAGTGCAGCGGCGTCCTTGTTATGTGGGATAACGCGGAGGTACTTCTCCTCCTCGCACAGCCAATACTTGCCGGTGGCGGTACGCGGAACACGAAGCTCTGGATAAAGTTTGTAGATGGCGGCTCTCTCAGCCTTGGAAATTCGGATCAAATCGTTATGTCTCCTTAATTTTTGATAGGTTAGAACGACGAAAAATCGCTTTCTATACCACTTTGGAGAAAAATAAAAAATGGAGCGATTCCCGAAATTTCGGAATATCGCTCCATTTTTATGTGTCATACTTCTCTCGATTTTTTATGTCAACTTGTCATTTTCTGCTTTTTCTCAATGTTCGCTCGGAGGATCTTCGCAATTTCCTGCATAGTGTGAGGTCGATTTCGTTCTTTGCGACGTTCTTCTTTTTCTGCTTCGTAGAGCTCTTCAAACACACGGCGTTTTGCCTCATACGCCTCGAATGTATAACCGTACAGCTTTACACTACCTGTCAGGCATTCGGTCGCGATCTGAATTGGCTCACGGCTCGTCTCGAGCATCTCGTAGAACGAAGAGTTCGCCGTCCCGAACAAAGAATCGAAGAGCAGCTTACTCACGTCTGAATTTTCTTCTTTCTCCATGTCACGCAAGATAACATACATAGTAGCCGTATTGCATTTGTATTTTCCAACATATTCAATCAAATCTCGCTTAATTTCCTTAATCTCGTCCCAGTATGCTTCATAGCGTTCATTGGCATCATGATTATCTCCATCTTTGACAGGAGACGCCAGAGCTCCATAGATGGAAGCTATCTGTCGGCGCGCATCTCGAACAGCTTCAATAAACTTCCGTGCCAGCTCATACCGCGCCCCAGCCGTGCCGACCATTACCGGGTCGATTACATAACTAAAGGGCTTATTTGCTTTGTACGAGCCTCGCCAGAACCGGCAGCGGTTGATTGTGTGCTGAACGTAGTCCATCGCGGTTTTGTGAAACAGATAGGCTTTCTTTTCGCTATCATAGTATCCTTTACGGCGAGCAAGCGTCCCGAAGAAGTTCGGCTTGATTGCGCGACCCTTGTCGTCACGGCGCTCATACTTAGCTTTCAGGCGCTTGTACTCGTCGCGGTTGTTTACCACAAACTCTTTTTTTGCTTTATCAATTTCCAGGCCGCTCATGACATCTAGCATAGACGTATCATAGTAAATCTCAGCCACATCCTCAAAAGCCGCGCCGCTGTTGAGCTTATCCCAAAGCAGACTGTTAAGCTCCTGAGAAAGGTTGATAATCTCGCCGATCATATTTTCGCTAGTTTTGATGTCGAGGTCTGTCTGCTGGGCACTGGTATAAGCACGCTTGGTTTTTTTAGACTCAACCAACGAAGTCGGAACTTTGAAGAGGGAGTAATTCTTCTCAGCCGCCTTAATCAGCATCGGATCATCAGTCAACATGCACGTGTCCGAGTCAAAATCAGCACCTGACAATCTTTGTAAAATATTCTCGCCGATAGAATTCAAGCATACGATTTCTTCTGTTAAGTTCATATACCGGCGCACTTCAGGCACATACAGGTTGTCCGCCAGCAAGATATTCCCCTGACACACATGCGGACTGCGTGACCCCAGCAGACGCTGACCGTCATCAAACCGCAGTGACATCACATGACCAACCGGGATAGACGACTCGCCGTCGAACTGCCCAATAGACGCTTTCAGCATTTCCAGTGGATTGCCGACCAGAGTTGAATAATTACCGTTGACCAAAACATGGCCGCGACGGATGTTGTTCTGATACGAACGAATCAGCCCGTCTCGGAACTCGGCATACATCTGCGTCTGTGCGAATCTGTCGTTGATACCCAACAGACGGAAGATAATGTCGTTTCTGGTCAGCAGTGGAGACTTCATCTCACTGGCCGCCGACTGCTGTTTCAGATGATAGCGCATAACCGCCGGATTGTTCTTCAGCTGTCGCATGTACTCGATGGACGGTTCGAGGAACTCATCCACCTCTTCCTGCGACATCTGCAGAGTATTCAGTAGCTGATAATGGGTAGACACCATACGTCCGTCAAAGAAGTGTGTCTTCTTCTCATGCTTTACCACGCCGAACATAGGGTCAGTACGTTTCAGCCACTCGCGCAGCCGGCCAAACTTCAAATACTTAATGCTGGACGGTGTAGTGATCAGCTTGATGTCCTCTATGGACTTCGCTAACGTGAATCCGTTCAGCTGCTCGATTTTCGTAATCCCGTGGTCAGCAAGGAACTGCTGAATGTTTGCGTTGAAGCAGCAGGACTTGAAAAATCGGTTTCGGAGCAGCAGCATGCCGTACTGCTCGTACTTGGGGCCAAACAGAGACTTGTCCATCAAAGACTGACCGTCCCAGATGCTGTTCGTGATCTCGACGTGCTCGGGGCCAGACACCAGATGACCGTCTTCACGCACTCTGGTCGCGATAACGTCATCCGTAAACGTGCTCTCAAAATCATCGATTACCAGAAAGTTCTCCGGCCGCACCTCCAGCGTGTCCACAATAGAGCTTGCCGTCAGCGCGATATAGCTTTCCAGAGCAGCGAGGTCAATCGCCTGTCCCGGCTGCACCTTGATGCCGCACATCTCCCACTTGTGCATAGCGGGGTAGAGGCGTTCATCGATGTACAAACACTTGCCAACACGAGAAGAACCGGCCGACCGCTTGTAACGAACATAATGGATACCGTCACAATAGAAGCCCTTTTCGTAAAGCTCCTCGCGGATGTCAGCAACACTAACCTCGGTGGCAATGTTAATCTTTGCTTTGTACTGGCCGTCTTCCAGATAGAAATACTTGCCGAGTACGGAATGGGGTAGGGGGTTCTGGACATTCGTGTCGCACTGGATGGCAATCAGCTCGCCGTCGACAACATACACGCAGTCATCCATGTTCTCGGCAATCTCATCGTATCGCCAGCCGTTTTTGATGTACAGCGTCTTGCGGATACGGTTGAATGCCTTGACTGCGTAATGCGCCGTCACGTTGATAACACGGTGGGTGTATTCCTTGCCGCCCAACTCAAAAGAGAAATTCCTGCGGCGGTATACCCGCTCGTAGACGTCTCTCAACTTGAGCAGGTCGAGCGAGTAATCCAGCGTGTTTCTGAATCGCTTCAGATTGAACCCGCCGTCCGAAGACCGGATGTTGTATCCGATCTCGGTTGGACGGTCATAGTGGTTTGCGAGGTAGACATCCTTGCCGTCCACACTTGGAATGTATACGGCATTCGTCATTCAGTCACCTCGCCACTATATTCGGCGCGGAGACGATCACGCATAGACAAGTGCGCGTCAGGATCGCCCGCTTGGTAGTAACTCATTTCGAGCCAATATTCACTTGGCTCAAGATCTACCTATACAACTGCGTACCCGCAGACATCATCTGCTGTCATGTTGCAGGAGTTGTAGCGCGAGCAATACTCGCAGTCATCGTGGATGCAGTGGTTTTTCTTCATTTAGTTTTCTCCTTTTATTGGTTTTCTGGCGGCAAAAGCGGCCGCCTCGCTCTCCTTGCTTTTTAAGCCTCAGCCGCGAACTTCTCGAACAGCTTCTGCTGACCCTTGCCGGTAATGGAAGGAACGGTGAAGGCGTGACCGGCCTTGATGACCTCGTAGGTCTTGAACCAGCCGTTGTTGATGTAACGCTGATACGGCATATTGTTAGCCTGCAGGAAGCCATTTTTGCGGAGCCACTGGAACATGCGGTTGCGGCCAGTCTGGATGCCGAGTTTCTCAGTTACGAGCTTTGCAAAACGCTCGATGGTGAGAGTTGCGGAAGTGCTGCCGACCGCGTTATAGAAATCAACTTTGTGCTCATCGGCGGCGATCTTAGCTTCGGCTTCCATTCGGCGCTGCTTCTCTTCCTTCAGCGTGGTAGCCAGTTGGATGAGAAAATCAGGATCGGCCAGAGACTTCTCGATGATGTCCGTGTCCATGTAAGCGCCGTGCTTGCGGATAGTGGGCAGAACCTCGGAAGTCACCCAACGCTTGAAAACCTTTGCAGTCGGCAGCTTGCTTGCAACGATGAGGCTGTAAAGACCTGATTCGTTGATAACAACTTTATTTGGGTTGCCCTGAATACCGTCGCGAATCGCGACGCTATTTTTATCTTCATCGTCTACATGTTTCGCTAAAGCATCACGCTGATTCTTGTACCCGAGAATATCGGCTACATCCTTGCCTACAAACCACGGCTCGCCGTCACGGACAACGGTGCGTACCTGCTGGTCGTTAAAGATGAATTCCTGGGTTACATAGTTGGTATTTGCGTTCATAATATTTGCACTTCCTTGAGAATTAGTTTTCTGTTTTCTTGCGTCGTTTTTTATACTTGCCACGCTTCCGCACCAGAAACAGAGGTTCAAGCTCGGCGGCTATCGCTTTGTTACCGGTGTAAAATACGCGGGGGTTTAACATAATGCTTCCGACCGGCAAACCGTGGAACGGTTCTTTCAGCCGGGTCATAATCGTCTCCGTTCCTTTGCTGGTTCGGATGACTTGGTTGTAATAGAGGCTGGTCAACTCTCCGTAACCGCTTCGCTCATAGCCACCAGCGGCACAAAGCCGAGCGGCTGTAAGAGGAGCCACCAGAAACGGATCATCCTGAAAGGGGTTCAGACAAAATACGTTGAAGTCCTTATGCAGATAAGGAAGCATCGGAAGCAGGTATTTCAGCCCCAGACTCATGGACTCAGTCCTATACATCTGTGCGATAGAGGAGAAATACATCCTCACATACCTGAAACCGCTCTGCTCCGCTTTCGTAGACTCGCGTCGTGTAATCTCACCCCTGCGAAACAGGTCTTGGTTAAACAACCACTCGCCGCGGTCATTCTGCCAGATGAAGTCTCTCGCTCGGAACGTCCGCAGCATTCCCTGAACAACTGGCGCGGTCAGCTGGAACACCTTTGACAAATAGTTCACGATGTCCGGCGGATACACGTCAGCCGCGATCATCAGGTGCTTGTCAGTAGTAGTCAGGAGCATCATCAGCTTCTGCGCCTCGGTTGGCGTGACGTCATAATAGCTCCCGCCTTCGAGCGGGACGCGCAGCCAGACGAAAGAGCCATAGGCCGGAGTGGCTGTTGAAACATCTCGCTTATAAGGCTTCGCGGCTGGATTGGCTCCGATATCTCTAATGCGTGCTTCAAAGAAGTCCGGGTCGAGATAACGGATATCCTTTGGCTCAAGTTTCACCTTGGGGTTGTAGTACCGCAGTACCGAGGTCGGAATATAAGCCCGCTGTCCATTGCCCTCCAGTGTGAAGGGAACAACGGCGGCGAACTCATGTAAATCAGCCCCGGAGTTGGCTATGTCACGCAGGGTCAGCTCGGCCAACTGCGTTTTTTCTGGCTGGGATTTACCCATGTTGCTTCCCGTCCTTCCAAATCGAACTCGCGTCCTTCCAAATCAAACCCGCCGTCCTTCCAAATCAAACTTATCGTCCTTCCAAATCAAACTCGTCGTCCTTCCAAATCAAACCCTAATCATAAATACACTAATCATAAATACATAATCAAAATACTTAATCATAAATACATAGGCTGAGCTGGGCAGATTTTGAAAATGCCAGCCAGAGAAATGGAGAAATGGAATCACGCGGAATGAGGCTCACTCAGAATGAGGCTCACTCAAGAGGAGCGTCACGCTTCGTCTGAACGATTGGTCGGTATATAAATGCGCGGGGTAGAGAACTGACATTGGCTGTGTCGGCGAATCAGATGTGCTTCTTCAAGCTCCTTAAATATCTGCAGCGCTTTCTTCTCTCCACAAGAGATGTCGTTCATAACATCTTTGAGAGAGTAATAGATGAATGGCTCGCCATCTTCGTCAATCCATTCTGGCCGGCTTTTTGATAGCTGCATTCGGTAGAGCATGAGAGAATACAGGATCTTCCCAGCCGGAGAGACAGACTTGAGGTCAGGAGTTACGGGGATAGGGATGAAATCGAATCCGCTGCGGCCATCGTAGCTACGGAACTTTGGGTTCTTCTATGTCGTGTGGATAGCTGGTCGTTTTGCCATCTGAATACCTCCTCCGCGGGGTAATTGGATTTTTTTTGCTTCTATTAACTACTATACAAAAAAGGCGTTTTTGGGACGCGAAGTTGAAGAAAAAGATGCATAAAGATTGAGAATTCTTTTGTGCATGTTGCTGAATGGGAAAATAGCAATCTGAAGTATGCTCTTCTGGCTGGCTTAGACCTATGTAGCAATACTTAGGTAGCAATACTGAAATAGATAAAGCCGACCATTAGACCTTGGCCGGCTGTTTTAATGAGCGGATACGCCTCTGTGATAGAGCAGGTATGGAGAGGTACGTCAATCATTGAAGAACCATTTTCGTTCTGGCGGCAGAATTGAGCTGTAATCGATTTTGACATGCGGATGGGAAATTATACCACGAGAATACAAAAAGCCAGTACAGGGCATTCTGAGGCGAATACAGGGCATTGTAGGCAATATGTGGAAATGTATGGAAACTATAGGGGTGGGTTTTAGAGATCGCGGCGGCTAATTTATATAGCAGAGAACAATCATAGTAGAGCAGGAGTGTGTAGTGCTACATAGTGCTATAGGCAGTATTCCCTTCTGGCGGGAGATAAGGAGATGATAAGTTAGATACAGGATTGCATGGCAGCTGTAGACCTGCGTGACAGATGCATGATGGAGCTGCAGTAGAGCTTCCGTAGAGCTTGTGGCTGGCTATACTCGAGCTGACGGTTACAGCAGATTATAGGAATGCACCTTTTTCGAGTGTTCGGGAAAGGGGGAGTGGCGAAAACTCGGGAACAGCGCACGAAATTGAGGAAACGGGGATTAAAGAGGGGAAAAGGGATGGGGAGGAGAGCGAAAGTTCGGGGAAAGAGGGGGAAAATATGGGGTAGAGTGAGATGAGGTAACTACCTTTCCTGAAACTGGTAAAATATCTGGAAAAGTGTAAAATATACCCCATATGATAAAAAAGAAGCATTTACACCGCTGAAAAGTGCCGGAATGCTGTTTTATAGTATACTTGAAAAGTCGATTTTTGAAGCAGGCCGATTTTTTGAGGTGTCAAGACACATATCTTTACGCCTAAAGTTGGATATATGAACAGTCGCTCATATGTTATTTTCTTAACATAGTGTTGGCGTGTTGTCTTCTGGTGATCGGCAGGACAGAGGGCGGAATTCTCAAAAAATAGGCGTGCAGCACGACGGAAAAATCTTTTTTGCGCGCTTTTCTGATTTTTTCTAAAAACTTTTCCGTGCTCTAAATCCCTGTTTTCGTCTTTTTCGCCTGTTTTGCGAACCTCTACGCGCGCGTGCGTTTTCATTATCTTTGAAAAAATTGCCCCCAAAAATTTTTTTGAAAAAAGTGTTGACACTGTGCGCACAGAGTGCTATACTGTGAGCACAGTCAAGGAACGGCACCCCGCCGGACGGCTTGACAGGGACAGTGCCCACTGTATAGGGCACGGGGCGCGCCCCCTATAGCGTGAAGTCCGGACGGCGTCCGGCGTGAAGTTTGACAAGTGAACAGCGACTTCTCGGCTTGTACCGCTTTCCCTCGATAGAGGGCGGGCGGGTTTCGAGTGCACCGCTTTTCCCTCGATAGAGGGCGGGCGGGCGTTATGCTTGACAGGTCGAAAAGAACAGTTGTGAGAATACCGCTTTCCGGTCGTGCATAACGGAATTGCACGACTTTCCGCGGGCGCGTTGCGCTTGCGGGTGGGAAAGTGCTTGCGTTCTGCATATGCGGTTCAATCGTGACAGGTGCACCGCGCAGAGTAGGCAAGGACGGGCTTAGCCCCCGCAAGCAAGCTACGTTTAGCGTGTCCGTGAAAACACGTACCAAAACCGCGCAAGCGGCGGCGGGGTTTGCGGTTATCCAAAACCGCGCAGGCAGTACATAACAGGTTTCCCCCCGGGGGGTCCCCTTCAATTGACCCCCCGGTGCCAATGCCGCAAGGCAAGTACATATTCACGCAAGGACTTTACATACTGGAGGTTTTATTATGACTATGGAAAACATTAAGAACGCTGTCAAGGCGTACAACGACAACCGCGACACCGCAACCGCAACCGTAAGCGCAAAGGCGTTTGCAAGCATTGATGAATCGTGCAAGGATATCAGCAAGCAGAACCGCAAGTCTGCCCTGTCTGCTCTGGTTGCTTCCGGCAACCGTTCCGACGTTCTCACCGCGTTCGTAATGGGGTACACTTACAACCGTGTATCCGTCAAGATTGACAAGGACAGCGGCAAGGCGGTTGTCGCTGAAACGCCCACCGAACTGCAATGGAAACACGCGAACAAGGCATACGCCGACGCTCACGACGGTGCAAGCCTTGCGGACTCTGTCGGTTTTAACGCCCTTGCCGACGGCTTTTTTGACCACCTGTTCAAGGGTCACGTCCGTCTTCAGGGCCGTGGCGGCAAAGCCGCTGTTCTCGTAAGCAAGACGAAAGACGGCGTTATCCGTGACACCCTCACGCCGGACTTTGAAGCAAACGACGCAATCAGCGCAACCAAGGCAATGAAAATGCTGGCTGACCTGTACACGGCACTGTTGCCGGAAGATATCCGCGTAAAGCCGTGCAAGTGCGATCTGATCCGACTGCACGACGCGGTTATCACTCCGCGCGGTGGCAAACAGCTTAAGTCGTCCTCTGACACTCTGTACAAGCAGTTCTTTATGGGCGTTCGCGTCCGTATCACTGGCAACGCATACGAGGTTTACGAGAAGTAACCGACAGGGCGGTGCAAACCGCCCATGCCCGCAACAGTCCAACCTCCACGCGGTGCGGGTGGATAACCAACCAATGGACTAAAAAACAACGCAAAGGAAGTGCAAGACATGATGGAAAACTGGGAATGCGGAACCCGCAACGCAAGCGGGGCAAAAGTCCGCACTTACGCAAGTGACCTGCCTCGACTTCGTATGAGCACACCGCAATCTGGCTTTGTGCCTTTTCAGTACGAAAAGGCGTACGGCGTGAAGAATGCGGTGGGAATCCGCATGGTGGCAAAGTGCACGCCTGCGAAGATTCCGGCATGGTCGCGCAAGAACGATTTTGCCGCAGTCCACGCGGCAACCGGTCGCAAACTACCGGAGAACGTAGCCGCGGCATTGTTCGTAGCAATCGCAATGCCTACGAGCAAACGTGCCGTCCGCAACCGCCGCCACGCAATAAACGTGTTACGTGATTTCTGCGCAGGCGAAAACCACCGCGCAATGCGATCCGCAACGATTGCGTTCAATCAGGGTTACGCAACCGTAAAGGTTGCAGGTGAAAACGCGGCAACCCCTGCAACCGTTATGATTCTGGTTGACGGTCTGCGCCGCGCTGGCTATGCAATCGTAAGACCGGCGCGACCGGTATCTTTCTAACCCGAAAGTATACCATCTTGCTCTGCGATAAGAGCAAAATAATCGCAATGCACAGGAAAAGTGCATCCTTTTTACGTCAGTCACCGCCGCGTAAAAAATTGACCTTTTCCTAAGTTCATGATAAAATGAACCTATACTTCTGTATAGGCGGTGAAATAATGAATAAGAATCAATATGATAGTGATTTTGTAAAAAGAAACTACGATAGGGTTTCATTCCAAGTTCCCAAAGGAGGAAAAGATAGACTCAAGAAAGAATGTGACATACGAGGGTTTTCTGGAATTAACGCCCTTATTACCAACGCTATATTGGAAGCATATGGGATAGATCTCCGCAAGAAAACCGAAAAGTAAACAAGCCCCGGAACAACCATGTTCCGGGGCTTTTCCTTGCTCAAAGGAGGAAATTATATGTCAGAACAAACGACAGTAGACTACAATGCACTCGCAGCTCTGTGTATTGCTGAAATCGAGAAAGCAAAAGCTACTCCTCGTAGCAAATATGACAAAATTACTTTAAGTCTACCTAAAGGGAGTAAAGACTATCTTAAAACACAAGCCGCTATTCGTGGCAAAAAAAGTGTAACAGAGTTAGTAACTGACGCAATCGAAAGTTACTGCGACGTAACATTGAAAAAAACCGACCGAGAATAAACTCGGTCGGTTTTTATTAGCAATCTTTCCATTCAAAATCGTAAACAGAGTTCTTTTCGAGATAATCAGGCTTAGGAAGTTCCATGTTAATATGTTTCTCGAAAGTCAAGAGATATTTTTTGATAGAAAAATCTCTCCCGGTTAAGAATAAATTCGCTTGGCTCCGCAAGAAAAGTTCCGCAGGACCTTTATGCATACGCTCAGCTTGTTTGAGTTTTGCAACTCCTGTGATTGTTTTGTCGTCGATTTGCTGATAAAAAATAATTTTCTGCAACCGCATGACATCACAATGCAAATCTTTAGACAATTCGACAAGATTGGGATATTTGATTGCTAATTTGAACACTTTTTCGGTGAAAGCGTCATCGTTTTCTACTTTGCAATTATCAAGAAATAATTGTAAATAATTGCGACTGCTTTCACTTTCACAAGCATTCAATTTCTGGTACACAATAAAATCAATCACATTGTCTAAATCCTCTTTAGTATACATATTTTCACCTCACTTTCTACCGCAATCATATCATAACAACCTAATAAACACAAGCACCCAATCCGGGTGCTTTTCTTTTACCCAAAACCGACACATAGAAAGGAAGTTTTCACCATGATTAAAAGCACAATTTCTCTGCTCCTCGCAACCCTTATGACCGGTAGCGTGTCCGCGCCGGTAGCAAATCCGATTGAAAATAAATCGGAAACCCGCACAATCGCTGGCGAAATCTATTCGGTTTCGTACCCGACCGATGACCGTGATTACGCAATCACGACTATCGAAACCGAGGACGGTAACCTCTGGAATGCAGAGGACTACGTTGCCCCGCGCAATGTGAAAGTCGCGGTCACCTTCGATACGATGGGCACGGAAACGATTCTGGATGATGAAATCGTCCAGATCGTAACCGTCTGGAACGCATAAGAAACGCAACCGAAACCGGCCGGAAACGAAAACAAAACCGACCGGAAACGAAAACAAAAAAGGAGTAAAACAAAATGAAAATCATCAACTGCACACCGCACGCAATCACCTTCCTGCGCGAGGACAATTCCGTCCTCGCAACCATCGAGCCGAGCGGCTCGATTGCCCGCGCCGCTCAGACCCGCGAAAGGGTTTCCGAAGTAAACGGTATCGTAGTAAACCAGTGCAGCTACGGTGCCGTAACCGGTTTGCCCGACCCGCAGCCAGAAACAATTTATCTTGTGTCTGCGCTGACTGCGCAGGCATGCCGCAACCGTTCCGACGTTTTCATTGTGGACGACGCAGTCCGCAACGAATCCGGTCAGATTATCGGCTGTCGAGCAATCGCTCACATCTGATGATCAGCAATAAAAACGAAAGAGGGGATGCCTATGATTGCGGAGCACGGGAAAAAGCTTGTGCCCAACAATAGAAAAGGCCGAGCCTTTCAGGTCTTGCAATCTGCACCGCAGGGCGGAGAACAAGAAACCGAAAGGTAAGTAATTTGAAAATGATTCCTGCCGGAAGGTTCTCGAGGGTTCATCCTTAAAGCCCTCATCCACGCCGAAAGGCGGTGATAATCTGGTTGTCACAAAAGAAAACACCGACAAGCGCAAGCCTGCCGGTGCTGTCATCAACCGCGCTTGATTGCCAGTACGATCAGCGCAAAGCAAAGCACGAAAACGTTCTGCTCCACAGTGACCCCTCCATTTCATTATAAAAATCTGCGGCTATGTAAGGTGAAACCGCACACATACTTTCAGTATGTAAAGATTTATATCACTGGCCGGAGCGGATCAAAGTTGGTGACAACCAGATTATATCACAAAAGAAAACCATTCGCAATAAATCGAAAGGGGTAATACATATGACAGCTATCGCAACTACCATGCCGCGCAAGTGGCGTAACGTCTATCTCACTCGCAACGAATGGGACAAACTCCGCCCCGCAATCAAATCTGCCACGATCAGTTACAGCGCAAGCGGCTGTTTCGAGGGAATCTATCTTGAAGTCTATGTAAACGAAACGGAAGCGAACCAGATTGAAAACGATCTGGAAACGCTCTGAAACCGGAGCAAAACGGAGGCAAAACGAAATGAAAATCGAAACCTTTCTGGACAGCTATGGTGTCCGCAATATGTGCATTGCTCATGATTACTGCACCTGTATGGACAATGACCAGTACAGCAAAATGCTTAACTGGGTGAACGAAACCACCTTCGGAGCAAACGAAATCGAAACGCTCGCAAGATGGATTGCAAACGGCAGCGATTTCACCGACAGGGAAACCGAAGACCCTGTCGCAAGCGTAGCCTACTCTATCATGAATGAGGCTATCACATGGATTCCGATCATGAATGTTCCGAAATAAATCCATTTCGTCAGATCACCCGTGGATGCAAGAAAAAAAGACCGCCTGCGCAAACAGGCGGTCGCAAATCAGCGGCAGAAAATCGCAAGGATAAATCCTGCCACGGTCAGACACTGGGTTAACAGTGCCATGAAGCAAATCGTAGACTTGCTCAGACCAATCACTCCGTTTCTTTAAGTATTAGGCTTGACGATTTTTCGCAAGCCTATGTACAAGATCATTATGTCAACGCCTTGCATCCACGGGTGATCTGACGGAAACATTATATCATAACAAACGGAATAAATCAAATGCCCACAGCACCCGAAAAGGGTGCATTTTTTATACCCAAAATCGAAAATAAAGGAGTCTGAACCTCATGAAACACTACTTTTCTACCGCAATGTTTGCGGTGCTCGCTATCATGGCAACCGTAGCAACGGTTGCAACCGGGGAAAATAATTTCCTTGGATCGATTGTGTTCGGAACGTTCGCAATCGGCGATTTCTGGAGCACCACAAAGGCACTCTGGAAGCGTTACAAAGAGGAAACAAATTACCGTGCCAAACACAGCCGCGCAGCCTGAAAGGAGAATACATAATGAACGACACCAAACGCATCTTAGATGTTCTGGGGCACGCAATCGAGCTTGCCCGGGACGAACTTGAGAACAGCCCGCAGGAGTATGGACAGCCTGCAGCTCCACAGCGGACTGAAACCACGCTCCAACCAGTACCCGAAACCGGGACAAAAAATAATCCGCTTCTGACGAGCAGCAAGATCGAAACATTTTACCACCCAAACTTCGGAACAATCGAAGCCACAAAGATTGGTGGTAAGCCGTATTTCAAAGCACTTTCGATTCTCTCTGCGCTGGGTTATAAAAATCCCGCAAGCGTTGCGGAATTATGCCCATTCAAGAAAGTAATCCGCGCTCCAAAGTCGAATGGCTCGGTTGATTCTGTGACGTATTTATCACAGTATGACGTCCATTCGCTTATAAATCGCCGCAAAATTGAGCTGCTTTTCGAGTTTGAGCGATGGATTGACGAGGAAATCGTTCCGACACTTTGCGGCAAGCCATTGCAAAAGAAAATCTATCCGCCGATGAAGCAATTCAAGCATGACGAATACGGAACCGTTCTTGCAACTCTGGTTGATGGCGAGGTGTACTACAGAACCATCGACATTTGCAAGATTTGCGGATATAACCGCACTGCGGTTGCAAACATATCCGACAAATATTACTTTGCAGGGCCTCGTGATATCTGCGGATCTAATTCAACTTTCATCAAAGCGGAGACAGTTTACTCGGTGTTCCGGCGTAAAAAGCTGGATAAAATTCCAGTCACAAAAAAGATGCTTGACTGGGTAATCTACGACATTTCGGAACAAATGCGTTCCGAATTCACCGACAGCGATTCCACAATCGCATAACTGGAAGAAATTACAACGTCCCAAATCAGGGCGATTTGTATAGTAATTAGTGTAAGGTTCTCGCGGGTTCATCCATAAAGCCCGCAGCCAACCTAAATAAGGCAAGGAGGCAATACATAATGAAATATGAACTCACACAGGAACAGTGCCACACGTTCTCTATAAGCGCACTGTTTGACCATTTTGCGGAGGCAATGGGATACAAGAACGTATCCGCACTCCGCTACGACTGTACCCGCATTCTGGTATCGACCGCAATCCAGAATGAATTCTTTGCGGCTTACAAAGAAAACGGTACTCCGGAGGCCGCAGCCAGAATGATATGGTGTTTGGCAGGCCCCAAATCAACCATCGACGATGAGCGGTTCCTTTTCGAACCGCAAGAAGGATTCATTATCGAAAACGAAAAGGAGGAAGAATCACTATGACGATGACAACTATTCTGCGGTACATGAACCGAAATGACCCGAACGGTGAATATGATGATGCAATCGCAATCGCCGAGGGCACCGACACCGCAAAGCAGGCAGAAATCGCAAGAGAAGTAATGACGATTCTCGACCGTTGGATGGATGATATTGGCGATGACCCGCTGTTGTGCAGTCAGCTAATTGACATGTTCGCGTTCTGCAATCGGTACGCAACCGAGCGCGAACGCAAGAATTCGGTTCTCCTGCTGAGATAAAACCGTCATTTAACAAGGGGAAAAGTCCTTGTTATTGTACCTTGACAATGTTATAATGGCAAGCAAAGAGAGGTGATAAGCGTTGTCAATGGCAAAAGCACAATGTCACTGTGCGGTCTGTGGGAATGATTTTGAGATAAAAGTCAAGCGCCGCAACAGGGAAGAAGCCACCAGCTTTGAAGAATGGGCAGCGAAAAATATCACAGTCTGCCGTGGTTGTGAGCAGAAGATTCGGAAACAAGAAAACCATAAACGTGCATTAGAAAACTCCGATGGCCTTCCTGCTCTGGAAGGAACCGAGAAACAAATTGCATGGGCTTTCGACATCCGCGGCAAGTTTACTGATTTCTCTTTTCTGGATGATCGCTCATGGGGTTTCTTCATCGAACATTATCTACAAGGCAAGACTTCGGCGAAGTGGTGGATTGACCATCGAGAGCCATCCAATGCTCGAGACATGTTCTGTAATCTCATGGCAGGAACGTGGGGCGATGAAGAGCGCGACGAAATGATGAAGGCTGCAGCCGCTTACGATAGATTGAAAGGTGAGAACAAATGAAAACGACCAAGTTCTATGATCCTGAAACCGAGAAGATAATTGACTATCCTATTACGGATGAAGCCTACGAATACTACAAAGAAAATATCGGAGACCCTTCCGAGATGGGATTTTGGGCAGGGTTATTTGGAAACCTAACAGATTTCTCCGATTTTCCGCACAAAGACAAGTAAATATCGAATATATGTAAGAGCTTGCAATAACCTGCAAGCTCTTCTTTTTTGCACAAATTGCCGGACAAAATGTTCGGACGGACGCTTAAAAGGAGCGAATACCTATGGAAAAGAAAGTAATCTGGAGCAATTACAATCTCGATTATGAAGATTGGAAGGATTTCTTCGATGATGAGTATCCCGATCTGGATGAAGATAAGCGCATCGACCTGATGTACGAATTGAATAACGTATATCTGGACGATGAGCGCATGAACCTTGACATTCCTGTTTCCGAGGAAATCATCGTGCTCGGTGACCTTGGTCTCTGGGACGGTCGTAAGTCCGGTTACAAAGAAATCCACGGACATTCGATTAAAGATTGCCTGTATACAGATACCGACTACGCAACGTGGTATCTCGATGGCCGCGGTGATTTGTGCTGCGAAGCCATTCATCATGACGGAACCAACCATTACCTATATCGAGTATTCAAGCCGGACGTAAGCGACATTCGAAAGGAAAACTTTCTGGAAAAGGTTCTTCGCGGAACCGTGACCAGAGCAGATATCACTCGTACCACTCAGCGTCTCGGTGATAAAATCGCCGATGTGTATGGCTGGAAGATTTGAAAGGAGAATTAACCATGGCAAATTACAATTGTGCAATCAGAACGAATTATTTCCGTGTTAAGGATGCTGACAAGTTCAAAGCATTCATGTCCGATGTATATGGCTCCGAGGACGAAATCGAAGTATTCGAGGAAACCGATAAGGACGGTGTAACTCGTTATGGTTTCGGTTGTTACGGAGGCATCAGCGGCGTTTGTTCGATGGACGAAGATTGTGAAGATTCCTCATATGATCTGTTCATCGAGGGCTTGCAGCAGTGCGTTGCAGACGATGATGCAATCATCCTTCTTGAATCCGGAAACGAAAAGCTCCGTTATCTGGTAGGTTCCGCGGAAGTTATTACCTCCAAAGAACACAGGTATATGCGGATTGAAGATTTTGCTATCTCCGAAGCCGCAAAGATGCTCAATAACCCGAAATTTACCACCGAAGTTGCTTATTAAGGAGGCGTGAATTATGACAGACAAGCAGCGCAAAATCTGCGAAGACCTCGGCTGGAAAGTTTATGAAGACGGGGATGATATCGAACTCGAAAAATATTCTTCATTAGGTGAAGATGTTTGTTTTAGTGTAAGTGCAAACAAATTTCTTAAAGATTTATGTGATTACTACGAGGATTTCGATCCAGAAGAGCACGCAGCAATGTGGTACAATGCGCGACATTCCATGGTAGGAGTTCCACAGAGCCTTCGTGCTCTTTTGGATGATGCGATTGAAATCGACGGAATGCTCGAAGATTTGTGCATTGAGTTATCCAGACCAGAAGAGCGAGGAGGAGAGTGAATCATGAAAACAGAATTTGACGTAAGTTTCGAGAAAAACGGAGTTTGTCAAGCAAGAATTGTTGTTGCCAAGAATAAGGATTTCGCCGAGCGGTGGTTCCGTATGATCGAACCAGAGGCGGTCGTACTCGGAATTAGTGAGAACTATGAGTACAAACCCGGGAAGCCGGTTGAAGAGGTCCCCTACGAGTGGAACGGCATCGTGTTCGATGATGTTTTCGATGATAAATACAGCAGCGAACGAATCCTGTACTTCGATGTTCCGTTGGAATACCTTGGTGAGGATTACTTCGATGAAAAAGACCGAGCCAAAGCAGTTGGTGCAACCATCAGTATCTCGTTCAATCCAGAATATCCGAATTGGATTGAATCTCGATTTGAAATTTCTCCAACCGACGCAGACGGCAGTGACTTCGATTGGCTGCAGTACGACATGGATCGCGACCAGTATGAAGAACTTATGAATCTGGCAGGTGAAACATTCGACCGTTGCATCAATGTAGGCTATTCCTATCGTGATGATGATGGGACCACCAGATACGACGAAACACAGTTCGATCTTCCGAATATAAACGGAGGATACGATGAGCTCGAACTTCTTAACCTCATCGTAAATTTCTTCAAGGAAAACGAGGACATCAATCTTCCCTCGGTAACCTACATTGAGGAGGCATAACAAATGGACAACACATTAAAACTCCCTCGTTGGAACATAGAAGAGATGTGCGGCTACAAGCCGTTCACTACCTTCTGGCAGGACTTTAGCATCGCCGACAATTTTGGTATCGACGCGGTTTGTGATACATATAACCGCGCTTTTCAGGAATGGAAAACCGATTATAAGTACCTGACCGAGCTGGTCATGGTGCTCAACTGGAAGATCTGGCAGCACTACGAACACAATGAGCCGCTCGCCAGACTGTATAACACCCTCTGGGAGCGTGCCGCTCAGTATGCACAGGAAAACCTCAAGGGTGACGAACTGACCTATTACTTCGTCACAACAGACTAACACAAAATACGTGTTTCATGGGAAGATTGGAGAAATCGATATGAAAAAATATTATCCTATTGAGGATGCAATAAACAATGTATCAAAGAAATTTCGTTTAAATCTAAAAGACTCAAATGAGATGGATGAGAAAGAATTAGAAGAAGCTGAGATGTTGATAACGGAATATGTCGAGTTTGTAGAACATCCTGAGTATGTTCAATTGGTTCCTAAAATGAAAAGGACAAACGAACTTATACTTTGAATCTAAGATTTGAAAGAAAACAAGAAAAATGACGAATACACCGGTTGGTGGTATGTCCAGTTTGTGTAAAAAGAGAAGGAGATAAAACTTATGCTGAAAACTGATCGTGAACCTGATCTGACCATGACGAATGCGTGGCTTGCTCAGATGTATGATGAAGAAATCAAGGATGTCGAGGGAGACATCCTGAACATATCACTCTGGGTAATTGGAAGTGCAGATGATTCGGAGCGCGAAATGTTCCTTCAGAACGTAGCCGACAAGCAGGCGTATCTCGAAAAGCTAAAGGAGCTCCGCGCTAAAACGAGTAATTGACGAATGGCTCCAAGAAGAGGGCCTTACGCGAAACCTGTTCGTAAGCACATTCAGAGATCAGATTACTGGCAAGCCGATGTATGACGTCGCTTTTCAGTACACGCCAGCATTTGACCGAAGCATTTGGCCTTAAGGAGGGTACATAGTAATGTATTTCAAAACAGTCTGGGGATTCAGCGGAACTGATGAGCAGAAGGAGTTGCAAAAGAAGCAGCTCCGCGACGTGCTGACGAGGTTAGGCGCTGATGTAAAGATGGACGATGTTGATCTCGACGGCGAAAAGGCGTTCGCAATCACTATTGAAACGTAAGCAGGTATTTGAAAGGAGAAGTATTAAATGCCGAAAGTAAGGTATCTTCCAGTGTCAGAAGGATGGCAGGTCAACATTGAATCATTCCCTAATTTCGATAAATCTGGGAGCATCTTGGGGATGAAAAAGAAATACTACGGCAAAGACGCTCTACTGGTTCGCTGTGGTTCTTACATTTATAACGTGTCTCTATGCCCCAATATTTACTATAAAAGAGCGTATTAAACAAGAGTTTGGAGGTGTTAAGATGGGACGAAAAAAGAAACAGCCAGAAGAGTATCGTCTTCTGCCGGACGGTCGGATTTCGATGCGCTGCGGTGTTCCAATGCCGAGAAAATATCTCCGACCGAATCAAGAAAGGGTTGACAAGCTGGTTGCCAATATGGTTGATTATGCAATCAAATGCCAAAACGAATATGTGATAAAAGAATTATCCGACATGATTAGGGAGCCGGATTTTGATAAGGCGATGGAGCATTTTCAGAATGTGTCTGACATGAACGCATATTTTGAAAGGCTGTTAGCTATCGTCAATCCCTCAGTGTATGAGGAAATCAGCAAAGAAAACGGCAATCCAGACCAATAAAACGATGAACAGAGAGGAGAAAACACCATGGATGGAGCTTTTCAGAATAAATGCTTTGGCCTACCCGATGATTTTGATTGTGATAGCTGTCATTACAACGTTGGTTTTCAAACCGGCTGGGGCGGTGTTGTAGGTCCTTGCGGACAGCAGAATTGCTGGTACTCCTGCACAGCTTGTATGTATAACAACGGCGGTGAATGCTATGCAGAAGATATAGTTGAAGACGGCGATGAATAAATACGATTGGGAGGTGACTCCACATGATCAAAAACAGATACTGCAAGCGATGCGGCCATAAAGTCAAGCGAGAAACCACGAAGGGATTACGGAAAGAATATCCGTATTATTGCCCTTATTGCGACGAGAACATGTACAGGTTTGAGACTGTGAAACATCGTTCTGAGAAGACGAATGGAGTGGAAATCAGAGTTTAAGATTTTCACAACAGCATAAAGCGAATGTTTGGATAAAATTCGTTTCCGGAATATATATAGAAAGAAACAAATAAAGGAGAAAAAAAGATATGAAGGATGAGCTTTGGCAGTATATTTTGGATAATTTTACAATTGATAATGATGGAAGAAAGATAATCTGCAATATCCTTGACTGGATTTGGCTTCAGTCGATTGATAAAGAAGATACAGTTAATACATTACTGATCCTTTTAGATGGAATTGGTATCGAAAAGGAAGAGATTGAGAAATTTGTTAACTGGGATTAAGCAATAAAGTGCGTATTGGGCATGAAAACGATGTTTAGGAGGTAATTATGAATTACATTGCATTACAAAAAGCTCAGGAAGAGCTCAATCTCACGCCAGCAGAAAAGGAACGCTACGACACTCTGACTGCAATGCACCATCTCGTAATGTGCATGAACGATGAAACTGCATACATGACGTGGATTTGGTCAGTTCCAGATGAAGCAAGCGCATATGACCTTGCCGATATTGCTAAGGAAAAGGACGAGTTTGACGGTGTCGTAAGACTTTTCAAAAAGCTCTGGAAGAAATACGCCGCAAGCGATTCCGGTTTATGCATCGGAAGAACAACCTATTAAAATTGAATCCGTATAAAATAATGACACAAGCAGGAGCCAACAGCTCCTGCTTTTTATATCCAAATAGGAGGTATACATCATGAATAATAACATCAAGGAAAAAATCGCAAAGCTCCTCGCACTGGCAGAGTCCCCGAATGAAAACGAAGCGAAAGCCGCTCTGCTCAAGGCTCGCGCCCTCATGGTACAGCACAAGCTCCGTCCAGAAGAGTGCACCGGCAAAAAAGAAAAGGTCGTGACCAAGGTTCTTGCCGATATCAAGTGCACGACCATGACCGACTTCTGGATTTACAAGCTGAGCGACGTGATTGCCAAGCATTATTGCTGCAAGAATTACTGCCGCAAGCCGCCGCGCAGCAAGGCACTCACGATTATTTTGATGGGCCTTGAAAGCGATATTGAAATCGCCGAGCGCATCCTCCGCTACGCAATCGACTGCGTCAAGAGGGAACAGCGCACCATTCATCACACGAGAAAGTGGCAGGGTTACAGCGCAACCGATATCCGCCTTGCCTGCAACGCTTACGGCGACGGTTTCGTTGCCGGTCTGGATCAGGAATACCAGAAACAGGACGCCGAGCATCAGGAATGGGGACTGGTCATGATGACACCGAAGGACGTGCAGGATGCCTACGGTAACCTCAGCATGAAAACGAGCACGTCTCTTGCAAGAACCGCCGGTGCCTGGGCAAATAAATACCGCGATCAGGGTGTAGAGCACGGACGTTCTTTCAAACCTGACCAGCGCCTGCACAACACCGCAATCGCAAGATAAGGAGGAATTGTTATGATTGTATTCGCAGTATCTCAGCTCCGCAGTTATTACGACTGCGGAGAACGATATTTTGGCACCGAGGGTATTTTTCTTACTTACGGCGAAGCAAAGGAATTTATCAAGCAGGAGATCGACGATATCATCTCCGGTTCTAACATAGACGACCATGAGACATTCTTCGGCTCGGACGACGAATTCGAGGACGAGGTGTCTTTGACTGATAATTCCATCTCGAGTTTCGGTCACAAGTTTCAATGGGATATTTCGCCTGTTACATTGAAAAAATCTGTGAAACAGAAGGTTTTCGAAACCATCCAGCACGAAAACGATATTGAAGATATCAAAAATATTATCGAAGTCGAAGACGATCTGCTCTACGACCATATCCGCGATATTTCGATTGACACCATGAACCGTATGGCATACCTCAAACGCGAGAAGGAAGACAACGGCATGGCGTGGAACGATGCCGCATCCGCAGCATTCCATGAAGTAATCAACCAGCAGTAAATAAGGAGTGTATACATCATGACTATCAATACCAATATTAAGATCAGCCCGGGCAATTCCAAGATGGGAGCAATCCCGTCCGTCAGCCTGCCGGCCATTAAGACCTGCCGCGACTGCAAATGCAAAGAGAAGTGCTACGCAGCTAAGCTGGAGCGTCTGAGACCGACCGTAAGAAACGCCTATCAGCATAACCTCGAGGTGCTCCAGAGCAATCCTGAGACGTTCTGGCGTGAAGTAGAGGCAACCGTAATGCTTAACCGTTACTTCCGGTTTCACGTCAGCGGTGACATTCCGAGCAAGGATTATCTGTTCCGCATGATCGGTATCGCCGAGCGCAATCCGCACTGCGAAATCCTGTGTTTTACCAAGCGATATGATTTTGTAAACGCTGTCCTGCGTGACGGCAAGCATATTCCCAACAATTTACATCTCATTCTTTCCGGATGGGTTGACCTCGAAATGGTCAATCCTTTTTCTTTACCCGAAGCACACGTTCGCTTCAAGGATGGCACAACGACCGCAAGAGCAGATGCAAAGCCGTGCAGCGGTAACTGTGCCGAGTGTGCAATGACTGACACCGGCTGTTGGACACTGAAGCGCGGCGAGCAGGTTGTGTTCAACGAGCACTAAACCGACCGAACGAAAACAACAAATCCGACCGATTGGAGGTAATCAAAATGAAAAAAATCTATGTTCTGCGCTACTGGTACGATAATGAAGATACTTCCGGCGGTGAAGTAATCGCCGCCAGTGAGAACTTGCACACACTGAACAGCATCATGCGTGACAGCGTAAAGCGCAGCGGCGTTCTGGATGATGAGGAAACCGAGTGGGACGAGGACGAAACCGAGTTCCTGACCGACGACCCTAACCAGATGTATGTTTGTTACTCTTTTTATTGCAGTCCCTGCAATTACGCCAAAACCGTGTGGGAAATCACCGAAGTCGAAGTGAAATAAGGAGGAAAATACATGAAAAAGATTTACAAATGTACCGAATGCGGTAAGTCGTTCACCCTTGACGATTGCGAGCTTCCCGAGCCGCGCACCATCAACGACGGCACAAAACACGAGCGCATTGTCTGCGATTCCTGTTTTGAATACCTGTGGGATAAAACGGAAATCGTCAACTGCTTCAACTGTGGCTGTTGGTTTGACAGCCGGGACGTTCTGCTCCACGGAGAAGATATCGGAAGCGAAACCTTTTATCCCTGCCCGAATTGCAATCATGATATTGTCGATGGCAAAACGAAAGCAGAGTACATTAAAGAAGCGAATCTGACAAAGGCAGAAGAAAACCCGAGCTTCGCAGCCACTTTTGCCTACGATGACGGCGACAATGCCACTTATCTCTTCCCGACGGAAGAAAAGCGCATCGTGTTTATCGACCAGAGGATCAGAGACCTCAAGGAGGACGGCACCTATCTCGGTTCGGCCAGCATCCATCCCGATGCACTCGTTGTCATCACCGAGGATGCAAACAGGAAAAAGCACCGTATGCAGATCATTAAGAGCAACATTTATCGATAAGGAGAATATTTATGAACGACAGAGACATTCGCCGCGGCGACATTTTTTACATCAAGAATGACGACAACGCAGTAGGCTTCGAGCAGAAGAAAACCCGACCGGCAATCATTGTATCCAATAACGCCAACAATCGCGCTTCCGGCGTGGTAGAGATCGTGTATCTTACCACATCGCAAAAGCATCGTCCGCTTCCGACTCACATTCGAGTTCGCGGTTACGTTCCGTCCATTGCTCTCTGTGAGCAGGTTGTGACGGTCGATGTGAGCCGCCTGATGGAGCGAATCGGCTCCTGCAGCTACGATGAAATGGAGGCGGTCAATTGCGGACTGGCGGTTTCGCTTGGGTTAAAGAGTGTAAATAGTTACTCGTATCAGCAGGTTAGAAGTGAAAAGCCGTGGTTATTTGCCAAATAAATTGTTCACAAATTATTAACAGGTTTCCGCGTCCTTTTTTCGGGTCAGACGTATAGTAGATAGTATAGGGAAAAAACTCGGAGGACAAAGAAAATGAAAGAAAATACCAATCGAGTGAGCGACTTTCCGTTCATTCGCTTTCCGGCAGCACTGGTCAAGCTGCCCTGTTTTAAATCACTTTCCGCTGATGCCAAGCTCCTATACGCATTAATTGTAGACCGGTTCAATCTCTCTATCGCGAATAAATGGCGAGATGAAAACGGTACGCCGTATGTCTATTTTTCCATTGACTCAGTGATGGAAAGCATTGGCTGTGCAAAGGCAAAAGCGGTCAAGCTGATGGATACGCTCGAAGATTGGGGTCTCATTCGCAGAGCAAAACAAGGGCTCGGCAAGCCGAATCGTATCTATGTTCTCGACCCGGCCTTGCTCGACCAGTTCGAAAACCGAACCACTTTATCCACAAGCTCATCCACAGACCAGTTCGATTCTGATACCAGTTCGGAAATCAAACCGGTCGGAAATCAAACCACTTTACCCACAGACCAGTTTGATTCTGAAACTACTTTATCCACAGACCAGTTCGATAATCAAACCAGTTCAGACCAGTTCGATTTTGAGACTAGTTCGATTATCAAACCCAAGAAGTTTGATTTTCAAACCCCAGAAGTTTGGAAATCGAACCCTAATCAGACTAAGTATAATCAGACTAAGTCTAATCAGACTGAAAGGGAAGAGAGAGAAACGAAAGTCCCGGCTCTGGTCAGCGGCGTTATGAACCAGAATGCAAAGGAAATTCTTTGCAGAAGTTTTGACGAAGCCTTAGTGAAACGGACAACCAGTCTGCTCTATGAACTCGTTGCAACACCAAGCCAACACGTTCGCGTTGATAACACACTGACAAGCGGCTACGCTCTCAGCCAGCAGTTGGCTAATATCAGCGTAGAGCAAATCCAGTCGGCGCTGAATAACTTCACAGCAAGAACATTTCCTGTAGCAGAGGAACGAGATTACTTACTGACAGCATTGTATGACGCAAGCAAGAATAACAGAACAGCATAGGAGAATGACACATGAACAAGATGAATCGCAAGCAGCTCAGTGACCTGATCAGCCGTATCGAAACCATCCACGAGGAACTGGATGAAATCAAGGACGGTGAGGAAGAGAAGTTCGATAACATGCCGGAGAATCTGCAGGACAGCGAGAAGGGCGAAGCACTTTCCGAGATCATCGACTTCCTCGATTCCGCATCGGAGAGTCTGAACGAATGCGTCGAGAGCATTCAGAGCGCAATCGACAACTGACACATAAGCAGCGAAAGGAGATTACACAATATGGCAGCGGAAGTAATTAAACTTTATCAGGACGAGAACGTAGAGCCGTTGCAGAACATGACGAGGTATGCAGCGATTGACTACAATCTCCTTGCCTCCGCTCTGGCTGACGAAATGGAGCGCCGCCAGAAGGCAGAGCAGGCTCAGAAGAAAGCCGCCAGAGCAGAAGCCTCGGTCAAGCGCCGTACAACAGTCGGCGCGAACGGTACGGTCGATCCTATCCGCAACAAAGAGGACATCTTCAAGATTGCACAGTATTTCTATGACAAAGGTCAGCTTCGCAATGCACTGATGTTTCTCATTGGATGCAGTATAGGTTTACGATGTGGAGATCTCTGTAAGGCTAAAATCGGGGATATTGCAGAGGACGGTAAATGCCGCTTAAAAGAAGAAAAGACCGGCAAGTACAGGACAGTAGTGCTTAACAATTTTGCAATGCAGTGCTACCGTGAATTAGTGGCTTCGATTCCAAATCACACGAATGAAACACCACTGTTTATCTCTCAAAAAGGGGAAAATCAGAGTATTGAGCGCGGCTCGTTCGGCCGTATCCTCCGAAATGCTGGCAAGGATTTGAATCTCCCGTACAAGCTCGGCACGCATAGCATGAGAAAAACGTTCGGTTATCACCTGTTCATGGATAACCAGCAGTCGCCGGAGATTCTGGCGTATGTGCAAGAGATACTCAATCATACAAGTGGAAGGACAACGCTTCGTTACATCGGTCTGGACGAAGAAAAGAAAAACAAGCTGTACGAGAACCTCGACTACGGATTCACACTGGATGATATCAAAGGCAAAGACATTACAGAGAGCGAGGAGAAGTGAACGCAATGGCGAAAATGCGAGTACCCGAGCGCGGTTCTGAGGAAGAGCGCCGCTATTATCTTACGAAAGAAGGTCTTAAAGATTTCGATAGCTACAAGGAATTCGATTGGCGCCGGGCGTTGGAGCTTCTGTTCGAGGATGCACCTGACGTAAACTGGCAGAATTGCAGCGCAAACGACTTCAAGGAGCTCCGTGACAAAGGAGTGATCACTGAAGAAGAGTGCGATCTGGCGCTTAGCATTGGTTCCAGAATGCTTTCGCAGGCACTGCATTTCCCGGAGACGCCGCTTCACGAAAAAAATCTGGTTGTGCTGTTCGGAGGCCCGTGGTCGATTTATCTTTGGTTGTTCATTACGGCCTTCGTGATTCATTGTATACTTTTGGGCTGAATAATTACGATAATGACAGATTTACGATAAGGAGATAATTTTTATGAGTAAGAAAGTATTGAAGAGGGGTTCGGCAGAAGAACGGTGGTATTATACCACCAAAGAGGGTCTTGACAGCGTTGACATCGATGATGATTTTGATTGGCGGAGAGGCATGGAGTTGTTGTTCGAAGATGCCCCGGAAGTCAACTGGGAGCATTGCAGCATGGAAGACTTTCAGATGTTGCGAGACACAGGGGTCATCACAAAAGAAGAATGTGATATCGCCTGTGACATCGGAGCAACTATGATCGCTCATAAATTCTGCAGCGCACAGGCGAAAACTTCGTGGTACGACCCGATTTTGTACCTTCTGTTCTGTAATGGATGGGTTTCGGCATTCTTTTGGTTCATGATTATTTACGCGGTCTTTTCCACCATTTGTGCGAGCATTTATTAAACGGGGGTGAATAACAATGTTACCGGGATTTCAGTTACTTTTAGGCTTGGGTGCTTTGTTTACAGCAGATGTACGCCAGCGGGCTGAACAGGCTAACAGACCCGATCAGGCCACGCCGGAGAGTATGGCTTTGTTCGAGAAATATCTGGACATCAGAGCGAAAGCCATTGAGTATCCAGACGAAGACTGGCCCAGATATCGTATCGCTAATAAAGGATTCAAAACAAACTGGAAGCGCCTCGCCGGGTATTGGAACACCAGTATCCACGGATTGCAGATTGAATATTTCGAGTGGAAGTGTGAGCAGCTCGGAATCGAATTCAATTACAAGCTGGTGCATCGTGCTTATCACCGCGATGATGTGACAGGCAGAGGATGGCACTATCCGGAATACGATATTGAGCCGTACTATCCGATTGATGAATCCATCGATCCTCGCGTAAAAGAAGACAAGGAGAAGAAACGCAAGGAAGAGGAGGCTGTGCGAAAGCAGGAAGCCTACTTGAACAGCGACGAGCGTAAAAAACTCGACGATGAAATCCGCCAGCGACGCGCCGCTCACCGGGCAGAACGTCTGGCCAGAGAAGCAGCAGAAAAGCGAAAGTAAAAAAAACGAAGCAGAAGTGAGAAGTCCCTATATTGGGACTTCTTTCTTTTGCATGAAAAACTTACCATTGCATAGACAAGGTAAAAATGGTATTATAAGCATATCTGAAAATGCGAACACTTGTTCGATAAAATGGAGGAGCAGTCATGACCACAATTTTCTTTAATGACTGGAGAAGTTTGAATCATTTTCTCCAAGAAGGGAACTTCATTAGCCTCGAGATGGAGCTTTCCCATCACAAAAACGATACAGCCGCAATCGAAATGATTTGCGATTCGGTCGAGCCACTGAAAAACGGTGTGTACTTAGCAGCCGTGATGACAGGCAAGGTCTTCATCGAAGGTGACCTGCTCTGGGCGGTTGCAAAAGAAACTGAGCCGGACATTTTCTTTCTCAGCCTCCGCGTAGTAGGGCAGTCTCCATATTATTTCACGGTCGGTGTCGGAGAAGACGAAGACTGCTGATAATCTTGTTAAATTCCTCGTGTTTGTGTTATAATAGCCGTATCAGTATGAATGCGAGGAATTGCAGTATGGACGGTAAAAGCGATTACGAAAGCCTGCGAAAACAATATACGAGTTCGTTATCCTCTGTCAGCAAAAAAATAATGGAGAGCATATTCAGAAGTGCAAAGCCGATTGAGTTATCTTCTGGAAAGCCGATGGAACGTTTTTCGGGAGCAGAATGGAGAGAACTGTTCCGACAGGCAGTGTGGGATAGACCAACCACGTCAAAATATAGACGCCGCGATATCCATAACTACGGAGTTTTTCTTGTTGAAAATGGTGCCAGCTTTGATTTTAATGCTCTGGAAGAAACCACCGGGCAACAGGCAGAATCATGGGGCAAAAGGTATTTTATCTCATTCGAAGAAATGGAGCGTACATTTTTAGAGCTTCCATTTCGCGGAGGAAGTTACAACAAGAAGGCTTTGGTTCTCGCGTTATTATCTCTTGGCCTGCAAATGAAAGAGATCGCGGCATTGACTAGAACTGCGGTAGATGAGAACAAACGGACAGTAAGAGTTGAACGTCTAACAATCGAAGATGTTGAACCATTTGTATTTCGTTTCCTCCCTCTGACAGGAGAACAGCTTATACAGACGCAATCACAGTCTCCGGTGACAGAGAAGACGGTTGAGAACATTGCATACCGAGTGTTCCGTCAGCAGGAAGCTAAAGAATTGTCTCGCTCTATTGCTCCGAAGAATCTTGCTGAGTCCTATTTTTTCTTAAAACTGAGAAAGTATGAAAGAATATCCGGCGAGTTAATCGAGAATCTGGCTAAAAGGGAGTGGTTTTACGAGCAATGCCGCAAATGGTCTGGATTGGTCGATGATAAAATTATCTTTTCATCCTTAATTCGTGACTATAACAGACTTAAAAAGCTCGAATGAGTTGTATACTATCACTAAGAACGGCTATGTAGCCGTTCTTTTTTTGTGCAATTAACCAAAACGAAAAAACTTTCAAAATTCGCGTCCCAAAAACGCGATTTTTGTATAGTAGTAAGTGTAAGGGAAATCGAGTAACGTATTCTACACCAAAAGGAAGAATTGACACCATTTATGAAATCACAAAGGAAGAATTGACACCATCCCTTGCGAGAAAACCAGAATCGGAGGGATTGCAGATGATTGATGAAAGCCAATATCAAAAAGCGCTGCTCTTGTTTGAGCAGCATGACAAGATCAGATATTTCGTTATCCGCAAATATTACCCGACCTTGCTCTACAACGAGGATGTGGAGCAGGCGACAAAATGCGGATTGTGGCGAGCGGCCGTAACATACGACCAGAATAAGGATTGTACATTTTCCCATTATGCAATTTCCTGCATCATGGCGGAGATGGTTCCCTACACCAGAACCATCAATAAGCACAATAAAGCTACGGATAACGCGATTAAATGTTCCGATAGAAATCGCCGCCCGATGAATTCGCCGGATGACGTCCTCTGCATTGACCTGCTGGACTTCCTCGCTCGGCTTCCAAGTGATCTGAAAGTTGTAGTCGATTACCGAAAAGTCGGCTATCGCTCTGAAGAAATTGGTCAAATCCTCGGAATCACAAAGCGGTCGGTTGACCGCCGGCTGGTAAAGGCACTGAGAATGTGGCACGACTTTATCGACGATTCGTCTGCGGCATAACCTCGCGGGGCGAAAGCCCCGCAAAATATGCGCTTGTGTTGTAATGGCAGCAAATCAGCTTCCCAAGCTGAGAGTGCGGGTTCGATCCCCGTCAGGCGCTCCACCCCGAAAGGGGTCATTGTTTAACTCTCCGACAATCCGGAAAGACGGACGGCGGCGTGGAATGCGCCGCAACATGGGTCTTTAGCGCAACTGGTTAGTGCCTTCGGCTCATAACCGAAAGATTGCGGGTTCGAGTCCCGCAAGACCCACCACCGACGCAAGTCGGCAACTCCTTTCAATGCTAGGAGGCGGCAACGCCTCCAAACCACCCATTAACTCAACTGGCAGAGTAATCGGCCTTTAACCGATAAGTTCCGAGTTCAAACCTCGGATGGGTGACCACGTCCGCCGCGCAGGACAAAAATAATTCAAATTGGAGGAACTCCCAACCAAGGTTTCCAAGCCGCGCGGGGCACGACGTTGCCCAGACGTCAACAATTTCATAAACGGGTTGCCCGCCCCGTCAGCGGGTGATCTGCTCTCGTAGCTCAAGGCAGAGCAGGGCGATGTCGGTTCGATTCCGACTGAGAGCAGCACATAGAGGAGTGGTGTAACGGTCAGCACGCAGGGTTCTAACCCCTGAGCAGGTGACACCCTGCGTCGGTCTGGGTTCGAGTCCCGGCTCCTCCGCCAGAGCAAAAAAGAAAGTCGGTGAAGCAGTGTTAGAAAAAGAATATGTCCTATACCATTCAAAGAAAAAGCGATATGTCGCTATTGACAGTAAAGCAAGACCGACATTTGTGTTCGATCCGGCTAAAGCAAAAGCATTCACGCACACGGCGGCTAAGAATTTTCTCCGAGTAAATGCCCGCGGCGAATTCAAAAACTGTTGTATCGAGCCAGTAGATGAGAAAGTCAGACAGCAGCTTGTACCGATTGTGAACGCGGCGGTTTCCCAGAGTGATGTTCTGCAAAAGATCATCGACGACCTTTCGATTACGGTGCATGACTGTGATCTAAAGATGGTTGACTTGTACCACTTCGCTGGAAACAATCCCAAACTTCCAGCGCATCGCGGCTACAAAATCTATAAAAAACTGGCCGAGCTTGTGCAGGAACGAGCCAAAGCCAAGGCGCAAATCCAAGCCATTAAGTCAGCAATGACTTATGAATATGTACCATACAACCCAAGAACCGAGCTTTATAACGAGCTCGACAAAATGTGAGGTGATTAAAATGCCAACCCTTGTCGTAAATTTGTTCGGCGGCCCCGGAAGCGGCAAATCTACCGGTGCGGCGTATGTTTTCGCAAGATTGAAAATGCTGGGGTATAACGCTGAACTGGTAACCGAGTTTGCGAAAGACAAAACTTGGGAGAAAAACGAAACTGCTCTCGCCGCACAGGACTACATCACAGCAAAACAGCATTACAGACTACGGCGCTGTGCTGATCAGGTAGATGTCGTTATTACAGATTCTCCGTTGCTTCTTGGACTGGTTTATCTTAATAAAGATGACCCATGTTACGGAGAGGTGTACAAGCAGTACACGCTGAACATTTGGAACACCTACAACAATCTCAATTACTTTCTGGCTCGAGTGAAGGAATACAATCCAGCAGGACGCAACCAAACAGAGGCTGAAGCTGATGGCGTCGCCGAGCTCATCCTGAAAACCTTGAACCAAAACGGCATCGAATTCCAATACACAACCGGAGATATGGTCGGCTATGACCGTATCGTAGAAGACGTAATCGACCAACTGAAGAAAAAAGGAGACTGAATATGAACAAGCACGCACTTCGACGAGCGGCGGCCGCAGCCGCCTGTTTAACCACCGTACTTACCGTAAGCGCAGGAGCAGTAAGCTCCGCGGATATCAAGAAGGATCTTGATAAGGCGCTACAGCAGCGCAATGCAGCGCATCAGCTCGCAGAAAATGCCCGCGCACTCGGCGCAGAAGAGCATCATTACACCATCTGGTACGCCAAGCAGATGTGGAATGAGCATAACGAAACCGTCATCGATCTGACCGCGCAGTACAACGCGGCGGTCGCAGAGGAAAAGAAAAAGGCCGAGGAAAACTCCAAGGGTCGGCTTCTTGGACGTTATAAGCTGACTTTCTACACGGGCGCCGCTGATGAAGGTGGAAGTATTACCGCTCTCGGAACACCGGTGACGCCGTGGTACACGGTGGCGGTTGATCCGCGAGTGATTCCTCTCGGTTCCAAGATTCGCATTGAAGGTTACGATGGCGTCTTCTACTGCGCTGACACAGGATCGGCCATTCATGGTTCGATTATCGATGTTGCCGTCGGCAGTAAATCCGAAGCAAGTCGCCTCGGCATCCAGTATCGTAATGTTTATCTCGTAAAGTGAGGTCAAAGCAATCTTGAAAGGGAAGTATTTCCTCGGCGGCTTGATCGCCGTAATAATGGCGCTCGGACTGACTGCCTGCGGTTCACAGCCGATTGAGAATCCAACAAGCCTGCAAGCGCATTTTGTCAAAATCGCCTCCTATCCCTATTATGACATCGTGTATAACGCTGCAAACCGTGTAATGTATACACAATCTCGCGGTATGTACAATCGCGGAACGCTCACACTTCTTGTCAACGATGATGGTTCACCAATGATTTGGAAGGGCTGATTCCATGAGTAAAAGCGTATATCTGGCTGCCGCCGCCCTGGCTTTGTTCCTGTTGGCGGCAACCGCAGTAAGTGTTTTTTGAGGTGAATTATGAAATCTGAATTTGGCATCTTAGGCGATGACAAAAAGCACACGGTTACAGTTCTCGTCGATGGTTTCCGGTTATTTAAGATCGAAAATCCAGAGATTGAAGTAACTGTTGATCAGACAGAAGCTGTAAAGCAAATCGCTCCGGGCGTTTTTGAGAAAAAATACTCGCAGACTCCGTTATTGCCAAAGTAGAAATCAAGGGCAGAATTGACATGACCACAGAGATTACGTTTGGAGGGAACTGACACGATGAAAAAATACATCTACCGTCCACAAAGAGGAGGACTCGCAGAGGCGATGAAGGAAGTTAAGGAATTTGATACGGTCGATGAACTCAGGTCTCATGTAGCAAGCCATTTCAATGATATTTCTCCTGACTTAGTGAATCCAGACGATGTAGTAATTGACGAAGAATCGAGAAGCGATCCGCGAATTGGTTGGGGAAATGAGCATATGGTTTTGATCAACAAATGTGGCGGCACTGATTTTATCCAAGAATATGGCTGCGGGCAATGTGTTGGCTTTGTGAATATCAATACGTTTGGAGGCGATTAAAGTGGACTTTCATGTAGGTGAATACGTAGAATTAGCCGATGGCAGCGTTGGTTATATTGTCAGGTTTTATGACAGCAGCGATTATGCCGGTCTTGTAAGATTGAGACGTAAAACAATCGAAGTGAGGATAACGGCATCAGAAAAGGATGAAGGGTCTCTTAGATCGATACTTGTGTACGAAGGAGATTCTCTTTCTGATTATTTCGCTCGGGTAGGCAACAGAAAACTAAGAGAAGACAAAAAGAATAAAATCAAGCCGGTCAACACTGATGGAGTTTTCGTCAGCCAGACAGAGCTCTTGATTACCAACAAAGTAGACGAATTAGTCGAAGCAGTCAACAAAATCAACGAACAGTTAGCGAAGGAGCGATAAAAATGGCAGACAATAATACGAACTGGCAAGTAGTTCTTATTCGCGACGGAGAAATTTACGGATACATGGATGAACCGAATGTCTACGCAAGACACATGAAGGATGTCCCTCATCTTGTGTTTACGGCAGAAGGCGGTGTAAAAACTCTGCGAAGAGGTCGAACAAACACATGGAAAGCCAACGAGCTGTGCAGGGAACTGGAGAAGATCATCAGCCCGGAGTCTGCTGCGGAACATAAGAAAGAAAACAAACCGTATCTCGTCTACGGAATTGACATTAAAAGTCTCGAAAGAATGCTTGTTCCGAATGCAGAAATGTTCCCGATTGAGGTAACCGCCAAGATCAACGAACTGATTTCCGCAGTAAAGACACTTAACGAACGCTTTGAGGAGGATATTTACCATGCAGACTAAACCCACGTTCTACATGATGGTCGGCGTGCCGGGTTCCGGCAAAACCACCTACGCCCACCAGATTCCGAACGCAACCGTGCTCTCAAGTGACGATATTCGCGCTGAGATCGGAGCAGACGGCGGCGACAAGAAAATGCACAAGCAGGTCTTCGATATCCTGCATGAGCGTACAAAGGAAACACTTTCTGTTGGTAAAGATGTTGTTTACGATGCAACGAATCTGCGGCATACGCGCCGCACCGAGCTTCTGAATGAGCTCAAGGGATTGGCTGACCACAAGGTTTGCGTTTACTTTGCAATCCCGTTGGAACAGGCGCTGTCCCAGAATGCCGACCGCGACACGCCGGTTCCGGAAGAAGTGATCAAGCGCATGAATCTGGAGCTGTGTGAGCCGAGAATTGATGAGGGCTGGGATGAAATCAAAGTCATCCGTAGTCTGCCGGAGCGCAACATCGACCGTATCCGCAAGATGACGGTTCGGAAGATGGCAGAATTCTTAATAAACGAGTGCAGTGATGCTGTTGATCACGTTTTCGCTTACGCATCCGCAGAAAGAAAGGACTTGGTTGCTGATTGCGTCGATTGGCTGAACCGTCCTGCCGAGGATTAACCCATGTTTTTTGATCTCGGAGAAACCTACAGCGTCATCATTGAGCAGTACATCGGAAATACGTTGGTCAGCCGTCAGCAGATAGCCGCACCGAAAGAATTTTTGATGATGCAGTTTATGGGGCTATGTGAGGAAGCCTCTCGTCAGCCGCAGCCAATCAAGCTGAGAATGGTTCGCTATGAAGAGGAGTCAATGACCCATGACTAAAGTCACGGGCTTGCGCAAACGAGCTCAGATTTTAGCTATGCTCGAAAGAGTGCATTGACTACCCTATGCACCGTAAGAGGTGCCCCGTTGCTCGCGAATAGATAGTTACCGCATAGCGTTAATCCTAACTGTGCGCTCTAAGACAACACATCACATAAAGCTGAGGTAAGGCCGACAGGTGTGGCTGAGTAAACCGCTTGCAACTTTGGGTAAGGATTTCGACTCCTCTTTAGAGGAGAACAGCTTCTTTTTAGTTGTTAATTTATTAGGAAAGGAGCGTGACATCATGTATGTATACGTTATCAACAAGCATGGCGAGCCTTTGATGCCATGCTCATCACGCAAGGCTCGTACATTGTTGAACAATAAGAAAGCGTGTGTAGTGAAGCGCACGCCGTTTACCATCAAGCTCCTGCACGGCAGTGCAGGATACAAACAACCGATCACCCTCGGCGTTGACGCAGGAAGTAAACACATTGGTCTTTCTGTATCGACTGAAACTCATGAAATCTATCGCGAGGAGTTTGCGCCTCGTAATGATGTAGTGGATTTACTTTCTACACGCAGAGAATTCCGTCATGCAAGACGCAATCGAAAGACTCGCCACCGTGCACCGAGATTTAATAATCGCGTACATAGCAAACACAAGGGTTGGTTAGCTCCATCCGTAGAGGTTAAAATTCAGGAGCATATCACTGTTATTAAGCATGTGTGTCAGATTATGCCTATCTCGCTTGTTCGAGTGGAAACGGCAGAGTTCGACACGCAGCGCCTGAAAGCAATGATTGCAGGGAAACCTCTGCCGGTGGGTACAGATTATCAGTTTGGTGAAATGTACGACGAATACAATGTTCGTCAGTATGTATTGAAGCGTGATAACTATACTTGCCAGTGCTGTGGAGCACATGCAACAAAGACAAAGCAGGTTAAGCTGCATGTACATCATTTGGAGAGTCGAAAGGTAGGAGGTAATGCGCCAAATAATCTGATTACTTTGTGTCCAATCTGTCATAAGGCTATCCATGAAGGTAAGAAAGCTCTTGGTAAGAAGAAACGCGGCAAGCCGCTTCGAGATGCTGCGTTCATGGGTATCATGCGAAAGACCCTGCTTGCTCGGCTGCGTGAAGAGTTATCAATCCCGGTGCAACAGACGTATGGCTACATTACTAAGATGCTTCGTGAGAAGAATAATCTTCTTAAAAGCCACATGAATGATGCATTGTGCATTGCAAAACATCCGAAAGCAGCACCTTGCGAAAATTGTTATCGGTCGAAAGCCGTAAGGCATCACAATCGGCAGATTCACAAGGCAACGATCCTTAAAGGCGGTATTCGTAAGAATAATCAAGCTCCATACATTGTAAAAGGTTTCCGCCTTTGGGACAAGGTTCTGTATAACGGACAGGAATGCTTTATCTCCGGACGACGTGCGACAGGATATTTTGCCTTGAAAAAGTTAGACGGCACGGTTGTTACCACCGGTGCATCATATAAAAAGTTGCGGTTGTTGGAAACCACTAAAAATTATTTAAGAGAAAGGATGTGAATGGGCAAGTCCTCCCACGATTAAAATCGCGAGGCTCCTTGCCTAATGGAATGGAATCAGCTTGAACAGCAGGTAAAGCGGCTTGAGTTCAGCATTGAATTTCGTAGTAACAGATTCGGAGGTTGATTATGAGAAGACAAACGTTAAATCGACTGGGCGACATCGCCGCAGGGATGCTCTTCGGCGCAGTGATGCTCATTCCGATGTTCCTCTACGTTTGGGGTTACGGGGTATGAGTTCATTTAAGGTTGGCGATCAGGTATGGGTTCCGCATGCGGTAGACATGGCGTGGGAACCCAGCCTTACGAAAGTAAAAAGAATCGAGCTCGACCCATATGGCAACCCGCACTACGTTGTTGACTTACTGTTCCAGCGCTCTGCGCTCAGAGAGGAACTGCATCCAGAGGAATGTAAGTTCTTAGAGAACCGGGTTTTCGCTGATTATCCGTCCTGTGAGAAGTTCGTCAAAGAGTATTACTACGACGGCTTGTGCCATGGATGTCATTACGAAGACCAGTGCGGTCACATCTGGATGTGTCAGCAATGCGAATACGCAAAGTGGACTTATGACAAATATGGTCACAAAGCCGCTCAGGTCTGCGCTCGAAACGAAATACAAGTATCTACAGATACGATTCGAAACGGTCAAGAGTGTTGTAGATATTTTAAGCCGATTCTGCCGCAGAACAAAGAAACCTACCAGTCGTGGGAGCATTACGAAGATGTTCTTCGGAACTGCGAGTTCAACCAAAAATGTGAGCACCATAAGAACTCCGCTCACAAAACCTGTTCCTATGAGTATTGGCTAAGTATGTTGCTCCGCATTCCATGTTCCTTTGAGTACAAGGATAGAAAAGTAAAGGCTGTCATCGTTCCAAGAAATCTCTGGATTGACCAGACATTTAAGAACGGCGACAACGTGCAGTGCCACAGCCTAATTTTTGAGCCAATTCTCACGAAGAAGGGTCTAAAGAAGAAAGGCATCGAAAATTATGAATCGTTCGAGTGCCTCAAAACAGTCAACATTTCGACCGGAGAAATCCAAGCTCCAGGCGAAATAACGAAAGATAAAAGTCAAGTTTGAGATGAGAACGAGCTTACGAAACGGAGATTTGGCGAGTGAAACGAATGGTGAAGGACGGAGCGTGCAATGAAAACTTACACGGAAGCAGAATTGAATGAAATTTTAAGAAATCATAAACATTGGATTCTGAAGAATATAGATGGTTGGAAAGAGATGAGAGCAGACTTGCGCGGAGCAAGCCTGTGTGGAGCAGACTTGCGCGGAGCAGACTTGCGCGGAGCAAGCCTGTGTGGAGCAGACTTGCGCGGAGCAGACTTGCGCGGAGCAAACCTGCGCGAAGTGAAACTGTGCGGAGCAAACCTGTGCATAGCAGACCTGCGCAGAGCAGACCTGTGCGAAGCGGACCTGTACGGAGCGAACCTGTACGGAGCAGACCTGTGCGGAGCAAAAAATATACCTTTTATTCCGATGGCTTGTCCAGATATAGGAACTTTTGTCTCATGGAAAAAGGCAAACGGACACATTGTTAAGTTGGAGATTCCAGAGGATGCCCGTCGAAGTTCCGCAACGGGAAGAAAGTGCCGATGCGATAAAGCGAAAGTGATAGAGATTCAGGAATTAGATGGTTCACCATCTGAATTAACGGAAGTCGCAAGTGGATATGACCGCAATTTTGTTTACCGTGTAGGCGAAATTGCGGAAGAGCCTAAATACGATGAAGATCGTTGGAATGAATGTGCGCCGGGTATTCATTTTTTCATCAATCGTCAGGAAGCAGTGGATTACAGTGGTTAATAGAAATCACACGAAAACTTGTCGGTGCGAGGAATGGGAGGAAAACGATGTGGAGTGAAAACTGTAATTGGGCAAACAGGACAAAGGGAATTTGCCCATTCTCGCTGGCAGACAAGGATAAAAGATTTTCTGCCGAGTGTGTGCACGAGAACTGCGCGTGGTATTCCACAGAACGCGGAGAATGCGCCGTAAAGGTTATTGCGAGACAGGAGGAAGACGATGGCGATAAGTAAGAAAATCCGCGAAGAAGTATACCGCAAATACGACGGGCACTGTGCTTATTGCGGCAGAGAGATTGCATACAAAGATATGCAAGTAGATCATTTTCTCCCACTGAGGGCATGGGGAATTGAAGATGCGGGGACAGATGATATTTCGAATCTCATGCCGTCCTGTCGAATGTGCAATCATTACAAGCGAGCCCATACGCTGGAAACATTCCGGCGCTACATCGCGGAAATTCCGAGAAAGCTGCGCGAAAATTACATCTATAAGGTTGGCGTAGTTTACGGGAATGTGATCGAGAATGAAAAGCCGATTGAGTTTTACTTTGAGAAGCAGAAAAGTGCAACTCATTTGGGAAAGGGGTGCGAAAATGGGTGGATACATTAAGCGGGATACTGCCATAAGAGCGGTGATGGCGGCGAAATGGGTGGACGGTTCCGACGGTGCCATGGCAATGGAAATTGTTGCCTCGCCGCCAGCCGCTGACGTTGTGTCGGTGGTACATGGGTGGTGGAACGCAGACGAAACTTGCTCATTGTGCGGAGAGAAGTCAACGGAAGGACTGGACGCAACGAAGTGGAACTATTGGCTCCCTAATTACTGCCCCAACTGCGGGGCTAAGATGGACGGAGGTGCAGAATAATGCGGAAATCCGTGCAAGGACTGCATCTATTACCACAAAGAGAATAAAACTTGCCAGTCGAAGAAATGCGCTACTTATGGCGACGGAAAAGTATCTTGGATTGATAGATTGTTTTGTTCTCCGTGCAAAAATTGAGGAGAGGCGGACAATGGATTTAGCAAACAAGCATTTGGCGGCCGGGTTAATCTGTGAAAAGATGTTTGATCCGATTGAGACAACGTGCGATCTGTCACTTTTCTCTGCTGATGAGCGCTGTTTGATTGAGACAATCGTACAAAGCATTATGAAGAATATGGACGGAGGTGCAGACAATGGCTGAGGTGATTGGGCAGAAAGTCGAAAATTTCCCAGTGGAACTTCGATGGAACGCAGTTGTGTAATTGATAACGGCCTGTGGAGTTGTTATCTTTGTCCTACTTGCCAAGAAATTACCGCTTCGCTGAAATACGGCGATAAATATGGATTCGGTGATTTAAGAGAATACGCTTTGGAAAAGGAAGGTGCTAACAATGGCTGAACTGAAACCTTGCCCGTTCTGTGGGAGCAACAGAATCTCGGTGGAATACCTATATTTTAGACCTTATATCATTTGCGAGAAGTGCCACGCACAAATCCCTTGCTATAACACCTATCCAAAGGCAAAAGAAGCATGGAACAGGAGGGCAGACAATGCCTGAATACATTGAGCGCGCAGTTGCGTTTGATGCTATAACCGATCTTGCTGGGAAAGCCCCGACACGCTCGGCTTATGAAGCTGTATGGAAATCAGCGAAAGTGTTGAAGAAAATCCCTGCCGCCGACGTTGCGCCGGTGGTGCATGGGAAGTGGATTCGACCGCACTGGAAAAACAGTAATTATTGTTGTGACTGTTCAGAGTGTGGCGGGGAAGCAATGCACAGAGAATATCAATGGAACAAAAAGGGTATTTACCCCATCTGCCCCAATTGCGGTGCAAAGATGGACGGATAGTTGAACTTCGTGTGACGATTAAGGAAGATGAAGAAAATGACAGTCAGCAATAAAAAATTATTAGAAGCTGTTGAAACCATTGGCACATTCTGCGAAGAACAATCATGTTGCCAGAACTGTATTTTGCCGCAGCTTTGTGCAGATGGTTGGAACTGCTGTATGAAGTTATGTATTGCTTCTGAATTATCAGAAGCAATGGCAAACGAGGACGGCTAATGAAAAAATCAAAAGCGCTTGCGACATATGAAAGTATAAGTAAATACCGTCATATGTCAAGTATTGAATTTGTAGAAAAGGAATTGGGAGTCAAACTTCTTCCCTATCAAGCTGAATTAACCACCAGACGATTAAGGAGAAACAAACTTGAATCCAGTATTCTATGCGCTTTGTATCATCGCCGGGGTGTTTATCTGGGCCTGCTGCGCTTTTATGTTTAAGAAGCTCGGCAGTGTTCTGACAAGTATCTTCGGCGATGCGATAAAGGAAATGTCCGATGAGGACGAAAATAACAAAAACGAAGGAGAAAACAAACATGAGTAAGGGTGCAGTAGGCGGCGTTGTTCTAGCGGCCGCTCTGGTGTTCGGCGGTATCGGAGCTTTCGTGTGTACAGAACGAATCCCGACCGGCTACGTCGGTGTGGTTTACAGCATGAACGGCGGCGTACAGGACGAGGTTCTAACACAGGGTTTCCATGTCGTAAGTCCGACCAAGAAGGTAAAGAGGTTCACCGTCGGCAATGAGCAGCTCGTTCTGACCAAGGATTCTCGCGACGGCAGTGAGGGCGACGATTCCTTTAACGTAGCAACGGCAGATAACGCCAACATCAATATCAGCTTCCAGATGTCCTACCGATTTAAGCAGGACGAGGTTGTTGACACCTATAAGAAGTTCCGCGGTATGGACGGCGAGGACATCGTGAACAACCGTGTCCGCACGATTCTGAAATCTAAGATTTCAGAGGTCACGACCGATTACACTATGATGGATATCTATTCCGGTGACCGTGCGAAGATCAACACCCAGCTGACAGAGGCTCTTTCCGAGAAACTCGGTGACGAGTTCGGTATTGATGTTATCGACGCCTCTATCATCGACGTACATCCCGATGAGCAGCTGCAGCAGACGATCAATGACCGTGTGACGGCAATGCAGAAGAAGCAGCAGGCTGAAGCGGAGCAGGAAACCATCAAGGTACAGAACCAGACGAAGATTCTGGAAGCGCAGGCTGACGCGCAGGCCAAGCAGATTGCAGCAGAGGCAGAAGCAAAGGCAAACTCGACGATTTCTGCTTCTCTGACCGATAAGCTGCTCAAGAAAATGGAAATGGAAGCCCGCGAGAAGCATGGCTGGGTCACCGTTCAGGGCGGCACTGTAGTCACGGACACCAAGTAAAAATTTTTTTGAAAAATTTTCAGATTTCGCGTCCCAAAAATCGATTTTTTGTATAGTAGTATATGTAGACAAAAAACGATAACAGTGTGGCGACGGCGGGAAAGACCGCTGACAGCCGGGAAAGACCGGCGATATATGAGGAGTGTCCGGTGACAGAGTTATGGTGCGACGGGCGGGCGCACGAACAGCAAATACATACAAAAAACTTTCTGCAAAAAAGTTTCTCGCGGTTCGACTCCGCGGCTCCTCAAAATTCCGCCAACTAAATATGTCCGGTGTAGCTCAATAGGCAGAGCGCGAAACATGTGGACTGATAAGTCCGCTGACAGCAATTTTCTTTTAGATTTGTAATCTCGATGCTGTCGGTTCGAATCCGGCCTCCGGGCACCTTCTTCTAAGTCACCGAGAAGTAAAAGAGAAAAAGGCGACTGAGCCGTGGGTTGACAGCCTACGCAGTTCTGAATCATCAGTTCTTTCGTCTGACAGCTCGGAAAAGACGAGCAACAACGAGGTGTGGCTCAGCTTGGTAGAGCGCTTGCTTTGGGAGCAAGATGCCGCAGGTTCAAATCCTGTCACCTCGACCAATCCTCACCGTGCGGAGGAAATTATTTGTCCGTGAGCAAACTCTACTCACACACACCGCTTGGCACGGCAAGCGAACCCTCTCGAGAGCTGCTGAACGCATTTGGAGAAAATGTGCAAGGCAAAGGGTGGCGAACCAGCCTGGAACTTACCCTCTCTACAACTGGTTCGGAAAAACCGTTTCACTCTTCTTCACGGGCGTAAGGTAAGCCGAAGTAAGAAGAAAACCGGCGACGAGGTTGCAAACTCCCGCCGGATATGCTCCAGTAGTTTAATGGCAGAGCATCAGATTTCCAATCTGATAGTGCGAGTTCGATCCTCGTCTGGAGCTCCATATGCCGGTGTGCCGGAATAGGCAGACGGGAGCGTCTCAAAAACGTCCGCTCAACAGAGCATCGGGGTTCAAGTCCCCGCATCGGCACCAAATGCGATTGTGGCGGAATTGGCAGACGCAGCGGATTTAAGCTCCGCTGGGAGATTCCCGTGAGAGTTCGAGCCTCTCCAGTCGCACCATCAATATACGGCGGTAGCAAAGCGGTAATGCGTCATCCATAAAAAATGCGAGCTGACAAGTTCACTGACAGCAATCTTAACAGTAAAAAGATATGCCATGATGATAATCGCTGGTTCGACTCCAGCCCGCCGTACCACAGGGACACTCACAGCAAAATTACAGGCTTTGACTTTTAATCAAAATACCTTTGTGTCCCGCATCCCTCCAAAGGGCGCGTACAGCCAATAAAAACTATCTCCATAAAACACTGGCAGGCTGATTCCCTGCAATGCGCCCTGTGGAATTAAAACAAGGAGGAAAAGAAAATGGATTTTACAACCGCAATGGCTAACACGCTGAACGAAGATTACAACGTCAGCGTAACCGAGAACGGCGCTGTCGGTTACAGAACGACCGGCAAAGCGCTGCTCGACCTGAATTTCTCCGTAGCCTCGCTCCGCAGCGCAAGCGAAGCTGAGATCGTGAGTAAGTTCGTCAAGGCATTCTTCGAGGACAAAATGGCCGCGATGAAGTGGCTGTTCTTCGCCCGAGATGTTCGCGGTGGACTCGGCGAGCGCCGATTGTTCCGCACCGTAATGAAGTATCTGGCGGACAACCTGCCGGAATACGTCCGGCCAGTAATCGAGTTGATTGCAGAATACGGTCGCTATGATGACCTGCTGTGCCTGTTGGATACAGATTTGGAAGTAAAAGTTTTGGACTACATCTACTTTCAGTTCAATTATGACATCCATCGTTATGAAGAAGGTAATCCGATCTCACTGCTAGCAAAATGGCTTCCGTCTCCGGGCGCTTCTTCTTACAATTCCCGTCGATATGCAAAGATTATTTGTAATCGACTGAACTTCACTCAGAAGTATTACCGCCAGACTCTTTCCAAACTACGCGGCTATCTCGATGTAGTCGAGAAGAAAATGTCCGCAAAGCAGTGGGGCGAGATCAAATATGAAGCAGTCCCGTCCCGCGCAAATCTCATTTATAATAAGGCGTTTCTGAGGAACGATGAGGAGCGCCGCCGTGCTTATCTGGAAAGCCTCGCTAAGGGCGAAACCAAGATAAACGCAGGCACGCTGTTCCCGCACGAGATCGTCCATAAGTATGGCAACTCTGGATGGAATACAATCACCGAGTGTAACGAAACGCTCGAACAACTGTGGAAGGCTCTGCCTGATACGGTGAACGGCAACGGGAACACCATTGTCGTAGCGGACGGCAGCGGCAGTATGACCTGCGGCGTAGACCCGCACAGCAGCGTAACTGCACTGGACGTAGCAAATGCACTTGCGATTTACTTCGCGGAGCATTCCTCCGGCCAGTTCAAGGACAAGTACATCACGTTTTCCACTCGTCCTCGGCTGGTTGATTTCTCCAAAGCAAAGAACCTGCGTGAGAAGCTGTTAATCGCTAAGCAGCATAACGAGATGGGAAATACCAACATTGAAGCTGTTTTTAACCTGATTTTGACCACAGCGGTCAACAATCGAATGAAGCAGGAAGATATGCCGCAGAATATTCTCATCATCTCCGATATGGAGTTCGACTCCTGTGCAACTTGCGGCAGTCAAACGGGTTACTGGAGCCGAAAGCGGCCGGATTCCCGTCTGTTTAACGTGATTCGTCAGAAATATGAAGCAGCCGGTTATAAACTGCCGCGCCTCGTGTTCTGGAATGTCAACAGCCGCACCGGAACCATTCCGGTTAAGGAAAACGATCTCGGTGTTGCTCTGGTCAGCGGCTTCAGCCAGAATGTAGCTTCTATGGTGATGAGCGGTAAGCTCGACCCGTATGAATGCCTGATGGAAACGCTAAACAGTAAGAGATATGATCCAATCGCGAAAGCACTGGAGGGGATTGCGTGATACTTCTTCTGTACTTTCTGATTTGTATCATTGTCAGCGGAGCAAATTATGCCTTTTCTCAAAACCCCGAAGAGCGAAGGCTTCGATCCTGATGAATTCGATGTACTCATGGTTGTCGCAGGGCTTTTATGGCCTCTTGTTGTCGGAATGGCCATTGCATATGGTCTATTCAAAGACAATTGATCGATGGGAAACGAAAGGAGAACAAATGAAAGTTTTAGTAGTAGTGGATATGCAGAATGACTTCATCGATGGCGCTCTCGGTACGCCGGAAGCAAAAGCTATTGTTTCAAAGGTAGTCGAAAAAATCAAAGCTGTCGGTGATGACGATATTATTTGCGTAACAAAGGACACACATTACGCGGATTATCTCGATACACAAGAGGGGAAATTGCTCCCGATTCCTCACTGCCTTGTGGAAACGCACGGTTGGGAGATCGAGCAGACTGTTCAGAATGAATTAGACAAACGAGGGGAAACTCTCGTATTCGAGAAAGAAACGTTCGGTTCTGTTGATCTTGGTGACGCACTGGATTTGGTTTGGATCGACAATCTGGATGAAATTATTTTGGTTGGCCTTTGCACAGACATTTGCGTTATTTCCAACGCTTTGCTTATCAAAGCATATCTCCCAGAGGTAAAGATCACAGTAGATGCGTCCTGCTGTGCCGGAACAACGCCTGAAAACCATAAGAATGCGCTGGCAGCCATGAAAATGTGCCAGATTAACATCGAAAACGAGGAGGAAGCCGTATGATTTCCGTAAATGGGGACCCGATTGATTTTACCTGTTTTCCAGACGGAACGACTTCGTTTCGTTACGATCCAAGCTTGGAAGAAGAGGAGTTTGTCATCCAGTGGAAGTATGATGGTGATCATGAGTGCATTTTGCTGTGGTATCTGGTTCATCGTATACGAAGCTATGACTCTCGTGCTGAGATTATACTTCAGCTTCCGTATATTCCCAACGCGAGAATGGATCGTGTTAAAAGCTCTGACGAAGTTTTCACATTAAAATACTTTGCAGAGTTTATCAATAGTCTGTCTTTTGATTTTGTGGTTGTTCGTGATCCACATTCTAATGTAGCCCCAGCATTGCTCAATAACGTTAAGGTTCTCGATGCTAGATATTATATCATGCAAGCAATCGCGAATTGTATGACATGCGGAGAGGATTTGCTGCTCTGTTACCCTGATGAAGGAGCTGCAAAACGTTACACTGAGCTTCTGAAGCGCGAGCACGTTTTCTGTATCAAACACCGCGACTGGCGCACGGGGAATATCGAGGGGTTGGAGCTGACCAACCCGGAACTTGTCGAAGGACGCAACGTTCTGATTGTAGATGACATCTGCTCTCGCGGCGGTACGTTCACTCATACAGCCAAAGCACTCAGAGAAGCCGGGGCGAAGGATATTTTCCTTTATATCACCCATTGCGAAAACACCATCAAAAAGGGCACAATTCTGACTGACGGCCTGATTAAGCACGTTTACACCACCGGAAGCATTTATCGCGGCAACCACGAAATGATTACGGTTCTGTTCTGATAAGGAGACGAAACAATGATTGACTACAATCCGCTGCTGTGCTTGGACTTCTACAAGACCTGCCACGCCGAACAGTATCCGAAGGGACTGACCCGTATGGTCAGCTATTATACGCCGCGAATGTCTCGTCTGGCAGACACAGATAAGGTAACGATGTTCGGCTTGCAAGCGTTCATCAAGGAATACCTGATTGACGGCTTTAACAAATATTTTTTCGAGCGAGATTTCGAAAAGGAAATCCTCCCGGAGTACAAGCGTGTGCTTGGCGCAACAATCGGAACTTCCGGCGTGGGCAAAGAGCGGCTGCTGAAGCTGCATAATCTCGGCTTTCTGCCTCTGATAATCAAGGCAGTTCCGGAAGGAACACGGACTAACATTCATGTGCCGCAGATCGAGATTACCAATACGTTGCCATCTTTTGTCTGGTTGGTAAACAGCATTGAAACCATGCTGTCCTGCACAATGTGGCACACGCAGGTTTCTGCGGAGGTTGGCTATCGGTATCGCCAGATCGTCAACAAGTACGCAGACCTGACCTGCGACGACGATGTTGACCGCGCCCGACTTCTCGGTGATTTCTCGATGAGAGGACAGGAGAGCGTCGAGAGCGCAACAAAGAGCTCGGCAGCGTTTCTGTTGAGTTTTCTCAATACAGCGACTGTCCCGGCTATTCTTTGGTTGGAACGAAATTATAACTGCAGCTGCGATCAGGAACCGGTTGGATATGGTGGTATTTCGACCGAACACAGCGTAATGTGCTCCAATGCCGCAGTTGACGGTGATGAGATTACACATCTGCGCCGACTGCTCACCGAGATTTATCCGCATAGCAGTTTCTCCGTTGTGTCTGACAGCTACGACTATTGGAATTTAGTTGATAAGCTGTTGCCGCAGCTCAAGAACGAAATCCTTGAACACAATGGAACTCTTTCTATTCGCGGTGACAGCGGTGATCCGGTCGAGGTTGTCACCCAGACAGTATTTCATCTCTGGAATATTTTTGGCGGCACGAGAAACAGCAAGGGATTCAAAGTTCTGAATCCGCATATCAAGGCGCTGTACGGAGACAGCATTACGCCGCAGCGTTGCGAAAAGATTTACTCAATCCTGAAAGAGAATGGGTTCGCAATTAACAACGTGGCTTTGGGTGTCGGCTCCTTCTCCATGGAATGTCTGGAGACGATTGACGAAAATGGAAATGTCCAGTATAACCCGTATACGAGAGACACGTTCGGCATCGCGGTCAAGGCAACCTACGCAGAGGATGAGAACGGGCCGATTATGATTTTCAAAAATCCAAAGACGGACACCGGCCATTTTAAGAAGTCCCAGCGCGGATGCTGTATCGTGCGGGAGAACGACGGCGAGTATTCTTACGAGGACGGACACACCTTTAAGGAAACATACGACCTTGATAATGAGATGGCACCTGTATTCATCCACGGTAATATGGTCAATGAATACACGCTGGCAGAGGTGCGCGACAGATTGCACGGAGGTAAATTCTAATGGGAAACGCAAAGACACTGAAAAATCATATTGTCCAGTGGATTATGAACTACTTCGAAGATAACGGCAAAGACTGTTACGCCGTTGTTGGCATCTCTGGAGGGAAGGACAGCAGCGTTGTTGCCGCTCTCTGCGCTGAGGCACTCGGCAAAGACCGTGTTGTCGGCGTGCTGATGCCGAATGACAAACAGTCAGACATCGAAGATTCGTACCGGTTGGTTGAGGCTCTCGGAATCAAAAGTGTCGAAATCAATGTCGGCGACGCTTATTCTATGATGCTCAGCGAAGGTTCGCACGAACTACCTATCAGCAAGCAGGCGGAGGTAAATCTGGCACCCAGACTTCGAATGGCGGCTCTGTACATGGTAGCGCAGTCTTTAGAGCACGGCGGCCGCGTAGCTAACACCTGCAATTATTCCGAAGACTACGTTGGTTACTCCACCAAGTACGGTGACAGCGCCGGTGATTTCAGTCCACTGTCCGGCTTGCTTGTCAGCGATGTCGTAGCGGTCGGTCACGAGCTGCCGATCCCTGCCGATCTGGTGGACAAGACTCCATCTGACGGACTTTGCGGAAAGTCTGACGAGTCAAATCTCGGTTTTACTTACGCTCAGTTGGAGAAGCATATCGTAGATGGCAGCTGTGGTGATCGAGAGATCGACAAGAAGATTTGCAATCTGCATTATAAGAACCTTCACAAGATTACGCCCATGCCGTATTTCAAAAAGCAGTTGCCCCTGGAAGGCTTCTAAGCTACAGGTTTGCGGTCAACCTTAAACCGCACTTTTACGGGTGAGTGGTGAACAGGAAACACCGGAGAGTAATATCATCGAAAAGCAGGTTCGAATCCTGCCTCACCCGAATCGCACCGCAGATCAACAAGGCTTGCAAGCACCTGCGGTGAACAGTCCGTGCCTGCGAGGTGTCGTCGGACTATAATTCAGAAAAAACGCCTCGCTACATTCCTCGGGACAGGTTTCGGCCGTAATTCGCGATATCGGCCTCGAGTTCGAATCTCGACCGGGGAGCCACATGGCACAGTAAGCCTAAAGGTAAGGCAGTAGTCTTGAAAACTACCAGTAACCCGTAAGGGTGTGAGATTTCGAAATTCTCCTGTGCCGCCATCGTGTTGGTGCAACGCACGCCTCACCGGCACAAATGTACTTAGAGCGGTGTTCTCTCATGTCACGTCCGTTAAGCGTGACAACTATTGTCGAAAAGAGGTGATTCTTTTGTACGACGTATTGACAATCTCAGATTACATTATCAGGCGTTGCTCTAACGAGGGGTACACTGTCAGTAATCTGAAGCTACAGAAACTGCTGTACTTCGTTCAAGCCGAGTTCCTTGTCGTTACTGGGAAGCCATGCTTTCGAGAGAAGATTGTCGCTTGGGATTTTGGACCCGTAATTCCTGAAGTATATCACGAGTTTTGCATATTTGGTTCCGCTCATATTCCGGTAGGTGTAGCTTCAGCGCCGGGTTTGTCTAAAGAAACGGCAGAACTTATCGACGGTATCGTCTTTACATGTCTGCCATTCAGCTCGTCACAGCTTGTCGAAATCACTCAGCATCAAAACCCGTGGATCTGTGCTTATGCAAAGGGCTACGGCACAGAGATTACGAATGAGTCCATCCTCAACTTTTTCGCGGAATAATATCTCCCTCCATGTACGGCGAGCGCAATCCGCGGCACGATGCTCGGCCGGTTCGATTCCGGCGAGGGAGAATCGGCTGACCTTTCCTGTCGATTCAGAAAAGAGGAGTGGCACAACCTTGCCGGTATTTTGGTTAAACCGTGGTTAGGGCGACAAGCCCAAATAATCCTCTGTGCTGCTCGCACAAGACATCACCTTAAGCGTTCAAGGAGATGGAGAAGAGCAAGCATTAAAGTGTCTAAGATTGAAAACGGGAGCGTTTATAGGGAACGGGAGTTGAACGCCTTCTGTTCCCGAGTTACTGGTTGCAAAGTGTCGGGCACGCCAGCAAAATGAGCATCGTCTGCAAGCGATACCCCTCGCAAACAGGTGATTAGACGGACGCACACGGCGGATTCCGCGCTCGACCAGAAAACGGCCGCACAGCGGTGTGATTGGTTGAGAACAAGCCCGCAAATTGGGGGAGAGTTTAGATGTCCGAGGGTTTGCTCAGATCTTCGGATGTCAAACTCGCATTAAGTTATATTGCGACAGTTGCCGGAATAGACCGGTGGCTTAAACTTTATGGCAAAAAAGAGAGGCGGTGATTTTAGTGGGAGTAAAGCAGAACGTAAAGCATTTCTTTAAGGGGCTGTACGAGGCAAATCTCGCGGCTCAAAAGGAAGTCCGTGGATTTAGCTATTTTGACATTCGATAAACATCGCCCGCGTTTCGCGGGCCTATATGCTGGCATGGCGCAATTGGTAGCGCATCTGAGTTGTAATCAGAGGGTTTTCTCGGTTCGATTCCGAGTGCCAGCTCCATAATAAAACCATTGTTTGAGGTGAAATTATGATCGGCGCAATTATCGGTGATATTGTCGGCTCACGTTTCGAGTACGACAACATTAAAATCAAAGACTTTGAGTTGTTCACGGATGACTGCCACTTCACCGACGATACAGTTCTGACAGTTGCTGTCGCAGGTGCATTGTTAGACGGTGGCAGACCAAGTTATTCACAATTACAGAAGAGCACAAGAGTGTGGTTGCGCGGTCTTGCAAAGAAGTACCCCACCGCAGACTATGGCACACGGTTTGAAGATTGGGTCAATAGCAAATCCGATGAGCCGACCAACAGCTATGGGAATGGGGCTGCGAGTCGAATTTCTCCTGTCGGCTTTGTTACCGCAAGCCGTGAACAGACGATAACGCTCGCGGATACGATTACCGGCGTAACGCATAATCATGTTCACGCGCTCATTGGTGCCAGCGCGGTGGCTGTGTCAACGTATTATGCGCGAATCAGGTGGCCAAAAGAGCAGATCAAGAAACACATCAACGAATATTTTTACCAAATGGACTTCACTCTGGATGAAATTCGGCCAACGTATTCGTATTCTCTGGCGTGCTGGGATACCGTCCCGCAGGCGCTCGAAGCGTTTTTTGAATCGACCAGTTTTGAGGATGCTATCCGCAACGCGATTTCAATCGGTGGCGATAGCGATACGATTGCCGCAATTACCGGCGGTGTAGCCGAAGCATACTATGGCGTGCCACAGGAATTAAGAGAAAAGGCCGAATCTTATCTGGATGAACGACTTCTTCGTGTTATCCATGCCTTTGAAAACCTATTTGAACGATGAGGTGTTTGTAGCGTGACGTTAGATGAAGCGATTGAACATTTTGAGCGTATATACTGGGCAAAAACAGATGAAGATGGTGTTGAGTTTCCGCAGCTTTCGCGTTGGTTGACCGAACTGAAAGAACTGCGAAAATTATGCGACTCTAAGTTGATAGACAACCGCCCACTTACACCGCGCGAGTTGATGTCCTTAGACGGTGAAGTGGTTTGGGTTAAAACCCAAAACGACTACGTTGTAAGTCAGCGCATGGTGGTGGATTCGACCAATCAGGTATGTGGTTCATTGTTACCGGGAACTGTCTTGTCGTTTGTAGATGGAGCGAATCATAATTGTGCTTATTGGGACTTGTGGGCAGCTTATCGTCTCAAACAGGAGGATAAAGAAGCATGAAAATCATAAAGCACGGGTTTCGTAAGCCGCCAAAGCCGCTAGAGCCGGTAGTTCACAAAGAGAAATGTATAAGATGCGGATGCTTTTTCGAATATGTAATTGAAGACGAAGAATATGATTGGTTTGCAGAACACGAAGACGGATCTAAACGGGGACAAGGCTTTGTTTATTGCCCGGATTGCGGCAAAAGAATCGTTGTCTCTGATGCTATCAGTTTTGGTATGTTTTCTACACAGGAATACAGATAAATCATTAACGAAAGAGGGGGGGGCAAGATATGAAATACCGCAAGAAACCTGTTGAGGTCGAGGCCGTCCAGTGGGACGGCCGGGACGAGACTTATCAAGAGATCAAAAAGATGAACTGCGGTGAGGTGTATCGCGCCGGAGTTTGGGATAATGAATTAGGAATTCACACCATGACTCAGGCAATCCGAGCTAAAACTGGAGACTACATTGTTAAACTTCCATCCAGAGAAGAAGTCTACCGCTTTGATGCGAAGAAATTTAAGGCGATGTATGAACCATTGGTACCAGTGAACTGCGAACCTACGCAAGAAAGCGAATCCATTCCTGTCGAGCCTTGCTGGCAGGAACGTATGCAGGCCGAATACCACGACCTCAAGACCCGCTACGAGAAGCTGCACCGCATGGTGACGAAGTACGAGGCCGGAACGCTTGATTTCACTCCCAACTGTTCTCTTGACCTGCTTCGTCAGCAGAAGCGTCACATGGGCGAATACCTGCACGATCTTGAAATTCGCGCCGAAGTCGAAGGAGTGGAGCTGTGAAAGTAATCAATCACGGAAAGTTCGGCGCACGAAGACATAGATGTGTCGGATGCGAATGTGTATTTGAGTATACGACGGACGATATCCATTACGAGGGCACAGACGACTACGAGGGCACAGACGACGGCCGGAGATTATTCGTTCTGTGCCCCGAGGGCGACAGACCAGTAGCAGCTGTGTGGAGGAAGAGATAAACATGTGGGAAGATAACGACTACTGTTACGAATGCACCGGATACGACGACGATGTTTACGAAGACGAAAACGGCGAACTTCAGTCTCGCTGCGGTGACTGCCCGTTCAATCCGTCATACGATTCCGAGGAAGATTGGTAATGTACGATAGCTTCATCGATATTTGGGAGGGAAATCCTATGTGGGGGCAGTTTATTGAAGACTGGAAAACACCAGAAGAACAGAACGACGATTCATCCAACCGCTGGATTGTCGAGCTAGCGGATAACGGCTGGATGGATCACATCTGTCCTCGATGCCATTACAAGCGCAATCTGGACAACCATGTAATCAACACATATAGATATTGCCCGTACTGCGGCAAGCGACTTTATGGAGGGGGAAATGACGATGGGTCTCGACGTTACGATTAAGGAAGTGCAAGAGTTTCGCTGTCCAGACTGCGGCAAGCTCGTCACGACAAAGGATGTCAACGAGGTTAATGCCGGAGGGTCTGACTGGCGTGACTTCTTGAAGTCGATCAATTATTATACTGGGAACGGCGACTGCAACTGGTACGGAGAAGATATGGTACTTACAGAGGAACAGGCTCGTGCTCTCGCCGAGTATTCCGTCAAGAAGATTTACTGGCCGAACAACGAGATTGAAAAGCTCGTAGCAGTCGCTCTACTGAGAGGACATAAGGTGGCAATCAATGCAGACTGGTAACAAAAAGATGCGCGATCTCAGAACCGGCGATGTCTTTGTACGAGATGGCGTTACCTATGTAGCAATTGCCGAACCATACTACGGCACAGTATGGGTAACAAAGCCGGAACTCGTAAACGAAAAGGGTGTATACAGTTACACATCGGCTGCTTTGCTGCAATACGAACAAGACGATGAGGCAGAAGTCATCGGCAAAGATGAGCGCCCTCTGAAGATGTTCCGTAGGAATACACTTACCTGAAAAAAAGGAGTAATCGAGAATGCGACTTTACTGGCTCTTACTTATCATCCCATTCCTTATTCTGTCCGTTATGGACGTAAAGAAGGCGTGGAACAAGATCAAAGAAGCCCGCAGGAACCCGGAAGCTCGTGCTGACGCGCTGAACCTCGGGCTCTCCGTATACGCGCTGATTGTCTGCACAGTTCTGATGATCCTGATGATGTTCGGAGTGATTGGATGATCTTTTGGGTCACTCTGCTCGTTATGATTGTGGTAATGATTTGGCTTGTCGCTGATACATCAGAGAGGACGGACGAGCTGTTCTTAGAGGTTTTCGCTATCATGGCGTTGATTGTAATACTTGCGTTTTTGACAGCAAGGAGGGTTGGATGACAGCAGGAATTATTGCGTTCTTATTCGGCGTGGCCGGGTTCATCCTGAACACGTCCTCCGGCAGAGTGAGAGGAGATCGAATCCTGCGGTGGCAGCTGAAAAGTGCCGCAGAATCGTGTTTTATCTTCTCGGTTCTGTTCTGGATGGCGTTCGCATTCCACTTAATCGGCACGATGAGAGGTGCAACATGAAAAAATATGTGCATACGGCAATGATTACTTCTGGTTCCGCGGACGATTTTAATAAACGCTTAGCGAGTACGATTGAGGATTTTCAGAATCATGGCTGTGAAGTTGAAGTTCAGTATCAAACTGTGTTCAGAAAGTCTTCAGAATATTTTTTATACACCGCTTTAGTTCTCGCATATCGAAGGGAGTGATTGTTATGTTTTTGAGATGGTATCGCAGAAAAATCGCAGAAGCAGTTGAAGCAAGAATGTCATATATGGCAACTTGCCTGAATGAGCGTGACATCATTTTGAACATTATCGCCCCAAAAGATTACAAACGAAAGGGTATACCACATTGTAGCACAGATTGCCACAACAAATCATGTTATTCCTATCGTGCCAATAAGAAAGGCTGATTTGATTATGCAATACGTTCCAAAAATTCAAAAAGGTGATATTGCTGACATATATGTGGCTGGCATGAAATTATTCTCGGTCAGACTCGGAGAGATTGATTGTTCTTTCGAAACGGCCGAAATCAGAAATGAAGTCAGGCCGGGTGTAGTTGAAGTGACAATTCCTGCGGATTTTGTACCTAACTGCAAAATCACAATAGAAGGAACTGTCCAGTCAGACGTAGAACTCTCCTTTACAAAATCCGTATCGCCCGAGAGGGCCGCTACGGCTGACGATATGATCAGCAAATTACAACAATTCATTATCGAAAAGTAAATCTGAGCGTGAAAGGAACTGAATCAGGTGGCAAATAATAATTATTGGATAGGCAAAGAGGCACGAGCTAAAAGGGCTGCCGAATGGACAACTAAGAATACGAGAGAACACAGCGAGGAAATAAGACGAAGCGTTGCCAACGCTAAGATCTACGATGATGAGGATGGACGCAAGCGCGTTTTCATGCCAGGCGCACCCACCTCTGTGCCGGTTCTTCGCTTGCTCGCAGAAGATTCTGTTACGGCACTTTGTAATTGCAAAGCAAAGCATCCCTCGCAAAAGGTCGCCGTGCTCAATTTCGCGTCCTACAAGAACCCCGGCGGCATGTTCCTAAAAGGCAGTCGTGCACAGGAAGAGTGCCTGTGCCACGAGTCGTTCTTGTATAATGTGTTGCGTGAGTTTGAGGAAGAGTATTATAGTCAGAATCGAAAAACGCTGCGCCGAGCAATGTACACCAATCGCGCCATTTATGCCCCTGATGTACACTTTTACCACAACGGGGGAGATGTGACCTGCGACGTCATTACATGTGCAGCTCCCAATTTTTCTGCAGGTGCCAAATACGCGAACGTAGATCCCGCAACTAACAGCAAAGCCTTATTTTCTCGTATCCGCTTTGTTTTGGACGTTGCCGCAGCGCAGAAAGTAGATACGCTCGTTCTTGGCGCGTTCGGCTGCGGTGTATTTGGACAGAACCCAACGGAGGTAGCTGAGATCATGCGAGACCTTGCAGGAAAATATCCTTTTGCTGAAGTCGTATTCGCAATACCTGACCCAAACCATGAGAACTATGTTTCGTTTGCTAAGGTTTTCGATAATCACTAATTTTCGGATTACTAGAAGGAGGATTTTATATGGACTTTTCTGAGCGATTCCCTGACATGAAAGTCGGAGAAGCAAAGCACGCACTTCTCAAGCATCAGATCAGCTTGCCATGCTGTATCTGTGGGAAGAAAACTCCATTCTCCGATCTCCGTTTTGGGCGAAGACTTTGCAGTTCAGAATGCTTTGATTACTTTTATGAGGATGTGTACGGATGAAGAAGATTTTTATTACTGCTACGGTTGTTTGCTTATCCTTGGTGACATTAACTGGCTGTTCGGTTACGGTGCGAGAGTCATCTGAAGATCCCGATGCCATCTCGACTATTGGACTTAGATCAAGCCAAGGAAGCGGATTGTTTTGTGACGTTTGCGGTAAAGAGTTGAGTAACCGAGAATGCGGCGAAGACTATCAGATTACGTTTTTCAGAGGGCGTCTCGTAGAGGAGACCTACAACTTAGTATGTCCTGATTGCGCAGACAACATTGAAGCGTACATTGAACAATTAAAGAACAGAGATGAGAAATGAGGTTTTATGAAGATCAGAGGATTCACCAGTTCGGATTCCCCGAACTTAGAAAAAGATATGAAACAGGCATTGCTGTATCATTCTATCGTAAAGGTCGAAGAGGTAGACGGTCAGACCGGTCGGCTTATTTTAGACGATGGTACGCGACTGATCGTAATCGGGAACGAGGGCTGTGGCGGCTGTGGCAATGGGTGGTTCTACTTAACCAAGCTCAACACTTGTGAAAATATGATTACGGATGTTAAGTGTTCCGATGATTTTGATGATGGGGATGAAGTGTTCTCGCTGTTCGTTTATTCTGTGAACCAGCCAGCAACCGAAGTTCTTCGTTACGAAGGTTATGACAACGGATATTACGGAACAGGTTATCGTGTTTATGTCGAAATCGAGGAATAAATATGAAGAAATTTTTCATTATGGTTGCGGTCATTTTCTCTCTTCTCGCCCTGCTGACCGGATGCAGTGATGCGGAGATAGTCGGAGACAACCGTTTAGAGCAGACCCTCGCCAGAGACTTTGGCGGCACAACTATCATCAACCTCGAACCAAATCTGAAACTCGAAGAGATTACTTGGAAGGACGACGACCTTTGGTATCTCACTCGACCGATGCGCGAGGATGAGGAGCCTAAGACGCACACCTTTACAGAGAAGGGCGGTCTCGGAACCGTCTTTGATGGTGGCGCCGTTATTGTCGTTGAGAGAAAGGAATAAATCTGATGACCAGAGTATTTTGTGACATCTGTGGAGAACAAATCTATTACGGACTGATGGAACCAGTTTACAGAATCAATATGCATGCAGTAAGCGGGAATGTAGTCAATGGAGACGAATCTTATGACTACGAGGAAGTTTGTTCTAAGTGCGTCAAGAATATCGCATCCTATATTAAAGGAATGCCCAGACCGTACATACTACCTTCTGAAGACGTAAAAGGTTAATTTGGAGTGACTTACAATGAGCGAAACTTCAATTGCAACCAGTGCAAAGCAAACCGAAAATAGCTGAAAGAGAATCAGAAGAAGAGGAGAGAACAGTGACCAAAGGACGTTACACCAGAGATTTTTATTTCCTGCCGACCATTCTGCTTCACAACGGCGAATGTTATGTCAGCGTCGAGCTTGCATGGCTCAAGTGGTATATCGGTATTGTTCTTGCGGAGGATTTCTAATGAGTGACATTTCAGATCTTAGCCCCAAGGCACAGGAGCTTTACCGCAAAATCATGAGCGGCAAATATCTCACAGAACAGAGCGATGATATTCCTCTGCCGATGCGCCGCTATTTCTGCCAAACACTCCATCTGGTTCGCGGATGGTTTGAAAGTCACCAAGACCAGATGAGGTTGTACTGTATGAACAGCACAGCCGGAGCAATCGCCATTCTCAAAGAGATGGAGAAGAATCCTGACGAGCTGATGAAGGGAGACTTCGCAGAGTTTCCGGTACCGGAACCGTTTAACACGAAGTTCAAGAAAAGAGCAAAGAAAATGCGAGAAAAACTCGCGAAAAAAGAGAAGAGTGAGTAAAGATGGGAATTCCACAGATTATTGTCCTCATCTGGACAGCGTTAGAACTCTGCATTGGGTGGTATTATCACGGACAGCCGCTGCCGGGCAAAATTGATTTTCGCGTGCAGTGGATTTTCATGTGCGATTAAACTCATCGTTCTGGGGGCCGGCGGCTTCTTCGATTAAAAAAAGCTGACGTCAATCGTCAGCTTTTAAGGTTTGAGCGAGTTTCTTTTTCTCGCGGCATTTTTTAATTCGCATCGCGTTCACAGTCGTGCCCCAGTCTTTGCGCGGGCCCTTCCTATAAGGAATGTAAGAGGAGACTGCGCTTGTAGATATTTTCAAAAGCTCAGCTATGTCCTTAGTCGGCATGCCTGCTACATATAGCTGTTGAATACGTTTTGCCCGTTCGGAAGTATACAGACCGGCTGTAATCAGTGTTCTCCTGACCGTTTGCTCGGAGATATTCAAAACCGCGGCGACCCCTTTTATGCTCTGCGAGAGTCTATACTGCTCCAGAATGTCATTGTACTGGCTCATATCCTCACCTCTTTTGTCTATTATACCATAAATAAGTTACGGGAACAAGGAGTGAAATCTATTGTCAACATACGTTATGGCCGACATCCACGGCGAGATTGACCGTTATCACGCGATGCTCGACCTTATCAACTTCAGCGCGGACGACCAGCTTTACATCATCGGCGACATCATCGACCGAGGTTCGGAAGGACTTACAATCCTTCAGGAAATCATGGATAAAGGCAACGTTCATTTTATCCTCGGCAACCACGAGGACATGATGCTCGGCACACTCAGTCAGCATTCATACCCGGGTGCGAGAACCATGTGGAAGCAGAACGGCGGCGACAAGACCTATCGCGAACTGCTCTATCATATGACATCCGTCGACCGTGAGCGTATCCTCGCTTACTGCCTGACCAGACCGGCAATGGAGACAGTTGAGGTAGGCGAAACATCGTGGACTTTGGTTCATGGGCGACCCTCAACCAAGTTCCTCGACATGATCTGGGGCAGGGTGGAAGCCGATGACGATTTTGGAAACGCACATTATATCGTAGGGCACACGCCGACCTGTTATCTGACCAAGCGATTCAAAGAGCCGTACCACATCTTCCACGGCAAGGGATTCCTTTGCATCGACTGCGGATGCGGGAATTTGACGAATCCATACCGCCGACTGGCTTGTTTGAGGCTGGAAGACATGGCTGAATATTACGTCTAAGAGACGCCGCACGACTGTGCGGCGTTCATTTTCCCTTCATTCAAAAATATTTTCAAAAAATCAAAAAAAGTTTAGGTTTTCGCGTCCCAAAATCGCGATTTTTGTATAGTAGTATATGTAGAGAAAAAACGAGAGCGACCACAGAAAGCGAGTGAGCACATGAGAGAGTACCACAAAAGGAAGAACGAGTATGAGAAATCCGGCGAGAATTGATGAGTTCTGCGACCGCTTGAAGGTCGCGTGGAAGAAACTGCCTGATTGGCGCTTCGGTCAGTTCATGATGAACTGCTTGGGGTCTATGCACGCGCAAGGCCGCGACCCGTTCTTCCCGGAAGAGCCGGAGATGATTGAGTTCATTGAGAAATACGCCGAAAAATACGGAATCGGCGATTAAATAAACGGAGTTTATACCAGATAGAATTACGAAAAGAGGGATTTTTTATGAGATTAGCAAAGGGAACACGCGCGAAAATTGTTCGTCAGTTTACCAGTCAGGATCGGCTTGGAGACGTTTTCGAGGTCGCGGAATGTGATTCCGAGTCTATCACGTTGAGTCGGTGCTATTCCGATTCAAACTCTTATCTGCATGAGTACACCTACACCATGCCGACAGACGAGTTCGGCGTTTTCTTCGAGATTATCGGCATGGAAAAGCCGAAAAAGGATAAGAAGAATGCCAAAAGCGAGGCGCTTATTGGCGACTACACCGAAACCGAACTCGATGATCTCTGGTGTCTTGCAGGTTCGTACGAGGATTTCAAAGCAATGCTGAAACTCGGTACTAAATGGCACCCAAGCAAGCAGCCGAAGAAGCAACGCGAGTGGACTGACTGGAAACGGTGGGGCGACGACCAGTGGTATGAGTATTCCGTCAGCCGTCCGGTTGGTCAGTCTGCAAAGGTAAAAGTGAGAACGCCCGATGGCTTTATCGGTACTGCATCCTGTAGTCCGGATGATAATTTCGACCTTGCTTATGGTGTCGAGTTGGCATCCATTCGAGCCGAGATTAAAAATACAAAAGATGACGCAGCGCGAGCGTTCACTGACTACTTGATTGAAAAAAGAAGCGTCGAAGACCTGAAAAAGCGCTTAGAAAAGGTTCTGGGTCGCGCTTACGGAAAGGCGGCGAAGTAATGGCAGACAAAACACAGTTTTTAAGCCCGGAGCAGCTCGCCAAGAATCGGAAAGAGTTCCTGCAGATCCTGCGTGACAATGTGAAGCGCGACGGTGTAGAGGATTTGATTCACTATCTGGAGAACAATGATTTCTTTACTGCTCCGTCTTCGACCAGATTTCACGGCAACTATGAAGGCGGCCTTTGTGAGCATTCGCTGAATGTTTATGATTGTCTGGTGGCTCTTCATCAGAAGTACGAAAAGTTCGAATACACAGACGAAACACTGGCGATCGCGGCTTTAATGCATGATTTATGCAAGTGCCTAACGTATAAGAAGCAGCCGGCCTTCCGCAAAGACGCAGACGGCCGCTGGGAGCAGTACATGTCATACAAGTTTGATGAGGTATTTCCGGGCGGCCATGGCGAGAAATCGTGCTTCATCATTCAGCAGTTCATGAAGCTGACGCCCGATGAGTATCTGGCAATCCGATGGCACATGAACGGTTTTGACAACGCCGTTAAGGGCGGCGACCGAGCAATGAACGCGGCAGCCGAGAAGTGCAAGCTCGTACCGATGCTTCAGCTAGCCGACATGGAAGCCAGCCACATGCTCGAAATTACCGTGGAGCACTAAAGACAACACACCCGGCAAAGGGTTAAATATACAGAATCACAGTTAAGGAGTGACAAACATGGGTATTCCCAAGCACAAGCCAAGCGCGAAGCAGAAGTCTCGCGCCAAGTATCAGAGCGAGAACCGTCTCGCAAAGAATAAGGAGCGACGCCAGAAGAAGCACGAGAAGCGCCTCGAGTATTTCAAGAAGCGCCGCCAGAAGAAGTACGAGAAGCGCCGCGAAAAGAAGCAGGAGGAAGCTAAGTGAGCGAAGCAACAAAGAGCATTTTCCAGACGCTATATGATGCAGATGTCACCGGAAAGGTAAAGAAGAAGAACGGTTTGTCGTACATCAGCTGGGCAGCCGCGTGGGCAGAGGTCAAGAAGCGTTATCCTGACGCGACCTATCATGTCTACACCTGTCAGCCCGACCCGTATGAGGAAACCATCACGGAGTACAAGGACGGTGTTCCGGTTATGTCCCGCACTGTCAAGCGCACGCCGCAGCCGCGTCCGTGGTTTGACGACGGAAAGAGCGCATGGGTTGAGGTCAGCGTGACCATCAATGGTCAGGAGGCAAAGGAAACCTATGCCATCATGGACTTCAAGAACAACGCCGTGAAAGCAGATCAGGTCACTTCCACCGACGCCAACAAGGCAAAAATGCGTGCGCTGGCTAAGGCTTGTGCACAGCACGGCCTCGGATTATTTATCTACGAGGGCGAGGATATGCCGGAAGGCGTCAAGAAGGAGCGTACCGGTCTAGCCGACGCTCGTAAGAAGGTCGTGTCCGCTGCGCAGGCAGCCGTTAAGAAGGGCGTTGACCGCGCTAAGATTTACGCGCTGATTGCTGAGAAGAACAACGGCAACGATTCGCCGACCGAAATCCCGACCATTGCACTCTGCACCGAAATTACCACCGCCATCAAGGCAATGAAGTAAAACAACCAAGAAGGAGATATAAATTTGAACAAGATTGTAATTATTGGCCGCCTGACCCGCGACCCGGAACTCAAGTCCACCAACGCAGGTACTGCCGTATGTAACTTTTCTGTTGCTGTAGACCGTACTTACCGTGACAAGGAAGGCAATCGCCCGACCGACTTTTTCGACATTTCCGTTTTCGGCGCGACTGCTGAGTTCGTATCCAAGTATTTTAAGAAGGGCAGCTCTATCGCTGTTTCCGGCGCTATGGAGTCCCGCAAGTTTGTTGATAAGGACGGCAACAACCGCATCGCTTGGTCGCTCCATGCCGACGAAGTAAATTTCTGCGGCAGCAAGTCCGAGAACAACGGCGGCGGCCAGAAGCCGAGTATTGACGAGGGCTACTCCGGCGATCCGGTTGAGTCCGACGACGCACTGTTTTAAGTGAGCGAATACACAGAGAAGCTCCAGAATAGAGTCTGGAGCTGGTCTTCTGCGACGCAAGCGCACGAATGCCCCTACGGCTTCTATCTTCAGCGGCTCGCTGAGCCAAGGATTAAACAGGACGAGAACGTATTCGCCCAGTATGGCAGCCAGATGCACGAATGGCTCGAACTGGTATTCAAAGGCATCATGCAACCGGAGGAGCTTCTGGAACTGTATCTCACCGATTACGATTCCAAGATCACGCTCAAGTGGCCGTTTAACCGCTATGTAGACCTTGAGAAATCCTACTATGAGGATGGTCTCGCGTTCGCCCGTCATTTTAAGGGACTCTCACCGAACTATGAAGTCATCGGTGTAGAGCTTGAGATGAAGGCGGAAATCGAGGGTTACAAGGTCATCGGTTATATCGACCTGCTGGTCAAGAACAAAAAGACCGGCGAGTACATTGTCGTAGACCATAAGAGTAAGAAGAAGTTCGCCAGCAAAGCAGAGGAGAAGAAGTACCGCAAGCAGCTTGAGTTTTACGGCTACCTCGTCCATGAGAAGATGGGCATCTGGCCGGCTTATACAGACCTCGACCTGTTTCGAGGGCAGAAGCATTACATCGAGCCTTGCACAGCAGAGGACTGCATCGCGGCTAAGGATTACTTTATCGAGTCTGTAAAGACCGCCTGCGAGACCGAGGAGTGGTTGGACAAGCATTCCATCAAGGCGCGGGAGAACTTCAAGTCTGCCAAGGACGCGAAAAAGGCCGGAAAGGCTGACTTCTTCTGTGCTGAAATCTGCTCCGTGCGTTCTCATTGCCCGATGTCATCCGCTTATGTGAAGCCGAAGAAAGAGAAAAAGAGTAAGAAAGCAGGTTAAATTTGAACGTAAACGACATTAAAAGCGTAGAGGGAGAGGCTGGAGTTATTGCAACATTGATCCAGCATCCAACTTACTATTTTTACGTTGAAGAGTTAAAGCCGGAGCATTTCACCGATCCGCAGAACCAGATAATTTATCTGGCGTTGAGTGAGCTTGCTAAAAGGGGTATAGAGAAGATTGATGCTCTGAATGTCTTGAAGGTATTGGGAACAAAAAAAGCGACAAAACAGGCGGCTCAAAATCTCACTGTCGCATCAATCAACGAGATGATTGATCTCAGTCTGGTTGTTGCTCGCAATACGCCCGAGGAATATAAGTTGTTTGCCGATGATGTTCTGAACAAGGCTTTTCGACGTGGCGTCTATCAAAAATTGCAGAAATGTGAGCAGCTCTGCTTGACGGACGATGGAGGGGATCTCGGACAAAAGATTTATGCCGAGATTGACGAAACCGTTCTGAACTACAATCCTCGAAACGATTTGCCTCTTTTCGGAGATATTGTCGATAAAATCTGGAAGGGTATTAAGGCGCGGCAGCGCGGCGATGCAAATATTATTGAGTTCCCGTTCCCAGAATTAAATCAGTATGTAGTCATAGAACCTAACGAAGTTGTTTGTTTTGCTGCCGTGCAAAAAGCAGGAAAGAGCGCCATGCTACTGACATGCACCGTGGACATGCTCAAAAAAGGGAAGAGTGTTTTATATGTCGATTCGGAAATTTCCGATGAACAGTTCACCAAGCGTATTCTCTCTCATTTAACTGGTATTGAATACAAAGTTATACGAGATGGTTTGTATACGGAAGAGCAGGAAAAACTTATCGACGAACAAAGAGCGTGGCTCAAAACGCAGAAATTTATCCATGTTTACACTCCTGTGCTCGATGAAAACACTCTTTTACTCGCGGCAAAACGCGCAAAACACCTTATTGATGTCGATTGCTGCGTACTGGATTACCTGAAGCCCGCCGGTGGCACGGAAGCCTTCACGGTCTACGCTGAGCTCGGGAATATCGCCGATTGTTTTAAGAATCGTGTTTGCGGTGATCTGGGAATCTGCGGACTGACGGCCGCACAGGCTACGAAGTACGGCCAAATTGCGGATTCTTCTCGCATTGGACGTTCTGTCAGTACGGTTGTTACTATCACCAACAAAACGAAAGATGAAATCCGTAACGATGGTGAGATGTGCGGCAATAAAAAAATGCGCGTCGCTTATAACCGAAACGGGGCTCAAATGAACGACGATGAATACATTGATGTCGATTTCAAGGGCGATATTCTGACTTATCGTCCAGCGAGAAAACAGCACGACCCATACGCCCCATATTAAAGGTAAGGAGTAACTATGGAAATCAGAGATGTGGTAGAACAAATTGATATCGTGGACTACATCTCCCAGTACCTCGAGGTAGAGCGGCGCAGCGAGAACGAATACGTCGCGCTGTGTCCCTTTCATGACGAGAATACACCATCCTTCACGATTACGCGCTCCAAAGGGTTGTATTACTGCTTCGGCTGCGGAGCTCGCGGCGATGTTGCTGATTTCGAGGTGTTGTATAACCACGTTTCTCTGCGAGAAGCGGTCAAGCGACTCAAAGCCTACGCCGGAATCACAGAGGGTGTGTCACTACCGTCCACCCATCTGGCGGCTGTACAGGCTCTCAAGAAGTACGCGCCGCGAAAAGAACAGAAAAATGTGTGTGAACCACACAAAATCCTAGGGGAAAATGTGATGGAACAGTACGAGTGGAGACCGGAAAAGTTCCAGTCTTGGCTCGATGAGGGTATCCCTCTCGACCAGATGAAGCGCTTCGGCTACCGCTATGATGCGCTGTCAAATCGCATCGTTCACCCGATTCGATTGCCCGACGGCCAGATTTTCAGTATCTGCGGACGCACACTCGACCCTGATTTTAAGGAGAAAAAACTCCGCAAGTACACCTATCTCGTAAAGCTCGGAGCGCTCGACACGCTGTTCGGGCTTTACGAAAACCGCGAAGCAATCCTCCGGAAGAAAGAGGTCATCCTGTTTGAGGGCGCTAAGTCCGTTCTCAAGGCCGCCGGTTACGGTTTCGATAACTGCTGTGCCGTACTGACCTCACACATCAACCCTTACCAGACCAAGATTCTCCTGCAACTGGGCGTCCGTATTGTCATCGCATTCGACGAAGAGGTTGACCCGCGACAGGATGGAGAAATCAAAAAGCTGAAACGTTTTTGCGGGGTGGATTGGGTTCGTAACCGTGACAACCTGTTGGGCGAAAAGATGGCTCCCGTAGATAATGGAGCGGAAGTATGGAATGAATTGTATCAGCGAAGGGAGCGGCTATCATAATTTTTCAGAACTACCACAAACACACAACCTACAGTAACCCTCGCGTCAGCGACTCGGTCGTGACCTACGAGGATTACGCCAAACGTGCCGTCGAGCTCGGACATTCCATTCTGTCCAGCTGCGAGCATGGCTGGCAGGGGAGATATATCGAGTGCTACGACCTCGCAAAGCAGTACGGTCTGAAGTTTCTATTCGCCGCCGAGGCTTACTGGGTCTGGAATCGTCACGAGGAAGACCGTTCCAACTGCCACATTTGGATTGGCGCGAAGAATGAAAACGGTCGCGAATGGATTAACGAGGTTCTCAGTCAGGCGAACGAGGATGGTTTCTACTACCAGCCGCGACTGGATGAAGAGCTTCTCGACTTGCTTCCGGCGGGCGACGTTTGGATTACAACCGCCTGTGTTGCCGGATGGAAGTATCTCGGCGAAGAAGAAGAGCGACTCAAGGCTCTTTGGAAGAAGCTGTACGACAAACACGGCGACAACTTCATGTTTGAGGTGCAATACCACTTCTCTGAACGGCAGAAAGAGCTGAACCGTTACATTCTGAATCTGCGGAAAGAAATTCCCGCGCCGATTATCATGGGCTGCGACAGCCACTACATCGAGGAAAACGGCGCAGAACTCCGCTCCGACTTCCTCGTTTCTAAGGAAGACCGCAAGGCTTACGATGACGAGGAAGAATGGTTCATGGATTACCCGGATGGCGACACTGCCGTCCAACGGTTCCGTGAACAGGGTGTCTTGACAGAAGCTGAGATCACGGAGGCAATCGACCGGACAAACTGTTTCCTCGAAGTAGAGGAGTATGAATGTGACATCTTTGACGACAGCACGAAGCTGTTCTCATTACACCCAGATTGGACGCAGGAGCAGAAAGACGCAGAATATATGCGGCTCGTCAACCAAGGTTGGGAAGATTACAAACATGAAGTTGACCCGACGATGTATCCGACCTACGAGAAGGCAATCAAAGAAGAGACCGACACGGTAAAGCAGTGTCGTATGAGCGACTACTTCATTGATGACTATTACATCATGAAGCGAGGGAAGGAGCTTGGCGGTCACCTTACCAGTACCGGTCGAGGAAGCGCCGTCAGTTTCTTCACGAACAAGCTGCTCGGATTTACCGAGGTTGATCGAATTGCAGCCAAGGTAAAGATGTACCCCGAACGATTTATGACGGCCACTCGAATTCTTGAAACGCACAGCCTGCCGGATATTGACCAGAACGTTGCGGAACAGGACATTTTCGCAGAGGCTCAAGCTCAGGTTTGTGGTCGTGACCACGCAGTGCAGATGCTCGCCTATGGCACGCAGAAAGCATCAGCCGCATGGAAGATGTTCGCGAAGTCTCAGAACATTGACTTTGCGACAGCCAACGAGGTCTCTTCCCAGATCAAGCGGTACGAGAACAAGCTCCACACGGTAGACGAAGAAGAGAAGGACAACATTGACATCATGGACTTCATCGACAAGAAGTTCCACGATGTGTATATCCGGTCTACCGAGTATCAGGGCATTATTACGAGTTGGTCTCCGGCTCCGTGCGCATTCCTGTTGTATCAGGGCAGCATTCGCCGCAAGATTGGCCTTGTGAAAATCAAAGACAAGATGTGCTGTGCAATGGACGGTCACTGGGCAGAGCATAACAACTTCCTGAAGAACGACCTGCTCCGTGTTGCCGTAGTTGACCTTATCAGCAAGGGTTATAAGAGAGCAGGACTGAAGGTTCCGACCGTGAATGAACTGCTTGATATGTGTCCGCCGGACGATCCTGTGTGGGGCATTTATCGGAAAGGTTGCACGCTTGGCATCAATCAGGTCGAGCAGCCGGGAACTGCCAGCCGTGTCGGAGTCTACGCGCCGACTAATATCTCCGAGCTTTGCGCGTTCATCGCCGCAATCCGCCCGGGTTTCAAGTCGATGTACAAGACCTTCGAGAGCAGACAGGATTTCTCGTATGACGTTAAACCGTTCGATGAGCTTCTCCGCACGGAAGAGCTGCCTCAGTCGTTCTGCTTATATCAGGAACAGCAGATGGCGGCATTGAACTTCGCGGGTTTTCCGATGAAGGAATGTTACGCGGCAGTTAAGAACATTGCCAAGAAGCGCAAGGAAAAAGTCCTCGCGTATCGCGAACGATTTATCAACGGTTTCTCTAAGAAGCTGATCGAGCAGGAGCATTTGGACGAAAAGACGGCTCTTGAAAAGACCGATATGGTCTGGAAGATTATCGAGGATTCAGCATCATATTCCTTTAACGCCTGTGTGACCGGCGATACCATGTTCCGAAAAGCAGATGGCACGGTTGAAAGCGTCTATAAATTATGGGATCATGGGCCAGATTCATGGAACATCAAGGGACTTTCCTTGACGAACGACGGCCAGTTAGTAGAAAACGAACTGGTCAGCGTCAAATATGCAGGACGACGCACGGCATTACGGGCTGTATTGGAAAATGGTGCACACATCGACTGCACCCACAATCATAAGTTTCCAACTCCGGCGGGAGAAAAAAGATTCGACCAACTCAAGATTGGCGACGAGCTGTACGTTCGTATCGGGAAGTCGGTTGCGACTTTCCCAATCGTTAAGTTTGAACAGGGCAAGCTGGAGCACATGTATGACGTTGAAATGCAGTCTCCGTATCATAACTTCACGCTCGAGAATGGCATTATCACTTCTAACAGCCATTCCTATTGCGTTTCCCTCGATTCCTTATACGGAGCATGGCTCAAAGCACATCATCCCCTCGCTTTTTACGAAACCTTCATGCGTATCATGGACGAGAAGGGCGACAAAGACAAACTCGCCGCCGCCAAAGATGAGGCTGAAAGCTACTTTAATATCAAGTTCCCGCCGTTCAAATTCGGTCAGGATAACCGAAAGGTAACCGCAGACGAAGAGAACAACGCAATCAGCAACGCGCTGACCTCTATCAAGGGATTCAATAAGGCCGCCGCCGTTGCTCTTTATAAGCTCGGACAGGAGCCGCCAAAGTACCTTTCCGACGTTCTTCTGGCTCTCCGACCAAAGAGCATTATGAAGTCCACCACCGAACCGTTGGCTCAAATCAGTTACTTCTCAAGCTACGGCAACGACCGAGAGGTTCTGAACATCATCGCTCTGTGCGAGGAGTTCAGGTATGGTGCAAAAGCATCCATGTCGCGAGAGCGTGTTGATAACAGCTTTCTGGCTGACATTGTTCCGAAGTACGCCGATGGACTCAAGAAGGACGGCCAGCCAGCAACAAGATATACGTTCACGAGCCTGCAGATGAGCGCCTTAAAAGACGAGAAAAAGCAGCTCGCGTCCGCTCTTAAAAAGAACCCAACACCGGAACTGGAAGAACAGCTTATCGCTGTCGAACAGCAAATTGCTGAGGAGCTGAAGCGAATCGTCGCTCAGGTGCTCCGAGAATGTGAAGACCGCGTACTGGCGGCAGGCATCGAAGACCTTCCGTTCCGCGTGAAGATTGAGAACCAGCAGGAAATTCTCGGGTATGTGGACATCCGGACAGGCAAGGAAGAAGACCGCAGACTTGTTCTCGTGTCGGATTTCCGGCCACTTTTGAGTAAAGGCACCGGAAAACCGTGGGGTTATGCTTGCTTTACACAGTCACTTGGTTCTGGTAAGCGCATTCGATTGACGCTTCGGTCGCGGCAGTACGACCAGAATCCAATCAAAAACGGCAGCATCATTTACGTTGACCGATGCACGAAGAACAAATCCGGCTATTGGTATCTTGACCAGTATCATCTGGTCGGTTAAGGAGGAAGACATGATTAAGAGACACACGGTAGAAATCATCGAAGAATTGGACAAGGACGGGAAGGTTGTCTCTCGAACGACGACCACAACGGATGAGACAGACGACAACCATTACGGAAGTTATTATCCGCCGATTTCGCAGAACCCGTTCTACGCGGAAACGCCGGAGGACTCAAAGTACGCCGTATGATTCCTAAATTTCCAAACCCTAAGAACCCACGAGATCCCGATTATGTTCCGGAGATTATCGGCCGCTGTGAAAACTGCGGCAATGAGCTGTCCCCGGATTGGGAGCTCTGGAAAGATAAAGACAGCAACCTGTTTTGCTGCGAAGAATGTGCCATCTTGTTTAATGGCATCCGCGAAATCGACGACCTGTTTTAAGAAAGAGAGTGATGAGAATGGAAGAAATGTCAAAGACCGCGATGGAAACCATCGTAGACTACAACCAGCAGGACGACACAGCACATGTGTTCACCTATGACCCTGCACTCCAGAAGAAGATGGACAAATTCTGCGCCGATCATCCTGACGAAGTTCAGTTAAGCGTTGAGTGCAACGGTTCCAAGAACTACACGTTCCCGAAAAGCTGGCTCAAGATTACCGCACCGCGCAAGAAGAAGGTGACCGCGTGAACGTAAAGTTACTTGCTTGGACACCAATGCCGGAACTTGTTGTCGCGGCGGCCGGCAAGGGTTGTTACTCTTCCGGCACGGCTGCGGATATTCTGGAGGACATTACTCCAGAACAGGCGGCAAAGTTCATCCGACAGATCAAGCGCTCCGGCCATACTTCTGTTCTGGAGCATGCGTCTTTTACGTTCGGTATCGACGGGGTATCCCGCTCTCTGCTTGCACAGATTACGCGCCATCGTATCGCATCTTTCTCGGTGCAGAGTCAGCGTTATGTCAATATGGCAAAGCCGGAGTTCGTGATGCCGGAAGCCGTGAAGAATAATCTGGCCGCAAAGCTGATGTTCGAGAACTGTATGGAAACGATCAGAGCAACATACAGCGACATTCATGCAACGCTTATGAGCGAGAAGCTCCGCGAGAAGTATGCACAGTACGCTATCGGCGACTTTAACATTGAGTTCCGCAACAACGGTCAGTTCTTCTATCTGCAGCTTGACGCCATTATGGAGCAGAAGAAGAACGAGGATGAAGCGCTGTATAAACAGTACAAGAAAGATCGCTCGGCGGCTGAAAAATACGCTAACGAGAATGCCCGCTGCGTGCTCCCAAATGCCGCAGGAACGTCGTTCTCTGTAACCATGAATGCACGCGAATTGCTCAGTTTCTTCGCTCTACGGTGCTGTAATCGCGCACAGGACGAGATTAGAGAGCTGGCGGAGCAAATGTTAGTTTTATGCCAGAAGGTTGCGCCGACTATCTTTGAAAACGCCGGTGCGCCGTGTGTTTCCGGCTCCTGCCCCGAGGGTGTCATGACATGTGGGCACCCGAAGACCCACCAGAAGGGAGAATAAGTTGGCACATATCATCATTGTAAATGGGCCCGCGAGAAGCGGAAAGGACACCTTTTGTTCTTTGTGCCGAGACCGGGCTTATTTCTACGATATGCTGATCGCACAGATCAGCTCTGTAGATATCATCAAGGAAGTCGCTCGACGGCTTGGCTGGAACGGTGAGAAGGACGACAAGTCCAGAAAGTTCTTGTCTGACCTGAAAGACCTGTCGACGCAGTATTCCGACGCGCCGCTTGAGTATCTGACCAAGGAATTCAATCGAGTGAAGGATCACGACAACGTCATGCTGTTCATGCACATCCGTGAACCGGAGGAGATTCAGCGAGCCAAGGAACGTTTTGACGCTCTGACGCTGCTGATTAAGAGGCCGGGTTACGAGCCAATCCAGAGCAACCACGCCGACCGTGATGTTGACCAGTATGATTACGATTATACGATTGTCAACAACGGTACGATGCAGGATCTGGAACAGCAGGCCAGCGATTTCATCGAAAAAGTAAAGGGCGGCTACTTTGAAAAGCGCCGCGAGGAAGTTAAGTAAGGGGGACGAGGAATGACAGTCATCAAACGTGATGGCAGAGAGGTGCCATTTGATAAGGACAAAATTGTTAAGGCAGTGGTGAAGGCGTTCGTAGATAATGATTACTCTACGGACGTTGCACACCCGGTGGCTGAAAAAATCGCAGACGAGGTTGAGGCAACCAGTAAGAACCTTTCTGTAGAAGAAATTCAGGACACAGTGGAGAAGAAGCTGATGGCCACTAAGTATAAGGATATCGCCAAAGCGTATATCGAGTACCGACAGCTTCACAAGATGGCTCGAAGTCAGTATAAGGAACTGATGCACGCCGTAGCAGAGAAGCTGCAGGCCAAAGATGTCAAGAACCAGAACGCCAATGTAGACGAGATGAGTTTCGGAGGTCGTGTTGGTGAGGCGAGTGACATCGTAACAAAGCAGTATGCGTTGGAATATCTTGTTTCGCCGCTGTCTCGGCGTAATCACGAGAACAACGAGATCTACATTCATGACCTGAACAGTTATGCGGTTGGATCACATAACTGCCTCTCGATTCCATTCGACGACCTGTTGAAGAACGGCTTCAATACCCGCCAGACGGATGTCCGCCCAGCGCAGAGCGTAAATACTGCATTCCAGCTTGTGGCGGTGATCTTCCAGCTCCAATCCTTGCAGCAGTTCGGCGGCGTGAGCGCGACACATCTTGACTGGACAATGGTTCCTTATGTGCGGAAGTCATTCTGGAAGCATTTTAAGAACGGCTTGCATTACGTTCAGGGAGAACCGTTCCCAGACGATACTTCATTCGACCCAGGGCTTTCAATCGATGCAGACATCTATAAAGTCGCCGACGATGCGTATGAATACGCCATCGATATGACTACTAAGGAGTGCTATCAGGCTGTAGAAGGGATGTATCACAACTTGAACACCCTGCAGTCACGCTCCGGCAATCAGCTTCCGTTCACTTCTATCAACTATGGTACCTGCACGTTGCCGGAAGGCCGAATGGTAACGAAGGCTCTTCTTGATGTGTCCATCAAGGGCATCGGCAAATTGCATCGTACCAGTATTTTCCCGTGCGGCATCTTTCAGTGTATGAAGGGCGTGAATCGCAAGGAAGGTGATCCCAACTACGACCTCTTCCAGCTCGCCCTCAGATCAACCAGTCAGCGACTGTATCCGAACTACGCCAACGTAGATTGGTCAGGAAACGCAGGCTATGATATCAACGATCCCAGAACATACTTTAGCACCATGGGGTGCAGGACGGCAAATGGTTGGGACATTAACGGATTCGGCCAGTTGAAGGACGGTCGCGGTAACATTTGTCCGGTAACTATCATCATGCCTACTTTGGCGATGGAAGCAAAAGAAAGGGTAGTCCATGCAAAAGACCCTAAAGAGGCCATCATTGACAGCTTTATGGACTTGCTGGACACCAAAATCCATGAGGCTAAGGATATGCTTTTGGAGCGCTTCGATTGGATTTGCTCTCAGTCTCCAGAAGCAGCTAAGTTCATGTACGAGAACAACGTAATGGCAGGCTATGTGCCGGAAGAAGGCATACGTTCTGCTCTGAAGCACGGAACACTTGCTGTCGGTCAGATTGGTCTGGCTGAAACCTTGCAGATTCTGATTGGTTGCGACCACACCACAACCGCTGGCATGGAACTCGCCAAGCGAATTGAACAGTTGTTCAAAGACAGATGCGCTGAGTTCAAGGAAGAATATCATTTGAACTTCGGTGTTTATTTTACCCCTGAATGTAACATATAACATCTTGCGGGGGCGTATGTGGTAACACATACTGAAAAAATCGCCTAACTCGGTGAACCTGAAAAGGAATACCGAACTAAGTTCGTTGCTTAAAATTTTTATAGAAAGGAGGTTATAACATGCCAAATTATATCGAAAAACTGCCTGAAGATGCAGTTCAGGTAAAAAACGCTTTGTGTTGGGTAACCCCTGCTGGGAATCTTTATGGACAAGAAACACGAACATTATATAACAAAAAATTAGATAAAAAAATTCCGCACAAACATTATGGAGAGTTCTTCCAGTATAACACCACCGTGAATCGGAGAAATGGTTACGTTTATGCACCCATCAAATACATTAAATCAGATGGGACATACGAAATTCGACGTCGCAGGTTGCACATTGTGATTGCGGAAACATTGCTTCCGAACCCTAATAAATTTCCTATTGTTGGGCACAAAAACAACATCAAAGCAGATATTAGGCTGAGTAATCTGTATTGGACGACAATCTCTGAGAATACAAAAAAAGCGTTCGACGATGGATTGGCCGTAAATGCAAAAGGTTATGATGACTCTCAATCTATCCCTGTCATAATGTTCAACACTTATACCAACGAAGAGATAGGAAGATATGGAAGTGCCAGTGAAGCAGTGCGAGAAACAGGAATCCCTAAAAATACAGTTTTGCGCCAATGCCGGTATAAGAAACCTGTTCGTAAACCATTCTACTTCCGATTCCAATCAGACCCGTCGGTTGAACCGCCTCAGATTGTTATCCAATACGACTATGAAACAGATCGTGAAATAGGAAGATATTTCAATGTATAGGAGGCAGCACGTCAAACAGGCGTGTATTCGAAGGTAGTAGACTACGAATGTAAATTAGGACATAAACCTGTCCGCAAGCCTAAAAATGGCACATATTTTACGTTCTATCAATCATCAATCTAAAGGCTCTATAAAATTTTAAGCAACGATAAATGCGTGGAGGTCATCGAAATCCGATAAGGTAAAGTAGAGTAGCGCAAGCGAAAGAGCGAACTCGTATGAAAAATACGATGAAAATATGACCCAAATAAAAATGGCAGAAAACTTATGTTACACTGCAATGAAGAAATTTCAGGCAAAGTACGGAACGATTCCGAACGTATCCGACAAGGATTTCTTCACCAATTCCATTCATGTACCAGTGTGGAGAAAGGTCTCCATTTTCGATAAAATCGGTATCGAGTCACAGCTGACCGGCTATTCTTCCGCAGGCTGTATCACTTATGTAGAACTGGAATCTACTTGTAAGAACAATATTTCGGCTCTCGAGACCGTCGTTAATTACGCGATGGATATGGACATCCCGTACTTCGCGGTGAATGTTCCAAACGACCAGTGTATGAACTGCGGCTATTGCGACGAAATCAACGACACCTGTCCGCAGTGCGGTAGCAAGGACATCAAACGCCTGCGTCGAGTAACCGGCTATCTTACAAACGACTACAAGACCGCATTCAACAAGGGTAAACAGCAGGAAGTTGAAATGCGAGTAAAACACGACATGGAGGACAAACATTGTATTTAACCGTAGCAGAATTTGACACCGTGAGCTTTCCACAGTTCACGGCAGACGTAAAAAAATGCAACCCGCTCATCTCAGAGAGTTGCATCGAAGATATGTGGCGCGACCTCGTTTTCCCCGATCGTGCAACCGAAGGCAGTGCAGGCTACGACTTCCGCGTGCCGTATGACATCATCCTCGAACCGGGCGAGTCGGCACTAATCCCGACCGGTATGCGTTGCCAGATTGAAGAAGGCTGGGTGCTGATGTTGTTCCCACGTTCCAGCATGGGCTTCAAGTACCGCATGCAGCTTGATAATGGCACAGGTATTGTGGACGGGGACTACATTTTCGCCGAGAACGAAGGCCACATCATGGCAAAGATTACGAACGACAGCCGTGAAGGCAAGACAATGCACCTGAGAGCGGGCGACCGATTCATGCAGGGCGTGTTCGTTCCTTACGGCGTCACGGTTGATGACGAGCCAAGAGGGAAGAGAACCGGCGGCCTCGGCTCCACTGGCAATTAAAAAGAGACGTCGAGGTACCTTCTCAACGTCTCGGTGGCAGCCAGTTACTTGTTGCCAAAGAACTTTCGCTCAATCCAGAACCATGCACCAGCCGAAGCGATGCCAATCATGAACTGAACTACTATCAGTTGCAGTGACATGAGTTTCCTCCTTCCGAAAAAGGAGAATAGCAAATTGATTCGAATTCCCAAAGGCCGCCAACGGCATTATACTGCAGTGGATAGCGAATAGTCAAATAAAAAGAGCCGGCTCACTAACAATTACAACAACGTGCTCGCGACTGCCTTAAAGATCGCAAACAACAAAGAACAGCGATTCAAGAAGAAAAAAGGAGCGTCTTTGCCGCTCCAAGCACCGAAGAGACTTCAAGTAAGCTGCTCAATGAAGAATTTCAGCGCATCCCAAAGGGCGGCCGCAAGCACTCCATACGCTACCGTAGCAGCGGAACAGCGAACCTTAGATCGGAAATCTCTCATATTAACCTCCTTTTACAGAAGGCGACGCAGTCGTTGTGGGACTGCGAAAACCCGCCGAATTGCGGGTGATTCTGGTGGTGCAATACCAATCATACCGCATTTTCTAAAATTCGTCAAGGTTCGCTGTATCCGTAAAAAAAGGCACCCGAAAAGGGTGCCTCACCTATTGGGATGGATATACCACACGCCCTCGGGCGTTTTCCAAACCTTCGTCCGATGATTGCCGATTTTGACCCCATACTCGGTGGCACGAAGGTCCTTATTAAACATGCAGCCAGTGACGAGACGTACTCGATAGCCTTTGTTGAGATAAGTTATTAGCTCTGGTTGTGATGTGTGCGGATTGAGTTTCACACTGACTTCAGCAAAACCTGCACGCTGTCCAATTGGCGGCAGAGTAACCGGAGAATACTTTGCATACGCGGCGTTGCCGCTGATGGGGTCGTACATAGTATCACCTCAAACCCATTATAGAACAAATGTTCGATAAAATCAAGCGTACAATTAAATAAAGGTTTGGGGCGCTTCGCACCCCATTTTTTTCGAATTATTGTAAACCTTATAAAAGTATGCTATTATAAAGAAAGGTTCTAATAGATGAAAACTTATAAATTGCTGACTGCCGATGAAGTGTCCAAATCATTAGGCGTTTCGGTGTCCTATGCTTATAAGATTATCCGCCAGTTAAATGATGAGCTTCAAGAACAAGGGTATCTTACAATACATGGGAAAATCGATTCGTCATATTTTCAGAAGCGGTTCTTCCCCTCTTTTGGGAAGGAGGATATTTATGCCTCAGTATAAGTACACTACAAAAAAAGGAGTGAAGTGGTACTCAAAGTTCAACTATCTCGATGCTCAAACTAATAAGTTTGTAACTACGCTGAAACGTGGATTTTCATCAAAACGAGAGGCGAGAGCGTTTGAAGAAAAATTTTTGGATGAACTAGATTCTCGGTCTCAGTCTTCGACAACGCATACCATAACGGATATTTATAATGAATATCTTTCTTCGTTTAAGCGTTCGGATATGAAACAGTCTACTCTGCAGACCAAACACAACATATTTGCCAGCCATATCGCTCCGTATTTTGAAGGCATCCCAGTTGAAGAAATTACAGCCGCAGACATCGCCGCATGGCAGAAAAATGTCAAGGAAACAAAAAAGTCAAACGGTCAGCCGCTTTCTCCGGCTTATCTGCGAACGGTACAATCTCAGCTCAATGCTTTGATAAACTATGCAAGTGGCAAAGGGTATATTTCTACCAACCCTCTGGTTGACATCAAGAACATGGGAGTGAAAGGCAGACGACTTCTTTTCTGGAGTTACGAAGAATATGAAAAGTTTGCATATGAAGCTATGAATTTTCCAGCTTATTATTATGCTTACGAAGTCTTATATTGGTGCGGCATTCGAGAAGGCGAATTACTCGCTCTCACGCGCGAAGATATAGACTTAGACAATCAAACGATTCGCATCAATAAGACATATAGCCGAGTTGGGCGAAAAGACATTATCACAACTCCTAAAACACAAAGCTCCGTAAGAACGATTAGCATTCCTCGATTTCTTTGTGATGAATTGACGGAATACTTTGCAATGAAGTATGATTTAACGCCAGACCAGCGTATCTTTGTTTTTACAAAGCACGGATTATCGAGTAATTTCCATTCTTTGATTGCAAAAGCTAATGTCCCAGATATGCCAATCCACGGATTGAGACATTCTCATGTGTCCCTTCTTATCAGTAAACAATATAACATTTTTGAAATTTCAAAACGTATTGGCCATAAATCCATCAGTACAACACAAGATATTTACGGCCATTTGTTTGACAATGTTCAAAAAGCTATTGCGGACGATCTCAATTCAATGAGGAGTGTTAGAACGGATGTCTAAGAAAAACTGCGATAGAGACGGTCGCGTGAGGACAAAAACATGTGCGTTTCGCGTTTCACCCAAAGAATATGAACAGATCGAACTGGCTGTTTCTCTCAGTGGAATGATGAAACAAGATTACCTTCTAAACAAGGCACTTGATCGGCAATTTGTCATCCAAGGTAATTGTAAGGTTCACCGAGCTGTTTGCGATAGACTCGACGCTTTGTTGGTGAAACTACAAGCATTAAACGACCTGAACGGATACAATGACTATTTATCCGCTGATATAAAAATGATTGCTCAGCTAATAAAGCAACTGTATTCGTCGGGCGACAGTGAATAACTTCTTCTTTTTTGATACATTTTTTGATACAAAAAAATGTGTACTCAGAATAACATGGATAATACAAGTAATATACCACAAAATATAGAATATATGTGTGTATGGACACCACAAGATATATTCTTGAAATTGAGTGGGAATAACCTTCTCTGGCTAACACCTCTTAAAAAGTGACCATATATCTAAGGATTTGGGCATTTTGAAAAACGCAAAAAAATTTTTGCAACACTTTTGCAACACGTTAGTAATTTTCGAATACGAAACATCCTAAAATTTTGGCCGTCAACTCGCTTACCCATTCCGAGTTGACGGCTTCTTTTTTGTGTTAATGTATATACTCACGACCGAATTATTATACACACGAGAGACGACTGAATATTCGTAAAAAATGGGGCGCAAACGCGCCCCAAAACTTACTTCATATCCTTGAACCGGTACAAGAACTGAACCATCTGCTCTCTCGTGCAGAAGCTCTTGTAGTTCTTATTGCCCTTATCATTGCCCTTAATCAGGCCGATGCTTTCAGCCCACTTACGAGCAGTATCAGACCAAGAGCTCGGCTGCTGCTTAGCAAGGCCGGCCAGATAAGTATCCATCATCTTGTTAAACTGTTCCTGAGTCACTTCTTCTTCCTCCTTCACAGGTGTTACAGGTTTCTCCGGCGCGGTCAATCGCACCTTAAAATTCGTCCATTTACTCTGGTCACGAACCCACGGTTCCGGGCAATACTTGCCGGTCACATCGTAGTGGCGAATAACATGGTCGGCCGCGATGTTGTATTTCTTCATCAACATCTTGACGAGCTCGACCGTTCGATCAACAGTAACCGCCGTGATGACATACTTGCCGTTCACCTTATCGCTGCACATCTCAACTCCGATAGAGTTCTTATTCGTGCAGATGTTGCGGTACGGATGATGCGAAGACTCCAAAGAACCGCCACAGTGCCAAGCACCGTCTGAATCCTTCACAGACTGAACTACACTGTTCTCGTCAACGAAGTAATGTGCCGAGGCTTTGCGGTTTGGACTGGAGAAATAATTGCCGTTGCCTGCGGCCGTATCACCATTGTTCGCAGTGTAATGTACTACGATATATTTGATAGAATTGCCGCTGCGCCCATGATAGTAGTTCGATGGGTCTGCGGCAATAAACTTGATGTTCACTCTGCATCAACCTCCTGATTTTTGCCATTTACAACCTTTGACATATCACAGAGACTGTCGATCATCTTGGACAGCGTATCCTCGTCTACAGGGTAATTGATGTAGTCAGCCGAAGCCTTAACCATAGCCATGACCCATTCTTTTCTGGTTGCGCCGTCGTCGAACTTCTTCTCTGCCTGTTCCATCAGGGACATAACGAGGCCGAGCAGGTTCGCCCAGTTCTTCTCCTTGGTCGCGGTCTTAACATACTCCACCAGCTTTACAGCAAGCGGGATGCAGGTTGCCAGACCAGTAAGAATAGTTTCCAATCTGGACGCTCAAAATTCGTACCGCTCCAACCGTCATCAGAATATACCGATACATTCAGAAAATTCCGTTCACGGGCATAGCGCGTGAGCATATCCTTCTGATGAATGATGGAATTACTGTCCCCGGCAAGGTCATCGTCGCGGCTCAGGCGGCAATAGATGGCGGTGATTTTTTCCTGTGACTGTCTGTTGTTCATAACGATACCTCTTTCAGACAGCCAGTTCATTTGTGACAATTATAGTATAGCCGATTTTCCTGCCGCAGCAAAGCGGACAATGGTAACTTTTCCGGGTTTTCATCGTAATTCCTCTCTTCACCACTACTACGGCCTGACTTGGGCGAGTTGCCAAAGCCGGACACAAAAAATTGGACAAGACTTTCGCCTTGCCCAATCTGCACAAGCAATCTCCTCATCTTTATTCTATCTTAATACGTCGCAAATGTTCCTTATCCGCTCTTAAAATCTCCGGCTGTATAATATAACAATCACAGAAATAAGGAGCTGCCTTT